ACCACGAGGACCAACAGGGAGGACACCACCAGCCACCGAGGACCACTCCACCGATGGCAGCCACCAGCCACCACGAGGACCAACAGGGAGGACACCACCAGCCACCGAGGACCACTCCACCGATAGCAGCCACCAGCCACCACGAGGACCAACAGGGAGGACACCACCACCAGCCACCGAGGACTACTCCACCGATGGCAGCCACCAGCCACCACGAGGACCAACAGGGAGGACACCACACAACGGCCCTATATATAATAAGGTATGCAATTATATCTGTTTGCAAATAAATGTAAACAAATTATATATATTTGTTTAAGGAGGTTAAAAATAAATGTATTTGATAACTTTTTAATCGAAAAATTTGGCTATTACAATTATATGTAGTACTTTTGCAAATGTAAATAAGAAACAAATAACAATTTAAATCGGGGGGCAACCGCTAAAAATTCCGCATTAAAACAATGAATAAGCAACAAACTAAAGTTTTGATCGCACTTGCAGCGATCGCAATGGCTAACAAAGAAGGCTTTACCGTTAGCGCTGCCAACTTGCAGCCAGTTAAAAGCGGCTACGCTGTAGCCGTTGCAGATACTCAAAACTCTTTCGGCTTGGAAGGTCTTGCAAACGTTGTTAAATATGTTACAGAACATCCAAATATTAACGCTTTCGGCGGCTGGTACAATAGCGACAATAATCAATTTTATTTTGACGCAACCGTAATCGTAGACGATTTGCAAACCGCAAAAGATCTTGGACGTTATAACAACCAGATAGCTATTTTTGATCTGGCGAACATGAAAGAAATAAAACTTTAAACAAGAACCAGGACCGGCGGCGCCGGTCCTTACATCAAACAATTTTTTAATAATTATAATTATGAGACAAATAGATAAATTACATAGCTTTATAAAGAATCCACTTAATTATGGAATCCGTAAAAATTCACGCGTTTATAAAGCAATTTGTCGTCTTGCTGTTTTTGGTATAGCTACAACGGGATACAGCGACAAACACACAAAACACGTTGAAACATTCGACGTTATAAACGTTTTGTATCGTTTAAAGGTTGCGTGTGGAAATATGAACGTTTCGCCTCGCGGTGGTGCGTGTGGTGAACGTGTCTTTTTAAACGGCAAAGTTAGAAAAGATTGTATAACGAGTTATGAAAAGTTTAGAGAAAATTTTTTGCACGATCACCCGGACAAAAACGATTTCGATGCTGAAGATTTTTTTATAGCAAGTTTGCAAAAATAGAAATAACCAGGACCGGCGCCGCCGGTCCTTCATCTAACAACTTTAAAAAATATATAGATTATGAAGACAAATTTTGTAAATAATTCAGTAAAGGCCGCCAAGCGTGCCGCCTTCCTTCTCTCTCTCCTCGTTGTAATCGTCCTAACTGTTTCCGCTCTGTTAGGTTGTGTCTATCTCCTTGTTTCATTAATTAGTGTATTTCGGATTACCGGTATCGCCGCGCGTGTCGTTCTCTCCTTCTTTTTCTTGCTTGGTCCTGCGTTTGAGGTGGCAATGAATATCGAAACAAATGCCCTGGCAGTGGTTGAGCGTCTTTTTCCCGCTTTCTGCAATGGTCGCCGCTCGTCTTTCGAGGTCTGCAGCTTCTGGGCTCGTACCTTCTGCGAAAAATAAATAAATATCTAACAATAACAAAAATACTTAATATTATGATTTATAACAAAGAAATAAACGGCGTAAAATTTACATTTGTGTGCGAGTCCTGGAGAACTCGCACCAGTTGGGGACACGAAGTAACATTATATAAAAATAACACGTTCAAAGTTGCCCGCACAAAGATACGTTATTATAACAGAACGTGGGAAAGTTACCTGTACCAAAGCACAATAAAAAACGTTATTATTGACGTACTCGAGAAAATTAAGGCGGCCGCAAAGAAGGCGTTTTTAACTTTGCATAACTACAAAGTTTTAACTAAAAAACGCGCCGCGGCCTTCCTTGAGTTCTTGAACCAAAATAATATATAACATGTATTATGAATTGTATCGAATGTTTTAACCGTTCACGGGCTGCAAATTGTTTGCAGCCCGTTTTTTTTTCGTTCCTGGTGCGCCTCAATGGTGCCAGGTGTGGAGTGTTGCACTCGTGCCCCGTTGCGCCGTTCCTGGTGCCTCGATGCTGCCAGGCGTGGAGTGTTGTCCGTTGCCACCTTTTGCGCCGTTCCTGGTGCCTCGATGCTGCCAGGTGTGGACGTATTGCAGCCGGTGCCCCTTTGCGCCGTTCCTGGTGTCTCGATGCTGCCAGGTGTGGAGTGTTACCCGTGCACCTTTGCGCCGTTCCTGGTGTGCCTCGATGCTGCCAGGTGTGGAGTGTTACCCGTGCACCTTTTGCGCCGTTCCTGGTGCCTCGATGCTGCCAGGTGTGGAGTGTTGCCCGTTGTACCTTTTGCGCCCGTCCTGGTGCCTTCCTGGTGCCCACTTTGTTACGTTATACATATTATAGTATATCACAGATTTTAGAGCTTTTTGCAGCCGATCCCACTCCTGGCAGCTCGTTATAGACCTTATAGCATATCACAGAGATGAGGGAATTATAAACAAATGTAAATAATACCTATTATAAATACATATAATTGTATATAAACGTTAAAAATAAATGTATTTGATAACTTTTTAATTTAAATATTTGGCTATTTCAAATGTATATAGTAATTTTGCAAACGAAAATAAGAAACAAATAACAATTTAGATCTGGCGGCAACAGCAATTCGGCTTATAGATTATGGCACGTATCACTAAAAAACAGGAGTTCGACGAGCTTTCAAAGTTCGGCTGCGCTTTCCTTCAGACTAACAATTATGGCGGTTATTGCATCGTTATAGACGATGGAGGAGAAGGGGTATTGTGGCGCGACTGCACCAGCAGAAACGAGCACACGGCACAACGATGGCAGCGCATCAAATACACTTGCCCGCGTGATCCTGAAGCTGAATGCCGTCCGTATTTTACCATATACGGAACGCGTTATTATCTGGACGATTTCATGCGCTGCGCCTAACCATACCAGGGAGACTCCGGCCTCCCTATTATAGACTACATATAAAATCACTAATATAAAAAATACTTTAGATTATGAGTACATCTAATTTTGCATTAAAAAACGCCTCACGTTATTTCGTTTTCGGTATGCCTGTTTTTTACACACAGGAGGAAATTGACGAGCGCGAACTCGACCAGGACCTTTTAGGCGAGTATGATGAACTGGACACGGAGGCTTATTATGAAGCCGACAAAGAGAATGTGGCTTGTGAGTTGAAGGCAAAGGGCTGGAACGATATAGAGGAATGCGACGGGGATCGCTATTACCCTACAACTCTATTTTCAGAAAAGACTAAAACTTTCTGGTTTGGCAGTACGTCAATAGATATTACTATACAGGCCGGTTGCACGTCCGGCTATTACGAGGCAGCTAATTTTGACTGGTTCGCGAAAGTGAAGGTTAGCGGCATGATAGACGGCTATATAGAGACGTTTGAGTATGAGCACGACGAGCTGGAGGCCGACGACGTGATCCGCGACAACTGGTACGACAATAAGGGGCTCAGCAAGATTCACGCCGCGCACATTATCCGCAAGATCGAGGCCGTTATAGACGAGCTGAAAAACGAGGCTGAAATGGCCTTCTCGATGTATTGCGACCAGGAAATGTATCGCGCCTATCTTTGCTCCAACGGCGAGGCCGGCTATGGCAGAACGGACAAGCGCCTTTGGCAGGAAGTGGAAGAACAGAAGAAGAAAACAGCATAAAAAATATCATCATGGCACAGAATATCACAATATCACGCACAACGGGCACACGTGCCCTTCTGACGGCCTTATTTGCCGTTATCGTGTTACTCGCCACTCGCATGGCTAAGAATGCCCTGGCGGCCCTGAAAACGGTCTGCCAGTGGCTCAAAACCAAGCACAGCTTTTATGGCCAGGATGGCGACCCCATAAAGTGCACCGGCTGGCAGTTTGTCGGCTACAACATCATTGCAGCTGTAGTGGCAATATTGCTCTGCATCGAGTATTAATAACGCCTTATTATAGGCAGATAAAAATATCACAGACTTTCAATATTTTTAGATTATGGCACAGATAGTATTATACAACGTTAGCAACGACGAAAAGTATTTCCCACAGCGTCGAGACATGTTTAACGAGGCACGATGGACCGAGGCAAAGCGCCTCATGGCTCAGGTACTCAGACAGCACAGCAAGGAGGCAGCTCGCCGCTCGTCGCGCTTCCTTCAGGACAGGATGGTAGCCGGGGATTTTCCTGCACCGGCTGGATGTTATCACAACGGCATCACATGTATAGCCAACAGCGGCGAGCACAGCCAGCAGCGAGGCGAGTTTACGGTGCATGATATTATAGGCAGCTCGTATATTTATGAGGCACCTACAGGCGATCTGTGTATTGCCAACATTCCGGAGGAAGGAGAAACGGAGTATTACCGTATAGCCGTATTGTCTTACTAATCATCATTCACGGGGCTGCATCTGGCAGCAGGGCAGCTCCATATTATAGAACATTTTAAAAATTGAGAATATTATGTATAAGATATTTGTTGAAGCGAAAAATTTGATTTGTAGCGATGGCCATGTATGGCTGTGGAAGTCTGAAAGCCTGGATGGTGTGCGCCACTTTGCCACAAAGGATGATGCACAAAAGTATATAGATTTACTCCATCAGTTGAGCCGTGAGAAGGGCTGGAAAGAGGAGCTCTATAGTATCGGTACGGAGGCGGACTTTATGGCGGCTGCAAAAAAGCATGAAGCCGACAAGAAGGCCAACGAGGTGAAGGAGTATTCCAAGCACGCGGACGCATTGATAGAGCGCCGAAAGCTTGAAATTAAGGCCCTGGACGGACTTATTCAGGTATGCCGAAAGTTTGACGGCAAGGTACTAAACAAACGTTTCCATGATGCCGTGAAGGAGGCAACAGATCTCTATAGCTCGTTCACTCAATATAGCTTCGAGCTTGAAAGTTACAGCCGTAATTGTTATGAAGAGTATCGACCATACGTGATTATATGTGCGGACTGGAGCCACGGGAAAAAAACATCAGATCGGCTTTTACAGTGGCAGTGGAATACTGGTGAACGCCTGGAAGCCGAAAAGGCGGTTGCTGTTATAGAACAGTATAAAAATGATCGTTTGGCGGTTATTGAGAATCTGAAGGCATCCAAAAAGAAGTATGCAGCCTATCTGCGCCTGGCACGAAAAGCGGAGGCGATCATGAAGGAGATGGAAGGCTACGATCGCACTATCTGCGAGTTTGCAAAAACTCACGCATTGAGTCAGTATAACGTTCTTTCTATTTTCTGGAAAAGCTATTAAATCATCATTCACGGGGCTGCACCTGGCAGTAGGGCAGCCCTATTATAGAACACATAAAATTTTGAGAAAATCATGGACAAGAAAAAATACATCGACGTATTGACAGAACAGGCAGACAAGCATCACAGACCGCAGGAAATGGCACTGAGTGACTTCTGCGACTACCTTATAGGGTTCTTCAGTATTGACGCTTTCAAGGCTGGCACCGTTGAATACAGTCAGCACGTCTTGAGCTGCACAAAAAAGACCCCTGACTTTGCCGGATTGACCCTCTTGTGGCTCGACGATGTGAAAACAGCGATGGAGCGTGGTGAATGGCTTGACGTGTTCGGCATACTGTACGAGGAAATGTACTTGAGCCGTGGCAAGGCATCGAAGACGGGGCAGTTTTTCACTCCTCAGAGCATTTCGGACCTGATGGCGCGGATCTGCACACTGAGAGTCGGCAACCATGGCAAGGTGAACGACTGCGCAGCAGGTAGCGGCCGTTTGCTCCTGGCTCATTATATAGATAAGAGCAAACTGGACCATTCGGCGGGCCGTCGCTTCGAGTATGTGGCACAGGACAGCGATCCTATTGCTTGCAAGATGTGCGCACTTAACCTTATGGCACATGGCATGTATGGCCGTGTGGAGTGTCGCGACACATTGCGAATGAATGAGCCGACGGTGGTGTACGTCATCAATGAAGTGAAATATCCGTTTAATACGCCTTATTATAGCGTGAGAAAAATATTAGCGGAAAATCGGAAATAAGGTATTTGCCCCTATTATAGACGAATAAAAAAATTACAATTATGAGAGTACCAAAAGATATACCCAACGAATTGAAGCGTTTGATTAATGCTATATTGAATCGTGATGGCGATTGTGAAAGTTGGCTTAATGGATATAATAGAAATCCATTTTGGTTCACCTGGTATGGCTTCCGAATGATTTGTGAACCGCTGTTCTGCAGCTATGGCCGTATAGGCTATAGCATCAATTATAAAGGGTACGAGATTCACGTGGACAATGAGTTGTCTCGAATCTTTATTATAGATGAATAAAAATATTACAATTATGGAAAAGATATTTGTGAACGAGACTGTAGGTATATTGCAGAGTTTCGTAGGCTTTTACGACTCCATCTGGAGCCCTGACGATACAATATATTATGAGTGTGAGGAAGAAGGGATAGAGGAAGACATAGACTTCACTTTTGATTATACGCAATACCGGCAGGACGTATGCAAGGCATATACGGAGGTGTGGAAATTGTGGATGCAGGAGTTTATCAGCGACGACATAGAGCTGGAGTTTTTAGAGGTAGTCAGTCCACGATACTACAATTTTGAAAATGATTCTTGTCGTGTAAAAATTCGCTTGACACAGGCTGCGGAGGATGCTATTATAGCCAAGATAGAAAAGCACCGCAATCAGTTGGCTAAGTGGATAAAGGAGAACCACACAAGCTATGATGGCTTCAGTTCCAATCTATCCAACGACATCGACCAGTGGCCACGCCGCCTGTTCGATGATAACGAGACTTTCCAGCCTGCCTATCTTTTCTGTATGCTCTATTATATTGTTAAGGCAGAATATATAGCGACAGGTGAAACTGAAAGTCTTGAATACGAAGTGTACGGTCGTATATGTGAAGATATTAGTATAACATCATATATGAAGGACATCGAAAAAGTTGCTTAATTGTATGAAAACATCCAGCACAATTCATTCCTTCCTGCTTAGTGAGCAGGAAGGGAACATCCTCCTCACGGCTCAGGAACGCCCCTGGAGCGTGTTGCAGGTGATACCCACCACTCCGGCAGACTTCGACCGCACGGTGGCAGCTCTCAAGGAGCGAGGCATGGTAGCCTATCACGATACCGACCGCACATTCTGCATCATCCACCTGGCAAGCGGCGACCACGACGGGAAGCACCCAGAACGGCACATTGCCATCACTCAGAACAACTACAAGCAGATCATCGAGGAGCTGAAGGACACGATGACACAGGCGGCAGTGTGGTATAAGACGAACATATTATAGAACCTACGAAAATCAGAAAATTATGAAATTAAGACTTTATCACGACACAAGAAAGGAGTTCCGTGACTCCGTGGATGCATGGACCATCTATGTTCCATATCCGAAGTGGCTTAGGGAAAAGACAGGCAGAACAATGGGGGCGTTCCTCGGATGCACTCCTACGGAAACAGGAATGATACGGTGTATTTGGGAGTACGACGAAAGAAGATGGGGATACCCATATTTTGGCAAGAAGATTGCCCCGAAGACTACTCCCAAAGCATTTCAGAAGATTTTCTACAACCTGGAGAAGCTATGGAACGAGACGATCACAAAGAACACGGAAGAGGCGTGGAAGAAATGGAACTTAGCCTAAAAGGGTGGAGAGGTATGAGAGGATTAAAAGTGGCAATTACAAGATAATGCCGCCACCTCTTGTTATCCCCCCTCATCCCGCGCCCGGCACGGTCTTGCGAAGGATCGACCCCTTCGGCGGGAGCTATCATAATCATCATCTGAGTATTTTTGTGTGTAGGCTGCTGGCGGTCTGTGAGGATAGCCGCAGCGCATCACTCCCCACGGTTGGCATGTGAGGGCTCGACACCCGAAGGAGTGACAACGTGAACCGGAAGACACGGAAAACAGAGGGAAAAGCCCGCGAAATCTGTGAAATATGACGGAAAATGTAAAGAAAATAATAAAAGTGCATTTTATTCTGAATAAAAGTCCTTTTTATTTTGGTAGTTACAGAAATTATCACTATCTTTGCATCAGAAAAATAAAGAAAACAATATTAATCATTTAGAACAGGGCGGCAACCTATAAGCGGCAATTAGAATATGAAGACTTACAACAAAGCACAGTTCATCGAGAAGTTTGGCGACAAGAAGGATTCTATCGCATTCGTGTATCCTTATTACGCAGACGTTGTTTATAACATTCCAGACGTTGAGGACATCTGGAAATTTATAGACATGCTCCCTGGCGAAGCTGTATTCGATGTTTATTCATTCTCGGCTGGTCTCTCTAATAATAAGGTCTTACAGAAGACCTTTAACGAGGACGTGTTCGGATATTACGGCGAAAAGCGTCTTTATGATTATCGCAATCTCGAAGACAATGGCGACGACATTTTTGTTGCGTTAATCTGTGACTACTATAGCCTTCGGAAGGGTATCGTTGCAAGTCAATATCCTTATAAGGTGACTGCGGAAATGATACGTCGTGCTCTGGGTAAGTCATGCAGCCAGCTGCTTGACCTCCGCGAAAAGCAAGTGCGTGGCATCATTCAGCGCGTAGAGACTCCTTATTATAAGGGACGCGCGGATTTCGCCACACGTCAGGAGGCTAAGGAAGCTATTGCCCAACAAGTAAAGAAATATCAGTCATACATTCGTGGCGTTCTGAGCAGATGCAAGGAGATTGACACTAAGGGCCTATCGCTTGAAGAAGGTGCGAAGATGTGGCTCAAGTATCAGAAGCAGTTGAAGAAGGAGCAGGAGAAGGAGCAGAAGGCGAGAGAGAAAGCCGAGGAAAAGGCTCGCAAGGCTTACGAGGAAGAGCAGAAGCGCGTTAGTATGATGATTGACGGCTACTTCTCGGTATTTGGATTTGTTATAGCAAATTTGCGCACGGGTGAAAATACCGGCAACATCTCTGGTCATATTGCCGACGAGAACAATATTGTCTGCGACGAGGAACGAGATTTCGATGGCTATTCTCGGAGATGCAAATTCGCAATGATCCGACGTTTCTTTACCCTAAACATCAAAAAGGGTTTCAGAGTGTGTGTAGTAGGAGGACTCATTACCTTCTATAAGGGCGAGTTCAACCGCCAAGGAATGAAAGTGGAATGGATAGAGCAGGGACGCTCTATAGCCGACATCACTAAGCATACTGGCTACCTTGTAAGAGGTGAGCACATCGAGGCTAAGAGTCTGCGTGAGGCTGTCCGCATCAACGAGGAGCACCGGGCCATGAAGCTGGCTCGCATATTGAGCAAGCGCAAGAGAGCCGAGAGACGCGAGGAAGAGAAACAGAACGGCAGCCTGAAGATCACCTTCTCCGACTCGCTGAATGCTGGTAACTGTCGCCCTGGTACTCAGGAGTTCAAGAACAAGTACGAGGAAGCCATAGGCCATAAGGCTACATCTATCTCAATAGCCGACCTTCGTAAGTACGCCAAGCAGTTTGGCGTGGAGTATTATGCAGAACAGGCCATCGAGTATGCACTTAATCATTAACCCCTGAGCCTCCTTTATGGAAGCTGTGGGTAATCACAAAAAATATATAGACAATATGGAAAAAGACCAAATCATTTATGACAAGCGTAAGGCCATGGGCGAGAGCATCCGCGCGATGCGTACCGCCCAGGGTTGGGAGCAAGAGCAGCTCGCCAAGATTGCGGGCATCTCTATCTCAAACATTCGCAGCGTGGAAGCCGGCAAGTATGCCGTTAATATCGACGTACTCAATAAGATTGCAGGAGCACTTGGTGCGGAGCTGAGAATGATTGAAAAGTAAAAAGGTAAAAAGGTAAAAAGAGCCTTCTTGCTGATTTCTAAAACAAAAAGTAAAAAAAAACGAAAGATTATGGCAAAAAAGAAAGTTTATCCGTTTATCCATGTTGGCAGCGTTGTCAACGGCGAGGAAGTAATGATTGACGCTCGCGAAGTATGTTTCTATTATCCCGCACCATCCGTAAAGAAGGCCGATGGAACACCGATTGCCTATGTGGTCGGCTTGCGGTCGGGCAAGGAGTTGACGCTATGTGTAGACGTTGATCAAGAGGTATATCCTGGAGAGAATCTTGTCACCCTGATTGATAGCGTGCTGTATAGCCACTTCTGGCACGACAACGAGGACTCTATGCCGGACGAGGACGAGGAATAACATAACATTTTATTTTTTACGAAAGATTATGGCAAAAGAAAGATTTGAATTGACATCGGGCAAGGATCTGATGTGGACAGTTACAGACAATGAGAGTGGCATCGCGATTGAGTTTCGCGAAGGTTTGTTTAATGAGAGTCAGGAGGTGAAAGTCCTTGTCGACTTCGTTCCTTTTGATGCGTCAGAAATGGCACGTATCATGCGCGAGATTGGCGACTGGATGGCAGAGAAACACGTGGAGGTGGCTCTTAGCGACTGGCGCTCTCGTCGCTCTGCTATCTGGAAGTTGAGCAACGAAAAATTCTGGCTGGCGATGGCAGCAGCAACCAACAGCCTTCTGTTGTCGGACATGGACGCAGAACACGCGGCTTGTATGTTGTGCACCGAGGTGTGCGACTGGCTGGAAATGGAGAAGAGTGTGGACCTGACGAAAGCCGAGGAGGAAAATCTGAAAGGCGTATTGTCGGAGCTGACGGACGCAGAAGCCTGGGAAGTGTTCAAAATCCTGCACGTCTTCTGGAACTATCGCACGGAAGACACAGACATGTTCCAATGGGCAATGGATGTGACCTGGTGGCCTGCATGGTTGCCAACGGATCTGAAAGAGTCTGAGACCGCAGATGATGATATTATAGACGAGAAATAAAACGAGGGAAATATGGAAATAATAAAGACTGAAAATTCAAGATCAGGTCGCCCTGCCATGGAGGGCAGGACACGAAAATATATCGTAGCCGATGATGTGCACGAGTGGATTCTCCAGCACGGAGGCGGCCAGTATATCACAGACACCATGCGCACGATTATGGCAGTGCAGCAGGGAAACGAATAAAAAATAGCAACAACATACTTTTAATTTAGAAACATATTATAGCATGATGAAAACAATAGAGAACTTTGACGATTATCGTGCGCTGGTGGACGAGGTGAAGATGCACGACTATAGATATTTCGGGCTGAACCGCCCGACCATCAGCGACGAGGAATACGACGCGATGTACTTTGCCCTGCAGGAGTACGAAGAGCAGCACGCGGACGAGATATTGCCCGACTCACCTACTCAGCAGTGCTACAGCGAGAACGGCAACGGAAAGCGCACGGTGGCACGTCGCACGGCTTGCCTGTCGATGAAGAAGTTGCACGATGCCAAGGCGGTGGTGAAATACCTGAGAGCGCAGCAGAGAGCTGCCAATATCGGCAGCAAGGGCACGGAGGTGGCTGTAGAGTGGAAGTTTGACGGCGAGACCGTGAGCTTAGTATATCGTCAGGGAGTGTTGGCAGAAGCCACATACGGACACGGCAAGGAGTTGTTTGGCAACGACTGCCTGGACCATATCAAGCATGTGCAGGGCGTACCCGACAAGGTGGACGTATGGAGTCAGTACGACCGAGTGGAGGTGAGAGGCGAGGTGATCATTTCGCTTGAGGAGTTTGCCCGTTATAGCAAGGCTGGCAAATCACCCCGTTCTACGAGCAACGGCATCATGGCGAAGAAGGTGGCTGTGGCTGACGAGTGCAAGCGCCTGGAGTTTCATCCCTTCCGTCTTATTATGGATGGCGTGACAAGACACATGCCGGCGATGCAAGCCTTGGAGCGCAACGGTTTCAAGACTTCGGGCTTCGTGTCGGCTCTCAATCTTGAGAATACGGATGCCGAGCTGGAGCAGGACATCGAGAACATCGTGTGTGCTGCCGAGGTGGAGCGCGAGAAGCTGCCCTATCCTACCGACGGACTTGTATTTAAGTTTGACAACTACGACTATTACGACCGCATCGGACAGACAGACCATGACGCAAAGTATAACTGCGCATTTAAGTTCCGTCCCGTATTCAAGGCCGTAACCACCTATCGCGGCCATCATACCACGGTAGGCGAAAAGACTGGCAAGGTGACGTATGTTGCCGACTTTGACGAGGTGGAAATGAACGGACACCTTTTCGCCCATGCTAACTGTGGCAGCGAGCGCACGTTCCTTCAGAAGGATCTTACACCTGGATGCAAGATTGAGGTTAGCTTGCACGGCGATGTGATTGTTTGCGTTGATGGTAAGGTGGAGGAGCCTTGCGTTATAGAGCCTGAGATTCATCAGAGTCAGGAGCAGGATGCAGAGCCGGAACCTGCACCTCAGCCGGAACCTATACCCCAGCCGAAGCCGAAGCGCAAGCGTAATTATCCCCAGGTAGGTGAGCCGACACTGCGAGAAAATGAAGAATCGGTATCTGCACAGCAGGAGATGTCTTCTTGTGGCATAAAAAAGGCGTTGACCTATATGTTCGCAGCCTTGGCTATCGTATCAACGGGTGTTGTCCTCTTCTCCATGATCGGTGCTGCTGTTTTCTTCTTGCCATTGTTGGCAGGAGCTTTCAAACAATAAACATTAATACAAAAAGAAAATGAAAAAGAAACTATTTGATATTGTTATTTCGGTTGAAACCGACGGTAAGACTGTGACAGCAGACGTCTGTTGCCAGAAGGACGGGAAGAACTTCACCCAGGATGCACTCGAAGGCGAGAATCTTCGACTGGCATGTGAGAGTCTGAGGCACGTGATGGGATTATTTGCGAGACGCTTTTTCTATGAGCAGAAGGAAAAGGGAGTTATATCCGAAAAGGAGTATAACGAGATTGTAAACGGAAAATAATCAATTGACTAAATTCTTTTATTAACTAAAAACTAAAAGATTATGAAAAAGAAACTATTTGTTTGTTGCACCATGGCCATGGCTGCAGCTTTGCTGATGTCAACGATGACATCATGCGAGAGTTTCCACCTTCAGGACGAGCAGCAACAGGAACAGCCTGCTGGTAAGGCTCACGTCAAGTTGCGTTTCGTTAGTGCCTCTCAGCCCTCATCCTCTGCTAAGGCAGCCGTAGCTCCAATGTTCGATGCAACTACGCGAGCCTCCCTTGTTGCTAACGGCAAAGAGCTCACAGACCTGTATATCCTGGACTACGACAAGGCAACAGGCAAGTTGCTCCAGGTGCTCCATCAGACGAACACGGCAGCCGACTTCGCCGAGCCAGACCTGACGCTCGACTATGGCGAGCATACCCTCAAGGTGATAGCAACTCGCAGCACCTCCCCTACTCTCCTCGACGCATCAAGCACACCCTTTGCGCTTACTGACAACCTGCTGACGCCTGTATCATCCACCGCAGAGCCCGTTGTCTGGACGAGCGACAAAACCTCAGACAGCTTCGGCGCAGTGAAGGACATAACGGTTGCCGTGGGTCAGAACGAGGTGGCTGTCATCGCCCTGGAACGATTAGTGGCGAAGATGGTGATCAACAGCACCGACGTGTTCCCAGACGATTGCAGCACCATCGATGCCATATTCAACGAATACCGCACTATCAACTGGCAGACCTTGGATGTTATGGACTATGTGAAAAATCAGCGCCGCTCTAATATCTCCTCTCTTGCCGGTACTGTAGGCACCACCATCGCCTACTTCGTGCTTTGCCCGAAAGATGGCTACTCAGCCGACATCACCTTCACGATGAACCGCAAGAACAACCCCACGCCCTATGCAACCATCACGGTACCTAACGTCCGTTTGGAGCGCAACAAGATAACGACTATTACAGGTTCATTTTACAATCACAGCGCCTCCCTCTCACTTTCCATCAAAGATGAATGGCAACAGGAAGGTAATGATATTAACATATAACTCTCTCTTTACAGGATAAGAGGATAAGGGCAAAAGTATAAAAGTACTTTAATACATTAGCACTTTAGTACTTTTATACTTTTCTATTTTTACACATTCGCACTTCCATATCTTTGCACCTTTGTACTTACATATATTCGTATGCACGTAGGTACGTATGTTCGTATTTATATAGGTTCATAGGTTCATACGTTTATTCGGGCATAGGTATGCACATTCGTATGTTGATATGTTGGTTAATACGTTGATACGTTTACTCGTATGTTGGTACGTGGGTTCGTATGCTGATACGTATTTACGTTCATATTTTCATTCGTTCATAGATACGAACCTATAAAAATACTTAATATTTAAAATATAAAACGGAAAATAGTTGGTAGTTATATTTTTTAGTTGTATCTTTGCACGTATGAAAAATCATAGGTACGTATGTAGGTACGTATATACGTAGGTTCGTACTTTAGTACTAATGTACTTATGTACTTCGGTGTATTTAGTTACACATTATAGCATTATCGAATAGATTATTCATTTAAAATAAAAAGATTATGGCAGAAACAAGATTGAAAGAAATACTCGCCTTCGTGAATCATAAAGGTGGAGTAGGCAAGACCACAACGGTACAGAGTTTAGCAACAGGGCTGCGTCGTTTCGGTAAAGGGTACTTCGGAAAGGGTGCAGACGGAAAGGAGCGAAAGCCACGTATCTTACTCGTAGACCTCGACCCACAGGTCAGTCTGTCTTTTCTTTTCGGTTGGGACCAGGTGAACAGCGACAATAAGCCTACCACCTACGATGCTCTTATCAACCAGACCTCCCTGCCCGTATATAAGATGCAGGAAGGTATCTACCTCGCTCCGGCCTCACAGAAGATGGTCAGCATCGAGCCCTTCCTTAACCAGATGGCGGTGCCTCGCAAGGCCTTGCGCAAAATTCTGCTGAAGCCCTTACAGGAGATGCAGGGCGCAGAACTCGCAGACGAGGGCGTAAGCAGCATCCTGGATGCCTTCGACTACGTATTGATAGACTGCCCTCCAGCCATGTCGCTGCTTACCTATAATGCGCTGGCGGCGGCATCGAGTGTCGTTATCCCCGTCCAGTTGGAAGTGTTGGCCACAAAGGGTATTGCAGAAATCACCAATGCCGTGATAGAGACCAGGGAAGACCTGAATGAGGACCTGGATATTCGTGGACTGTTGGAGGTGATGAGTAATGACCAGACCAAGGCGACGCGTCAATTCAAAGAATATCTGAGCAAGAAGTTCGATGACTACGTGTTCGATTCATATACCCGCAGAGATACCAAGATGGTGGAAGCACAGGCGATGGGTACCGACATTTTTACTTATGCACCTTACTGCAGGGTAGGGCAGGACTATGAGCGATTTACGAAAGAAATCTTAGAGAGTATGCCTCAGTAGGCAGCTCATGTTATATTTCATACAAATAATTGAGGACTTTTAATCAATAGAATATTATGGCAAGACCAAATGTAAGAAGATTCGGTTTGAATGAATCAGAAGCAATGGATAAAATAGAAACAATATACGAGCAAAGACAGACCTCGCAGCAGTCGGCATCTTCTATGCCTTCAACAGGTACTGGGAGTGGCGCCGGCACCACCTCTTCCACTGGCAGTCAGCAGCCGGCAGGCGAAGCGCAACAGCCATTATCCATGCAACCTTTAAAGACTGAGAAAAGTGTAAAGGTAACAATCCCCATGGATTATTATTTCCGTTTAGCACGTCTGAAGGAATGTACTGGAAAGACGCTTCAGGAACTGGCTGCTCAGGGAGTGATAGAGTTTATCGACAGATATTCTCAAGGATAAGGTAAAATCTTACTAAATCTTTTTACCTCAAACATAAGAAAGAAAAATCGCTTTACCCATAAGGTGACGATAAGGTAAAATCTTACTAAATCTTTTTACCTCAAACATAAGAAAGAAAAATCGCTTTACCCATAAGGTGACGATAAGGTAAAATCTTACTAAATCTTTTTACCTATATACTAAATCTTTTTACCTTACTATTAAAATATATATATAAAGAAAAAATATGTTTCTTCTTATCTATATTATAGGAGTTTATGAGAAATTATTGATTTTCAGTGATTTAAGTACAAGGTAAAGAAAAATAGTTAGTAAATAGGTAAAACGAAATAGTAAATAGGTAAAAAGATTTAGTAACTTTTTACCTCAAAGGAAAGGAAACGATATGGAAAACGAGAAACGATTACCGCAAAAGTGGATAAATACACCTTTTGCCTTCACCAGGTTGAGCAAGAACCTGTCGCTGTTGCAGCAGGCGGTGCTGGTGAAGGTGAGTGAGCAGTTGCAGCCCTTCATAAAAGAGTTCTTTGGTTCAGATTTGGCTAAGTCGCGCAAGGTACCCAAATCCCTGTTCTCCGAGGCAGTGAAAAATTCGGGTGTCACCCAGATATACATCTCCTATGCTGAGTTAGGTGTACCAGAAAACAATTTCTTTGCCGTGAAGCAAGCGATGAAAGAAGTGTTGGACGTAAAGGTGGAAGGTCCGAAGAAGAATGAGGATGGTACATGGGGTATGCACATGTATAATGTTTTTCTGAGTGGCGAAACGTCTATTAAGAACACGGGAGTTGTTTTTGGGCTTAACCCGCAAGTGATAGATCCCGACAAACACCTTTATGTATTGGACTATGCCTTCAATATGACCGAGGGATATGTGTCACATCCTGATAACATTGCTTTGATTGGTGAGGTGGCGCGTATGCCAATGATATATTACATTCTGCGCGATGCAAGCGGCAATAACTGGAAAGAGCGCAAAATCCGGCTTACGGTCAGTAAAATCAAGAAGTATTTAGGTATGCTTGAATTTAGCGGTACGGAAATTGTGAAAGAGACCTATCCTAAGTTTTCGCAATTCAAGAAGAATGTACTCGACAATAGCATTGCCGATATAAACCGACTGAAGCAGATGGGTCAACTCGACGTTTGCGTGTCGTATGAACCTGTCTACAATGGTAAGCGCAAGGTAGGTAATCCTGCTTTTATCGAGTTTAATGTTTACGATACTTTCGAGGAGATGATGAAGGCGACAGCGCCCAAGGAACAGACGTTGCTCTTTGCTGATGAGCAGCCAGGGGAGAGAGAGTGGCAGCAGCTCTTATCTATGCTTGATGGAGAGGCTGGTGACGAACTGCGAAAGGTTGGGTTTATGTCCTACGATGGAAAGACTATACTTTTAAAGGCAAGTCGGGAGCAATGCGAAAGGGTAGAGAGTTGTCTAACCGACGATGTTATTAAGCACGTAAAAAAATGCTCCGTCAAATTATTTGGCAAGATAGTTAATTGGAATTATTCTTTATCGGATAAATGATTATCACACCGCTTACCCATTCCATAGGGTAGGCGGTGTTTTCGTATGTCCTGTTGATGTCAGCGGCTTTTTCTAACTTTGTAGGCGTAAATCAACAAGACGAATTATGGAAAAAATCAAATCAGCAATGTTATGGCTTCTGGCTGTAATCATGTTTGCGAGCTGCACTGCCTCCCGTAAGGTGGAGAAGTGGAGTAGTGAGCAGCGGCGCGATAGTGTCGTCGCCATCGTTAAGGACAGCGTGGTGAAGTCGGAAACTTCTATGGACAGTACTATCAGTGCTGCCACCACCGAACAGTTCACTACCGGCTTTATGACCGACAAGGGCAGCAACGAGGAGACCATTATTGAGCGAGTGACCGAGAGCATGGATGCCCAGGGCAACAAGACCACCACCACCGACCGAACCATACACCGCAAGGGCGACTATGAGCGCAATTCCACCTACGAGGCACGGCTGAAGCATCAGGAAGAAACCATATCGCGTTTGCAGCACACAATAGACAGCCTTGTGTTGAGCAATAAACTGAATGTCGGCACCCATTGGGAGAAAAACGACAGCAACTATCTGGATAATGAAAAAAATACCGCTATGGACAGTACTACTTCATGGTGGGGAAGATTCAAACTTCAAATGAGAGCCTTCGTTCTGGCATTTATTATGATTGTCGTTTGTGTATTGGTAGCCAAATATCGAAAGAAGATAAAGAAATAGTTTTCCTTATATATCATATAGTTATGGGCAGAAAGAAGAAAGACGATTTTATGGACAATAACGATCAGGCGGTGGTTACGCTTGATGATTTCGTGATTGAATCCAAGATAGAGGCGTTTTGTCGGACCTATAAGCCCCTGGGTGCTTGGACGGAGGACTGCGATGTGTTTAACGACTCGAAGTTAAGAACTTATTTCAAGGCTGTGGTGTGCCCTTACGGCGACCCTCTCGTCCTTTATCTTCAGGAGTTGGCACTTCGTGGTTTTAGTATGAAAAACGACGAAAGCGGTGAGCCGGTGATCTATTGCCGAATGCGCAGAACTGGAGAAGAAGGAGATAAATTTTTTCGTTAAACAATAAAATATAAAAGTTATGAGTAGTAAAAACAGACCCCATTATTATTACAAGTTTGCAGCCGACAGCGAGGTAGGCAAGAAGCTGCAGGAGTTTATCGACGAATGTAAGGAAGCGCAGGAAAAGGCTCGTGCGTGGGCAGAAAGTGTTCATGCTGATGCTTACTACGAAACGTGCGATGGCTATGCTGGTGGCATTCTCTTTGTCGAATTTAAGAATACTGTCAGTAAGGAAGGCTGGGAAAACGTAAGAGTACCAAGACCAGAAGGCTATCAGAGCACGCCATACTTTACTCCAATCAAAGGCAGCGACTTGGAGAAGGAGATGCAGGCGCTCCCCGTTGTAAGCGAGACAAAGCTTATCGACATCTTTTCCTTTAAGCCTGTTACGGCAAAGGACAAGGAAGGAAACGAGGTACCCGTTCCGTTCAGCTTTGGCGACACTACACCGCCTCTCTTTTTGCATCACGGATTCTGGTACACTGATATTCCATACGAGAGTACGTCGCCCGATTGTATTCTTACGGGCGAGAAAGAGTTTTTCCGTCGTCGTATGGCTTTCATTAACGAACAAGATTATTCATAGGTTAATAGATTATTTTCCCCTAAGCGTAGGGGACGGTTATTTCTTTATTTTTAAGTTTACGGATTTTTTTAGTTACAATGCAGCCATCCGTCCGTGAGGATAGATGGCTGCTTCTTTGTTCATACCTGTGGGTGAAATGTCACTCAATCATGATGGATGTCGTCTGCGGCTATGCCCATCATCGTATTTCGTACCATGGCATTGCCGTTTGCTCTTACCTCAAGTAGCTGCTTGGTGAGTGCAGTAATCTCTTTTTGTTGGTCATTCATCAGTTTCTGTTGCTCATTGATGATTCCCAAAAGACGGTCAACCAAGTTTCTGTTGTAGTTTGCTTCTGTAACATCAGTGATGGGAGTGTTTTCGTCAGGAGTCTTCGACTCTACCACTTCAGCATCCGATTTATTGTCTGTAACTGACGCGCAGCCCGATGGCTCACAACTGATATTCTTCTTGAAGATGATGCCAGGAACGATAGATGTTTGCTGTTCTACGTCTATCGGGTTACGAAGAGAACGACTGCCGTGTGTCCGCTTCTCGCCGTTCTTGATATAGCCTTCAACAGGCTCAAAAGCGTCGCTGTCGAGTGGGATGACCTCACTTTCTGTCTCTATACCTTTAGAATCGTCGGCATATCCAAGATATTTTTCTTTGTCAACGATGAAAGCTGAGATAGGTACATGGAACGTGTTGCAAAAGCGAAGAATGCTGATGACAGGCATCGGACATTTTCTGTCCAGATACAGTCTTAGACTTTGATTACTGGTAGACCCAATAGCCTGTAATATTCGCTTGCCATCTACCTTTTCGTTGGCTGACATCCATCTCTCAAGGAAGGAATAATTGTACTCGTACTTCATAATTGTTAAAATTATAATATTACACCTCGGCTATTCGCCGTTATTTATCTCAAAATACCTCGGATAAGTTAAATCTTGCAAATTAAAGAAAGAAAATACCCGAGATATATTGTAGTTTCGGTTTTAATTCTTAAATTTGCAACAAATTTAATCAAAAGATTTCAAATGACAAAGGAAAATATAGAAAAAATCTCTATCCCAAGTACTGCGTTAGATGTAAAAGACATGACGCCCGATGAAAAGAAGCATTTATCGAGCTTCTTACTTGAGAAAGGATTTACCAGTCCAACCTTCTATCTGCGGTTCTTTCAGAAGGGCTTTTCTCTTTGGGAGATTATGGGAACAAGGGAGTGTAAACGCCAGTTCCTGGCTATCCCCGAAATAGCTGAAGTACTGAAGAGCCACGAGGCTGTGCCTGATACTGACAATGACGGAGAAGGAAAATCTCTCTATGACATGGCTTGTAGCGACAAGCCTGGTGTGTTCTATGCCTGTCTGAAAAAAGAGAAAGGACTTTGCACTCGTTTCTTTCGATTTATGCAAGACAAAGGCATGTGCATGGGTGTTACCATCAAGCGATTCAGTTCCGATGATTGGAAACCTTGGGAGCAGGAGGGCATCACCTCTTTACTGAGGGAGTATATGAGTAAGTAAGAAGTTTTTACCTTTATTATAATATATAGAGTTTTAATTGCAAATGATTGATATAACTGTAGATCTTGAAACGTGTTCGCTTGCCCCCACTGCTGCAGTAATGAGTATTGCGGCAGTGGCATGGGATCGGAATGGTGACAGAAGTCCATTCTTCGGCGAGAATGACAGTAGATTGAGTTTTCCTGAGTTTACAGAACATGTAGACTTGAGAAGCGAGTTTCTGAACGGCTTTACCTTCGACCAGAGTACGGCAGACTGGTGGGCTCGTCAGAATGACGAAGCAAAGGCAGCCCTTCTTGACAATGACAGCGCGGATTGCCCCTGCCAGCCCATTGACGTGGTTGTGAAGGACCTCATGGACTGGGTGGAGGACACCCGCACGAAACTTCACGAAGACGAGATTTATCTATGGGCACAGGGCACCGACTTTGACGTGGCGATACTGCGCAACATCTGTCACAAGATGGGGCTTCGCTTCGGCGTTAAGCACACCAATTTCCGTGACCATCGTACTTACTATTTGGAGATGGCTCGCTTTTTCATCCCGGACGGAGAAGAGTTTACAACAGATAAAGCTTATGCGCTTACGGATAATAGAGAGATAGACACAATTTACCACGGACTGAACAACGGGGCTACCCATTCTCCCATATATGATTGTAAGCGCAGCATTCTTTCCACATGGAAGATGATGGGAATGGTACACGATGCGTTCAGTTCTTGTCGTTTGCAAACAGAAATGTAGCCGTGGCAAAAATCATACGAAAGGATTATCTGTGGATGCCATACGTTCCCAACCGCAAGAACATATCCAAGGCTGGACGCCATTCCAAACACAACTTCCTGCATCGTCTCGCCTACACAGAGACGAAGAGAGGATTGGATGACGAGATACCCACCTTATTGTTCTATGCGCCGTTTGAGCTCCTGAAAGATGTATGCCAATACTTCTATCCCCTGATGACGGGCAGAGTGAAAGACTTGCGCATCATGGAGAGTCATTCCTGCCGATGGAAGAATAGAAAGTGCTACTGGAGAACGGAAGTGCAGATAATAGGACTCGACGAGCAGTTTATCTCGCTTACAGAGTTCACTCGCTTGCTTGTCTATAAGTGCCAGGCGATATGCAACTGCACCGTCCGGCACTATCGGCTGGAAACATTTCTGAATTTATAAAAGCCCTAAACACGTTTTTGCCATATCGTGTTCTATATATATAGGGATTTGTTCTTAGAGCGAGACCCACTCACGGGGAAGGCGCAGCGATGGAGAGTGTAGCAATACCTCTCTGATAATCATACGGCAGCACAAAACGAGGTAGGTAAGCCTGAGAGAATAGTCATGAAAACCTGCATCAAAAAGTGTTGTTCAACTCTGAAGTTTGGCGCATCGCTGTTGCCTTTCCTTTTAAGAAGAAAAAATATGAAAAGAAACGAAAGACCGACCTCAGCCATGGAAGCGGATAGCGGTAACAGAAATGTCCGCGGCTTCGCTCATATACCATTGTCGAAAGCTCTGGAGTAGAGTACGAAAGTACACTACGACCTCGGAAATATGCGGAGTACAGTGGATTCTTGAAGATAGAAAGTATCTTTGATTCATTTGCCTTCGTGTATGAGCCAAGACGCTGGTTGTCTCTTAAAGTTTTGCCTGTCCGCTTCGGTCGGTTTTTCTTTCTTTTAACTAATATATACTAACAACGAGATATGTTATTTCATCCTATCATCAACCAGCTTGCCAATCTCGACATGACTTTTCTCGTGAAGCCTGCCGAGAACCAGTGTATCGAGGGACAGACAGCTTGTTTCTGTCCCTTCTGCCAGAAGGAGGCAGCTAACGACGATGCAGGAAGCAAAGCGAAACAGACACCGCATCTTATTATTTATAAGGACGAGCGAGGTGGTCTCTATAATGGTGTAGGGGTGGATGATGACAGACAGGCAGAGCATGGTGCCGTGAGGTGGATGTGTACCAAGACCGGCAAACATGGATATGGAGCCCTGGAACTATATGCTGCCATGCGCAATCTGCCTATGCACGGAGCCAGTCTGCTCCGTCTTTGCCACGATCTTGTGGTAAGAGTGTACGGCGATGCTGAGAACGTGAGGGCGAAATATCCTATGCTTTTCTCCAAGATGGACTATCGTACCATTGCCGTGCAGAATATTGACACTTTTTCTTTTATCCCAAAGGTTGATTTTAATCCACAGGAACTGGCTGCTTTGGGCTGCGAGGTGACAATGGTAAAAGGCTTGCCTTCTTTCGGTTTCGGTCTGGATTTCAACACGAAGATGTTGAATGATGACTTCCGAATCTATGCGGTTGACCAGGTGACATTACCTAATGCAGTAAGAGATGGAAAGCAGGTGAGCGAGGTTATTTATGGTACGCCATGGAATCCCCTCTTTGTATGTTTTGCTACCGATGTAATAGCGCCGCAGGGCTCTTGCGGTTGCCTCTTCCGTCCTGCCATGCAGCAGCCTCCTATCGTCTTTTCCACTACCGAGGAGCACTCCGTCAAAAAAGTAAGCCGGTGGCTGATGGGCGACAAGGTGTTCACTTATGCCATGGACCATCGTGACTCCAACACGACGGGCGTTCATGCTGCCATCAGTAAGTGGCAGCCCGATGAAGTCTATACCGAAAGCAAAAAGATATGGGTGGAGAATGAATTGAAGGATGGTACGCCCAAAGGTACTTTCCACCAGGAAGACGAAGAAATCCCCGCTGCCGCCGTCAAGGCGCAGAACATCATTTTCTGCCGTACTCCCGAGGATGCGATCAGCATCTATTATGCCATGCGTTCTCTTCGCAAGGATAAAGATGGCGACACTCATTTCCAGCAGAAATGCTGGTATCACGTAGCCTTCTCTGTAGGAAGAAGAAACTTTTGGTATATCGACCGCGGTCAGTGGCGACAGGAGAAACTGGACTTCAATGCTGTGCAGTACCAGAAGATGAAGCGCTTCGCCGAAAAAATCATCATGCTATACCCCAACGACATCAGCAGCCAGCGCGACTGCGGTGCTATCGCCACCAAGTATAGTGACATTTGTTATGCGATGCTGCCTGATGCTTTTAGGGTGAGATATAACCAGCGATGGCAGTGGCTCTATGGCTGTTCCCCTCGTAGTGTACGCGATTATATGTTGACGTTTCGCATGACCGATGCAGACAATTTCCGTTTCGATCATGACATTCGTTTGCCTCTTTATTCTAAATTGCGCGGTGCCAACAATACCGACCCCTTCGAGATAGAATATCCCCGTGACCCAAGAAGCGGTAAGCCCAAGCCACCGACCTGTAAGGTAAGTCCTACAAAGGTGTGGCTTTTTATGACCTCGTTGGGTTATTATCGAATGATAGACCCTGAGAGCACCGACCTCGTGGGACAATTCATACACCTTGACCGATGCTTCGTAGAGTATATCGACTCGAAGAGCATTATCCAGGCTGTGAAGACCAAACTCCTTGAGTTTATCGAGCAAAGTTGGCGATATAACGATGAGGAACAGCGCATGATGTCGGATGCAGCCAACCTTATCGACAAAAACTTCTCAGAGAAATCGGCTGGAGGTTTGCAGTCGATGGTCATTGACTTCAACGAGTCTTTCAATGAGCGGATGGAATATTTCTTCTTCCGCAACGTGGCATTGAAAATCACGCCGGAGGCCATCACTCCTGTCAGTTACGACCATATCAACTTCTTCATCCCAGCTTTGGCAAAGAAGCCTTACGACTTCACGATGAGGGTGTTCCATGCGCCTTTCACCATCAGTGAGAGTCAGGAATATCTCGACCGCAAAAGTGCTATTGACCAAAAGGCGGCCATGCGGAATGAGGACGGATCGCCTGTTTTCAGCAACGAGGAGATTACGCAGATGCGCGTTGAGTTAAGCGAATGGGCACAGACCTTCAGGTGGCAAGTTGACTGGCACGGCAAGCAGGAGAAAGAGCTGTGGCCTGTATTGCGAGTCATACGCGGCTGTTCCAATACATTATGGCGACTGGAGCAGGATGCCATACGCAACAAGAAAGAATTGGACGCCACCGCTGTGGCTACCATCAATTCCCATTTCGCCAACATGATTTCATGTATAGGCCGTATCTGCTATCGCTCCTGGAAGGACATGCAGAGTGTTTGTCCTTACCTCTTGGAAGATCAGGTGGAAGACGAGAAAGAGGCGAGTGGCGGTTCAGGAAAATCGCTGTTGGTCAACACGTTTGTTGCTTCAGCGATCAATGTCCTGCGTGTCGACATGAAGGATTTTACTTCTATCAATAATGCCCAGTTCAGCCTTTCCGACCTCGAAAAATATCCAGGTAAGTATAGGTTGATACACTGGGAAGATAAGCCTGCTTCATTCCCTATGAAGTACTTCTACAACAAGGTTACAGCAGGAGCGAAGATAGAACGAAAGTTTGGCGACCCTGTGACGCTCAAGTTGGAGGACTCACCTGTCAACGTGATTACCAGCAATTCGCAGTTGAGTGATGATGACTCGTCGACGATCGGACGTTTCCCCTTGGTGTCTTTATCCGACCGCTTCTGTCGTGCGAACCACATGCAGCATCAGTTGGCCCGATCACCACAGGAGGTTATGAAAAATCTCGCTACAGACCCCGAGCAGTTGAATGAATACGACCGCAACCAGGCGATATACATCTGTGCCTTGTCCGTGCAGTTTATCATGAAATATCATGAGTTCGTCATCGCACCGCAGAAGAACGTACAGCGCCGACTGATGGTAAGAGAGCTGACCGAGAACTCCGTGAAGTACTTTGAATGGTTCTTTGCCCGGCAGGAGGTGTATGCCGCGCCTATCTGTACCGATGAGATGTTTAATGAGTTCATGCGCGATTGGGCGGATGCTTCCGAAGGTAAGAGCAAGGAATATAGCCGTGCCACCTTCAAGAAGAAGATACGCAAGTACTGCAAGAACATGAATATCATTGTGAACCCCGAACACCTTTTGGTGAGTGAGGACAACAAACGGCATGGGTGCTTTAAACTCCGAGCTTGGGTAACGAAGGAATACTTCGTTGGCAAGGAGTGGGAGAACGACGATACCGTAGAGCCGAAATATATTCGTAAGGTGGAAACCAGCAAGCACGTATATTTCTTCTTCCGTTCAGGTAAAGACCATATACCCGACAATTATGATGACCTGAAGAGGATGGCGAAAGAGTACGTCGAGGGACCAGATCCTCTGCCTTATCGTGATGACGATGGCAACATCGTTACACTCACCACCGAGGAGGAAGAACGATGGAAGACTTTCGTTTCCCGTCGACAGGGCAGAAGGACAGGCAATCAGAACGCCAACAATGGCAGTAACCTGGCAGAACAGGTTCCCAAGATGGAAGACAATGGTCTACCATTCTGACAGAGTTGAAAAGGACATTAATTTTTTAACAACATAAAACATTAAAATTATGGCAAGCTATAATGGTAATATTGATTTGTTATCGTTGAATGGCACACAGGTGCTTGTAGGTATCGATGCGAAAAATCCGCAAAGACCTTATGTTTGTATTCCTTGTGACCTCAACGAGATTAGAGTGGAAGTGTCGAAGAATGACGCGAACAGACAAATGGCAAAGTTGAGAGTGAACATCTGGCCTTTCAACGAACAGTACAAGAACAAGGTGCGCCAGTCTGCTCAGGAGCGAGGCGACAGTAGCGTGAGTGTTCCTACACACGAGATGCAACTGTCTTTCTCGGTAGACTACATCAAGGCTATCGCTAAAAACTTCCCTAAGTTGGTAGAGCAGGTGAAAGAGGCCAACAAAGAGAAAGATCCCAACATCGTGAATGAAAATTTCAACGATGAGAACACTCATCTCTTTAAGGCGATCCGTGCCAGGATGAACAAGCGCATCGCACAATTATACCAGCCACAGCCGACAGGTAACAGCCAGCCTTATCCTACACAGGCTTATTCTGCAGTCAACGGTGCCAATACTTACGTCCCACCAGCCGGCGGCTCTTCCGATCCGTTTGTACCTGGTGCGGATATGAATCCCGACGACCTGCCATTCTAAAAAAGAATATTCATTTTCTAATCTTTAGTTGTTTGACGAGGCTGTCCGACTCTGTTTCTGCGAAGGATGCTTTCCCCTTCAGAATTGCAGAGCGGACTCCTCTCTTTTTTTCTTAGTAAAAACATAAAACATTCAGTATATGAAATTACAGACTCCATCCGTACTTCTGCTTCGCCAAGCCCTGCAGAAGGCAGCAAAGGGCATAGAGAGCAAGCCCTCCGTCGCCCTTCTTTCCGATGTTCTTCTGCGACAGAGCAAGAAGGACGGTAAATTCTTCTTCGTCACAGGCTCTGACGATACACAGCTCACCATCCCCGCGCCTCTCGACATCGTGGAGGGCAGTTTCTCTAAGCCCGTCGTATTGCCTATCGTCAGCATCACAAACCTGTTAGGCACTCTGCCTCCCGAATGTGTGCTCACCATGGACTTGTCGGAAGACGAAAGCCACATGATGAATATTGAGTATTGCACTCATAACGGCGACAACGTGAAGTCGGGCAACATCTCTCTGCCCTTCTTTGCCGGCGACGACTTCCCAGAAGCGAGAGAGCTCAATCAGGAGAAGACCCACATCTCTCTGCCTTCGTCTGTCTTTAAGTCAGTCATTTCAAAGGCAGGCAAGTTTGTTTTCAACGATGACCTCCGTCCTATCTTGAGTACCCTGTGCATCGATATAGCAGAGGACCGCAGCGAAGTGGTCTTTGTCGCTACCGACGGACGCATTCTTTTCAAGGTGACCCACAGCAACAATCCCGAGACTGGCGGTAGCAATTTCTATCGCAGTGGAGAACCTACACAGATATTGGTCCACTCCTCATTCTTCCGCACATTGTCTGTCTTTGATGACAGCGAACAGATAGACATCCAGACCGACGGGAAGGCTATCCTCTTCTCAGGCAACGATATAGAGTACCTGTGTAAGGCAGTGGAGGGCAAATACCCCAACTATAAGTCTGTCATCCCGACCAATAACCCTTACTACGTGGTCGTGGACAAGAAGGAAATTATCTCTGTCGTCAAACGTGTAGCGCTCTTCAGTAGTGCAAGCTCCAATATCGTGGCATTGAAGAAGGACGGAATGTTCCTGAATGTCTGTGCAAGTGATATTGACTTCAGCAAGAAAGCGGAAGACCAGGTGCTGATAACGGACAGCAAATGCAACGACGGATTTACGATTGGTTTCAACTACCACAACCTGCTTGATACCGTAACGGCCATTCCTGACGATACCATCCGCATTCAGCTCGCCGACCCCAGCCGTGCTGGAGTACTGACAGCCAACACTCCAGCACCGACCACGTTGACGCTGTTGATGCCTACCCTGCTTGAAGTATAACCCCTTTTAGAAAAAGAAGAAATGGACGACACATTGTTATTTATCCCTCCCTGCTGTGTGAACAAGATGTTGCCGAAGGCAATGAAGGAGGCTCCACGCAGGATGCTTTCTTTCTATACCCACGGCGATGTGACGGCAGAGAAGTTCTATCGAGCCATCAGTTATGAGATGATCAGTCGGCACGTCCTTGTACTGGCGATGCCGGTGGTCTCCAACGAGATGCTGGCATTCCTGGCGCAGTGCTTTGAGCGAGACTGGATTTCCCATCTCGTACTTTCTACCGGGCGCAACATAGACGACATGATGGATAAGTATCTGAAGGACTATAAGGACAAGATACTCTATACCTCCAGCGGCGATGTGTCGTCGGTAGCGGCGCACATGGTATTATATAACAATGCCCGTGCGTTGATACTGCAGGGGCACATGACGGAACGACCCAGCGGAAGGTTGTCGGGCTATACACTCATGTTTTATCCCGACTACAGTCTTAGCATCAACGATCTCGACTGGGGCAATCCTATCAGGAACATTCTCTTCCCCGACGTGTTGCGACACCGACAGCGCGTGCACAAGGATAAAAGGGAGGTGAACGAGGCAGAGCTGGCGGCTTTCCTGCGGGCAGACTTCCCTCCCTATAAGAATAAGGAGGACGAGGACAGCTCGCACGACCATCACAATTTTGGCAATATATAATGAAGGAAATATGAATAAGACACCCCGACAATCATATACGGAGATACGTCGCTACACGGAGAAGTGGCGATGGATAGACCCACGCAGCGGGCGTGTAGTGACAGGTTACGTACATCCGCAGACAGCGAGAAAGGTGGAGCGTGTTCCGTTCTACATCAAGTTTCTAACCAAGACAGGCCATGTCGATGAAGGCAACTGCGTATGCCTGTCTGTTGACGTAAATCGTCATCAGCGCAAGGTGCAGTTTGTCGATAGTGGCGAGGTGAGGGTAGTGAACGACATTCTGGTGCTTGAGATTGACGGCACGAGGTTTATCACCCACTAATCTTCTCGCCTTATCAATGAAATTATCTTATTATATTCATTTCTATATAATTTTTATATCATGTTTTTAGTACCATTTAGCGAAATGGTCCGTATTAGGTTTTTAAGAAATTATAATGTTACATTTCCTCCAGCTCTCTCGTGAGAAAGGGCTGGAGAACAAAGATCAAAAGAAAGCGCAGCTTGTCTGTGCATCGTTGTTTTTTAAGAATTTCATACTTTCGCCCTTCGGTTCGTGAGAATAGAAGGGTTCTTATTTAAAACGTTTTAAAAATATTAGATATGAAAAATCCATTCAGAAAAAAAAGTAATGGCAAAAGCATAAGCAAGAAAGCACGGCAGCGTGAGCTTCGCAACTTGGCTGCCTCCTTTGCCATTATCGACGAATTTAGTCGATTCAATTTCATTTTCTGGCAAGTCAAGAATCGTATGCTTCTCATCGAGGAATCGTTGGCCTTGGTGGAGTTGGGGCTGGGTGCGGCCAAATTTAAAGACTTCCTGAAAAAAGTTTGCGACTGGCAGAACTTTAAGTTAATCAACGAGGCTTACGAGCAGAAGCGCATCGAGATAGAGGTTGCAGCCGCCCGTAAAGCCCAGGAGGAGAGGGGAGCGCCCCTGACGGATGCTGATGTATTGCGCATCCGACAACATGCCCGCAGCTTCATGGAGCAGATACCCTTAGAGCAACTGCCTAATCTGATACGAGAGTTCGATATTCTCATCATCCGTGCGTCTGCTACCACTGCCGACACTGCCACCGAGGAGAACGGACAGCTCTTGGCTGTTGGTCATTACGACGGAGAGAAGTTGGAAATGGCTATGTATGATGATGTCAAGTCGTCGCTCGTGAGCAGCCACGGCAGCGACGAAGATTAGGACGCGTATGTTGAATTTCATCGTGTACTTGTTTTTTATCTATATGTTGTGTACCTTCGTCATCGCCTGTCTGCTCACACTGTTCGGCAAGCCCGAGCCCGGTGATGACGAGAAGAAGGACACAAGCAAGTCGCGGTTTAGCGATAATGACGACTTCTACCGAGAAGGGTAGTGATAAAGTTGTTCTTCCCTACACGCCCTGAAAGGGCAGCAGCTCTTAGCCCATGATTGTTATGGGCACAATCAGTACGCCCTGTAAGAGCTTCTGCTCCTTCAGGGCGTATTGCTATTATATACATATCTGCTAACCACATTTCTGACTTATCAACGGACTATTGTTAAAAATATCTTAAATATCACCGAAAAGTACAACAAAATACCCGAGATATTTTGTGATTACGACTTTATTTCTTAAATTTGCAACGAAATAAATAATAACATATTCGAGATATTACAATATGGTAAACAAAAACCACTACAACTTATCGCAGACTTCATTGTCTTGCCTCGTTTGTCTGACCTGTAGTTTCAGCAGAGCTTGCATTGGAGGCATCTATTGTCTGCGCCATAAGAAGTATGTGCAGTATCAACGGATAGAAAAATGTGAGTAGTTTTCGGCATGAAAAGTATATTAATGACCAAGGAGAGCTGGATGACATCCTGCTTCAGCATCGCCCGACATACGGGCGGTATCGTCGTGAAAGGCGACGATGGAAAGCAACATACCTTTTATGTTGTCAACAAGGAGGGCAGCCGAAACTGGACGTACATACCGTCCCAGGAGCCAGCCGACCTGATAGACAGCGAGTTTATTCCATCTTATAAGAAGTTGGGCAGGGAGCGTTTCATCCGTGTCGTACAGGCCAACAACCGAGTCGATCGCGCCGAACTGAAGAAAGCACTCAAGGCCGAGGAGTTTCGCCTGCGGTCGGAACGCATCAAGGAGATGGCTGCGATGGAGGCGAAGCGGAAGCTGGCGAATCCGTCGCTCTTCCCCGAGGAAGACTGAAAAAGAGAAAGCAATATCCTATTATTAAACATTTAATATCAAATTAGAATGAAGAATTTTAAGAAAATTGTTGTTTGTTTTTTTGCTGCAGTAGTATTCGGTGTATTAGAGTTTGCCTTAGCCTTCGTTTTAAGAAAGATGGTAATAAGCATCAATTCTGATCCGTCCTTTATTGTAGTGTATGATGCCTGCCGCATGGCTGTATTTAGCATTTTGCTTTTTTTATGTATATCGTTTTTTGTACTTGTTGTTATCAATTCACTTATGCGCAGATTTCTGAGTAAGGAACACCATCAGTCTGATACGCAGCACGATGATGATCCTGACGCCGATACTATTACAGAAATGAAGAAGAAGATTAATGAGGGCATCAGGCATGAGATGCAGAGGCTTATTGATTTGATGCCTGAATATGAGTTTGATCCTTTCGAGAAAGTGTTGGTCCGCGACTTCCGAAACTCCGAGTGGCGTGCTGCCATATTTCGTAATAAGGACGACCGTGAGGACCATTATCCTTTTCGCACAACTGACAACGAAGGTTACAGCTATTGTTTGCCATACAATTATATCACCGCCCGACTCGTCAATAGCACTTTGTCGCTTGAGGAGCTGTTGGAACAGAAAGAGAAGGAGTATGAGGAACTGAACAAAGATCAGGCAGAGTGATATGAAATCTGTATTTTTTAACGAGATGGAAACTTACGATTTACCTTCCGACTTTATTGACAGCGCAATGAAAATAGGAGGCATTGATGATAAAGAACAACTGAACTCAGCATGGAGGAGACTTCAAGTGAACGTGGACACCGCTGCAGAAGGAGTGCTATCAGGACTTGGCTGTGACATGTGGATAGCAGATAAAAGAGATTTAATCACTCAAAAAGTAGACATATCTTCTGATAACAGTATATCTATGGCTCACCACCGCCGTGTTCGTTTCTGTGACCCTTTAGGCTTCCATTTTGAGGCGGCGTGCGAAGATTCAGTTTTCTGGACGAGTAAGTTGGCAAGTGATGTGATGCCTTTCCGAAGCATTATCCCCTACGTCTGTCGGCGGTCTTTGCTTTTCTCTAACGCGAAGCCTTGGGAGGTTCAGCTATATTGGACGATAGCATTGCAGTGTTGGCAAGTTCCTGCTGATTACGGTGATTTATTGGTGTATGTAACAGGACAAGGTACAGAAATTTTCACTCAGTGCGAAATTAACAAGCCTGGGTGGTATCTTCCTCATCCCGACGCCTTTCCTGTCTACGTCTTCAGTCAGAACAATAAAAAATAAATTAATCAAAAAATATTTCAAATAATGGAAACAAATATCGGAAAGAAAGTAATCATCCGCGGCGACAAAAGCGGAGTGGAGTTTGGAGAACTTGTAGAACACAAAGGTAGAGAGGTAACTTTGAAGGATGCTCGCCGCATTTGGTTTTGGGCTGGAGCGGCTTCCTTGTCTCAGCTTGCCAAGGACGGAACAACGGATCCATCATCTTGCAAGTTTACGGTATCTGTAGACAGTATCACAATTCTTGATGCTATTGAGATTATCCCTTGTACAGACAAGGCAATCAAATCTATTGAGGATGTTGAAGTATGGAAATGTTAGAGGAGAAAATTAAGAAGTTCTTAGCTGTTGATGTTGGCTATGGCTCTGGAGATGGCTATGGCTCTGGAGATTTCTATGGCAAAGGCTCTGGGGGTGGTTGCTCTGGAAATGGCGATGGAGATGGCGATGGCTCTGGTTATGGCATGGGTTATGGTTCTGTCTCTGGCTTAGGTCATGGCTCTAACTATAGCACCTATGGCACCTATGACGATGGCAATGATTGTGGCTCTGGATCCTTATATTGCACAGGCTCTGGCAAAGGCTATGGTGATGGCATAAAAGAAATTAATGGTAAAGAAATCTATATGGTAGACGATATTCCTACTATATTTAAGTCAATCCGTAATAATATAGCGAAAGGCTTCATCGTTAAAAGCGACCTACAATGTGAACCTTGCTATATTGTCAAAGAGAACAATCAATTTGCTCATGGCGACACTCTAAAAGATGCTTTCATGTCTCTTCAGGAAAAGCTGTACGACTACAGCACCGAAGAGGAACGAATCGAAGCTTTCAAAAAGCAGTTTCCTGAGTACGATGTTAAGTATGACAACATGGATTTGTTCGTCTATCACCACGTGCTTACCGGTTCCTGTCGTATGGGCAGAGAAGCTTTTATGTCAAACAAAGGGTTATCCCTTGATGGTAAGACTTCTGTTCGTGAGTTCGTCAAATTAACGCAAGATACTTATGGCGGTGATATTATCAAGAAGTTGCCAGAGGCATACGGTATTGAGTAAATTACTGCCCTCGGGCATAAAATAGAATAACAATGAATAAAGAACAATTAGAACGTGCTAATCTTTTAGCTAATAGTTTAATTCCCAAAGCGGAAAGGCTAACAATGTCAGAAACTACCAGTAAGGGAACTATTGGAGAGTGCCTTTATGGTTTGCTCAAATACGACAAAGAGTTCAACGCTAAATTCTCGCAACTTGTATCAGAAACAGAACAGAGATTTCGGAAAGAGTTTGATGAGCTTTAGTAACTAACCATCCCTTATGGGAGAATGGATAGGAAGAATATAAAAATGATTAATTATGGATAGAAATGAAGCAAAAGAATTTCATCCTATCATGCAGGCTTTTGCTGAAGGAAAGGTAATTGAGTGTAGAAATAAACCAGATTCTATAAAAGGTTTAGGTCTTCCGAATGATTGGACTAATGTAAAAGATTTGTTTTTTATGAGAGATCTTGAATACCGCATTAAGTCGGAGTTCAAGTATCGCCCATTTGCAAACGCAGAAGAGTGCTGGCAGGAAATGCTAAAGCATCAGCCGTTTGGGTGGGTGAAGGAAAAAGAACGAAATGTGCGAACTGAAATAAACTATATACATAACGATGGGGTTATGTTTAGTTGCGGCTCTGTTTTATTTGAGCGCTTGTTTGATGTTTACACCTTTGTTGATGGTAATCCTTTCGGTATTAAAGTGGAGGAATAGTTATGGCATGGGTAGCAGTATCTAAACAAGGACAAGAATTTATTTCCATGTCCAAGCCAATTAGAGCGACGGATGAAGATAACTATCATGGTTGGAAAGATACATTTGTTGAGATTTCTCTTTGTAGTGGCAGCATCAAGAAGCTCATTGGAAGAGAATTATCTTGGAACGATGAGCCTGTAGAACTTCAAGAAGAATAGCGTATGAAGAAAAGAATATTAGATATGTGTTGTGGGTCACGTATGTTTTATTTCGACAAGCAAGACCCTCATGTACTCTTCGCAGATATAAGAGAAGTTCATGAAACTTTGTGTGATGGAAGGAAATTGGATATAGCGCCGGATATAATTGCCGATTGCACTAATTTGCCATTTGAAGACGAAACATTCGACATGGTAGTTTTCGACCCTCCTCATCTGTTAAAAGTGGGGGAGCACTCCTGGCTATGTAAGAAATATGGTAAGCTGCCCGAAAATTGGCAAGCATTTATCAACGACTCAATCCACGAAGGTATGAGAGTACTAAAAACGAACGGAACGCTAATATTCAAGTGGAACGAAAATCAGATAAAGGTTCACGACATACTCAATGCGATTACTGATTATAAGCCGATATTCGGGCATCGCACTACGTCTAAGAATCAAACTATTTGGATGGCGTTCATAAAGTAATTATAATAATAGAAAGAACAGGAGGATTGATCATGACAAGAGAAGAAGCTAAAAAACTAATGCCTGTTATTCAGGCATTTGCAGACGGAAAAGATGTTGAAACCAAAACAGGCTCAGGCTGGATGAGCATAGAAAACATGAGCTTTGCAGGAAAGCCTGATAGTTACCGCATCAAGCCAGAGCCAAAGTATCGCTCGTTTGCAAATGCCGAAGAATGTTTGCAGGAGATGCTGAAGCATCAACCATTCGGCTGGATAAAAGCCAAAGAAGGTGGTTATCAAAATATCATATCTGTTGATAACTTTTATGCAGGCTTGGGCGATAAGGATGGTAGCGCCATCTTGCTGGCTTCAAAAAATAGCTATCAAGACAACACCTTCCTCGACGGTACTCCTTTCGGTATTAAATTGGAGGAATAGCGTATGAAGAAAGAAGAACGGCTTCGCGTTTACAAAATGTATGATGGTCATTGTGCTTATTGTGGAAAATCGATAAAGTACGAGGACATGCAGGTCGATCATATTGTTCCCAAAAATAGAGGTTATTACTCTCGCTGGAGTGCTAAGGATGGGAAATTCATAGTTTCTCACGGAGAAGATAAAATCAGCAACTATATGCCCTCTTGCCGTGCCTGTAATTTTCGTAAACGTGATATGAGCGTCGAACAGTTCAGAAATGCCATCAAGCAACAGGCAGAAGGGTTGCTGAGAGGTGCAGCTAAATTTCAAGTAAACATGAGTATTGCATACGGTTTACTTATTCCTGCATTTGATGCCCCTGTAGTGTTCTATTTTGAGAAGTTAAAAATAAATGAGTAGCGTATGAAAACAGAAGAATATGTAAGCACCATCAAAAATATGCAGGCATTCTGCAATTTGGTAGAAAAAGTTTATCCTGACCAATACAAGTTTGTATGTATGCAGCATGACATTTCGGAGCGTGTGGCGATGGATATGTACGGCTATTTGCGCAAGGTGGCTTCCGGGCAGTATTGGTGTATCAACGATAAATCAGACGACTATTTTCACACTATGATAAGTATGGCGCAGGAAGCTCGCAAATTACAGATGCTGAATAGTCTTATCAAAGATACCTCTGCTTCTGGTGAGTATGGGAAATCAAAAATCCTTGCCATATTTGAAAAAGGTGATGAATGTGTCCAGAAGGAGTTTGATCTGCAATGTCAGGCTTCGTTTATCGAGATAGCCGAAATGATAAAAAATGGCTATATATTGATGACTATCGCCCGGCAGGTAGATTATGTTGATGCCAAGGAGTATGTAGGCGAGAATGAAGGTAAGAAATCACATATCCCTATCTATGATGGCGATGTGATGCTCTGCTATATAAGAAGGCCGGAATTTTGGAGTTTGGATTATAAGAACTGCGGTCTGTATCTCTGTCAGAATGGTGGTTATCATCGTCTAATCTATACTCCTGGTAAAGGTTACGTAAGACACGGCAAGCCTGATACCGATGAGGAATTTGAATTGGAAATTGAAGATAAAGCCTTCAGCAGTTACGTAATGACTATCAGCCAAAAGTGGTATAAGCTTGGTAACATTCATGCCAGCATCGGATTCTTGATTGAAAAGCCAAAAGATAAAGAAGAGTAGCGTATGAAAACAGAAAAGGTTCTTACCCTCACAGTCAGCAAGCAATGGTTCGACATGATTGTGACTGGCGAAAAGACCGAGGAATATCGGATAATTAAAGACTTTTGGATGAGTCGCCTTCTCCTTATCAAGGATGAGGAATGCAAAGATTTCGATAAGTACGTTAAGCTTCATATCGGTAAGACATTTGAGATGCTTATAGACATCGATACCATCAAGGAGAAACTGAATAATGGTACAATGAAGTTCGTACCATTCACTCACGTTCTCTTCAAGAACGGCTACTACGACGATAGTCCAAAGGTAGAAAAGGAGATTGTCAGTATCAGCATCGGTAAGCCTAAGAAAGGTATGTGTCCCGACAAATGGCTCGATACCGAGTTCTTTATCATAAGATTCAAATAACTGTATTCACAAAAATATAGAGGTCAATGAAGATACATAAAGGAAGACAATATATTGTAACCGTTAATTCGGAATATATCCGTTATTTGTATGAGCAGCAGATTGGTGAGAAAAAATCGCAAATCGAGATTCTCAGCGCTGTAATGGATACTATAGACGATTTTCTTGAAGGCAATATAAAGAGGATTGTCCGTTTTATCATGCCCGATGGGTCGCCATCATTTACTATTACGCCACTTGTGCAGCACAATCTGCAAGAGCGACGCAAGGCGAAGCGAAGAAAGAGATAAAACGATATGAGTATTAACGAAAATATAGAGTACAATGAGAACAATTAAGTTTAAAGGCAAGAGCCTTATGTATGGGCAGTGGGTGTCAGGTGATTTTGCCCATTCTCTTGATGGCAAATTAAACATCTTGGGATTTGTTGAAGAAGAAGGCAAAATGGGTTTCACTGGGGCATATCAAATCGACCCTGATACCGTCTGCCAGTTTATCGGTCTTCTCGACAAGAACGGTAAGAAGATTTACGAGGGCGACGTGTTGCGCTCGGACGAATATCCGTATAGCTGCTCAAGATTAAACAAGCGCGACTGTTACTACGCCGTAGTGTGTTACAGCGAGGAGGATGCTTGCTTTGACCTCGTGAAGGTAAAGAATCCCGCCTGTGACGTAAAAGGAATTTCTGACGGCATCCTCGATTGTGTCTCACGAGAGAAGATGAAGAACTTCGAGGTTGTCGGTAACATCCATGACCCCGAGTGGAAGCTATATGGTGAGCATTTGCAAAAAGAAGATAAGGAACAACAATCATGAGTTTCCGCAACACCAAGACTCCCAACAAGCCCACCACTCCAGCCAAGTGGCAGATACCTACGCGATCGAAATACAAAGCTGGCAAAGATGAGTATTACCTCGAAGGTGAGCTGAAGGAGCGTTTCTGCAAACTCTTCCCCAAGAACTCCAACCGCCGCATGATGACGTGGTTCGGCATCGGCTTTTCCACCCTGCAACGCTTCAAGCGCGAGTTGGGGCTTGAGAAGGACATGAAGGCCATCCGCAAGCAGCAAGCCAAGGACACGAAGAAGATCTGCGAGCGCAACGGTTATTACGACTCCCTGCGAGGCAAAGCGCCCTCCGAGGCTTGTCTTGAAGCTATACGAAAGCGCCATGCCGCCGGCTTCTGCCCAGTAAAGCAACTCAAAGCCAACAATCCGCGGAAATACAAGCGAATGTTGCGCAAGAAGAGCGAGCAGCGCAAGGAGTTATATCGGAAGGAACGTCTGCGTGCCTTCTACGGACTGGATCGCAAGACCCGCCTTCGTGTTCCCACCATTCCGCTATCATACAAGGCTTCGGCTCAAAAACATGCTATGATACGCCAGTGTAACTACTTTGCCGACCCATTAGGCGACCCTCACATCATCTGCTACGACAGCGAGACACAGCGGTCAGAACGGCGCGAGGCAACGGCTGCAAGGCATGGGTTGAAAGTGGTGGAAGCGGACGAATAAACTTTTTGTAATAATAGAATATAACAGAATAGAATATATGGTGAATACATTATTGTTGATTTTTAGTGTCGCAAGCATATCACTTGTTGCTATAATAGGCATATCCTGTGGTGCAGTACTCGTGTTCTGCATCATACGTTTTGTACTCAGAGTGTTGCTTGCTGGTAGAGGAAAACCGACCTCGGAAAAGACAATCTATGAAAGGCGTTATTTTCCGTTTTGCTCTATAGAAATTGAGGATGGTCGTCTTTATGAGATATTATCATCTTCCAGTTCCGAAATTCGCATTGCGTGTGCTGAGAGATATAAAGCCGAAGAAAAAAGACTCTACTGCTACGCCTATCTGTCGATACTTCCGAGTGGCGTGTACGAATTGCACGTCCGCGACCCTCGTGATACGATAAGGCTTCGAGATTTTGTTATGGACCATCATTTGAATATCATCTTCGATCGATGCCCCACCATCTTCCTTTGGGGTAATGAAACCCTTTCGCCCTTTATTCCTCTCAGAGACTATCTGGACTTTAGTCGATGTTTGAAAAAAGCAGGGTGTCAATGGAATATAGAGCAGGGAGACTATCAGCAACTGGGCGATTACACCTACAAGATGATGAAAAAGAAAAAACGATGGTTGAAGTCAATAGAAGTGGCAGGAGAAGTTGAACCTTAAAAATAAATGATAATGTTATGGGAAAATTCGCAACTCGCAGAGTACTTAAATCTCTCTTATCACGAGCTAAACTTACCCTCTATCGTCATCAACTTGATGGGGCTTCCTATCAGTATTATGCAGGAGGCTATGTTGTGAACGGATATTTAGGACGAAGTTTCTCTATGTCTGAATTGAAATACGAGATGCAGAAGGGTTTAATCTTCTTGCTGAAATACGGAGAGCAAAAAACGGCACAATACAACGATGGAACTACCATTATATGTTACAGTGAGCCCCAAGCACCCCTGCCGTTATCTCATCCATTATGCGATACCTGCGGTTTTATATATACACTTGGTGATATTGAATACGATGAGCAGTTGCAGAACTGGATAAATTTTAACAGACAACTTGAGGAGGGCCTTGCAGGAAAAAGAAAAGTTTAACGTGGGATAAAAACAATAGAGACAATGAAACATCAGGAATTTAGAAATCGTGTTGCCTATGCAAGACGTTTGGGAGAATTGGAAGTCGAAAATGTGACGATGGAACTCAAAATACATCGTCTTGCCAGAGACAATAACAGGGTAGTAAAAAAACTCCACAATCTGGAAGAAAAGCATAAGGATGTGTTAGTGGAACTTGACATGAAGACGGCTAATTTCGAGAAATTGCATAAAGCTTACTCCAACGTCTGCAACGCTAACATGGCGCAAGGGCGTGAGACCGACAACCTCAGAAAAGCGCTTGTCAAAATGCGAAGCGAGAACGTGAACTTAAAGCAAGAGTGCAGCAAACTTATCGACTTGCTTGAGAAAAAAGGATTCACTCTCGTCAAGAACACCGAATGTCCTCACGATATGGTGGAGACTGGGGACCCGTTCTGCAAAGATAATCCCGAAACAGTAAGAGTGGATAGCTGCGCATGTTGGAATTGTGAATATTTCTGCCTCCGACTGAAGGATAGAGGCAAGATAGTTTGCAAGGAAGGACAGAAACGGAAGCAACAAGACAATAATGATGATGACAATCCGAATGTTTGAAGCTTTTGCAGGCTACGGCTCGCAAGCATTGGCAATGGAAATGGCTCGCATACCCTATAAGTCCGTAGGCATAAGCGAGATAAAGCCCGAAGCGTTGACCGCTTATCGGGCTCTGCATGGCTATGTGCACAATTATGGTAACATATCAAAAGTTAATTGGGATAGAGTGCCTGATTTCGATCTCTTTACCTACTCGTTTCCTTGTACCGACATTAGTCGTATAGGCGACAAGCGCGGTCTTACTGAAGGTACGGGCACAAGTAGCTCTTTATTATGGGAGTGTGAGAAAGCTATATCTGCAAAGCATCCTACATGGTTGCTTATGGAGAATGTGCGCGATTTATTAAGTGCAAAGTTTCGTCCCGATTTCGAGCAATGGCTTGCAAGGCTTGAAACAATGGGTTATAACAACTACTATAAGGTTATCAACGCTAAAGATTACATTCCACAAAACCGAGAGCGTATATTTATGGTAAGCATATTGAAGGATTACGACCGAGGCTTTGAGTTTAACGCCCATCCGCAGCGTACCCGATACAAGCAGTTGTCGGACATTCTTCTGCCGTTAGGTCCGCAGACTTCGTATCTTAAAGGAAAAACTTACAGTGAGTTTATGCGTCTTGCGCGGCTGGACGATATAGAACCTGGCAGCAGCCAAGTGTTTCTTTTTGGTCATAGTAGGGATGCAAAAGGACACGTTGCTAATTTTCATAAACTGGATTGTGCGCATTGTTGCACAACAGGTTCAGTTGGGGGGGAACGTTGGAATGTACGTTTATAATCCAATCGACAAATCGGTACGCAAGTTTACGGCTTTTGAGCAAATGCGCCTGATGGGACTTGAAGACAAGGACATTCAAACGTTGTATCATTCTGGATTGTCGCCCAATCAAATTGGCGACCTTGGAGGTAACAGTATCGTTGTGGATATAATGTCCGACATTTTCTCTCGTCTATTCCCTTCTCTTGCAGGTACAGCACTTGAGCGAGAACGCAAACCTACCATTCTAACATTATTTGATTGATATGACAAGAGAAGATTTTGAACGCATCTGCCGAGAGCATCCTGAATGGATTCCCGACGACATCATTGAAGATCAATTTACAGACCGAGCTTTGATGACCGATGAAGTGTTGGAGACGTATAGACCCTTTCTCGAAGAAGGATAGAGCTGTGGGCAGCACACCATTGTATTGATAGAATATGAGTAATAATTTAAAATAGAAACATAATGAAACAAAGAGCAACAAGAAACTTCTCTGAGATAAAAGCTAAATTTTTCGAGATCGAAAAAATGGCAGCCTTCCTCTATGGCTTGACTGAAGGTGACACACTTTACTCACCTTTGTTCGGCTATCTGAATGTGAAAAAAACAAATGCTTCGGGCATTGAGATGGGCCTACCTAATCCAGACGAGGATGAAGCATACGACATTCTTTTTCGTTGCAATGGGTGTTTAGCGAACTTTGAAAAAGGAGAGTGTATGCTGTTTCTATCGCATCTTTACCGAAGTTGGAATGTACTCAACTTCCAGCCGGGCGACATCGTGGCAATGGATATTAAGAATAAAAATGGCAACATTCTGACCTACGTTGTGATTTTCAACGAAGTGGAATTTATAGATTCTTATCCCAAGATAAGAACATACGCCTGCTTGTGCAAAAACAGCGACGAACTTACTCCTAACGTCCATCTTGATCTTCTCGGAACATGCGCAGAAGAAGTAAGCATTGAACTGAGATACGCCACGCCTACGGAAGAAAAACTTCTCAACAATGCCGTGGAGAGAATCGGGAAAATATGGGACAAGAGAAAGCAGCGTCTTGTGTCATTAGATTTAGAGACGCACACTCCCGAGCAACTGCGCGAGGATTTCAATGCCTTGCAGAAAGAATATAATCGCCAGACTGAATATTGCATGAAACTGGAGCATGAGCGTGACGAAGCTCTAAAGAAAGCAGGGTTAGAGGCAGGTAGAATGCAAGGGGAGTCGTGCAAGGCTAATGAACGAATATATCTGTCCTTACCACAGACCGATGACTGATAAATATTACATCGGATGGGTACGCAGCGGCAAGGACGGCAAGGGCCTTGTAAAGAGCCGACCGCGCAAGCGGATAGCCCATGCCGTAACCTCAATGGTCGGGGGGTGTTACTGATCCTCGTGACGGACTGGGCAACACCACACCGCATATAGTATATGAATATGAGTAACAAACATAAAACCCAAGAAACAATGACAACAGAAGAAAACAAACGCATGTTGGCTCTTTCCTATATCGTAGCCGACTTGAAGGCAGAGAACATTGAGATGACGCAGCGCGTGCATCAGCTCACGGATGACTACAACGATGCCGTGCGCCAACAGCACGGACTGGAGAAGCGCAAGGATGAAGACTCGTCAAAGCAGACGCTTGGCGAGATGATGAAGATGCGCGACCATTGCGACGAACTGGAAAGAAAGAACGGAGAACTTGAGCAGCGCGTGCATCAACTCACGGCCGACTACAATGACGTAGTGCGCCAGTTGAGCAGTAAGGATGCGCCACAAGTGGAAGCCCCGTCGAGGCAGACGCAGAAAGAGATGCAGCAGATGCGCGACCGTTGTAATGAAACGGAATTGGAAAATGTGAAGCTGAAGAGGATTGCAAAAGAATTTCACTACTTTGTGGAGGACAAAAAACTCTACATGAAAAAAGAATCGTCTTGCGGCTATGAACAAGACCGTCCTGTTGTAGGTTTTAAGCTCTGTCAGGAATGTAGCTCATTCCTGGGTGTCATTGAAGGCCTTGGTGTGATCTGCAAGAACAGAATGGCAGAGGCAAAGGTCAGCTTTCCTGCCGATGAGTGATGAAATAGAACTAAAACTCGTGGACTGTTTTTCATGTTCGGACAGCGACCAGTAAAGAGAACAGAATGTTTAATCAATTTGTTAAATGTATATATTATGAGCCAGAGAAATTTAGAAAACGTGAAGGAGGTTCTGTTTCAATACGGCAGGGCAGGAATGCAAGTGTGGTGCGACCTGTGCGGTTGGATGACGTTGATAGACGTGACGGATGACGAGATTTTCTGTGCCATCGCCGATAAAGAAGCCGACCCAAAGACCGCCTACCTTACGTTCAATAAGGAGGGCTGTCTGAAACTCAAAGTAGGAAACATCGAAATCTCAGACCTTTTAGGTTCCGACTGTGTGATACATCCTAATCCAAGTAAAGCGAAATGGGACGTGCTGACGTGGCGCAAGGGCACGGTAGTGAGACGTCCTTACGAATACGACGGCCCATTCTTTATTGTCGATAAGGTAAACAATGATGATTATAACACTTTTATCCCGCTGGTGGAAGTTTTTGAGGACAGTTATTCAGACATCCAGAGTATAAAGGAATGCCCCAAGACCTCGGATGGCGAAAAGTGTAAGATTTCCGTCAATAGTTACTGCAGACTCAACGAAGAAGACACCCGAGAGTTTTACCGTAAAATCGAAAAATTCACGGGTCGTCTTTTCTCCAGTTGTAAAGGTTTTGAACTCCTTCCGCCATTCAATACTGGTCAGTACGTAGAGCTTACCTACGCAAAGCCTGGCTGCGGACTGGCTTCTTATGCAGCCATTTTCAACTGCTACGATGTAGAGAACAGAACCGTCCACCTGTATTCCATGGTGAAGAAAAACAAAGATATTGGAGGTTTTGAGTACAGCATGACCTTTGTTGGTTTTAATGACGGCATATACTTTGGTCCGTGTATCTATCTCGACCACCTCTGCCAAGATGGTGTCCCTCTGTCTATCATTCCAGCCGACCTTGCGACAGAAATCACAATAGACAATGCGCTGCACGCCGCCGGAATCTGTTGGTGTCCAAACATACGTAAATTCGAGATCTATGAGCAGCCTGCGACCTGTGCGGTAAAGGAACAGCAGGACAGCCAAGAAGTATCTGACAACCCATCGGGCAGCTCCAGAGTCACCACACCCTGAAGGCAAAGGTCATATAATCAGCACGCCCTGAAGGGGGCAGAAGCTCTTAGCCCAGGGCATCGCCCTGGGTGTAATGGCAATTGGTAATGCGCCCTGTAAGGGCAAAAGCCTTATATATTGTTAGAAGTAATAAAATTAATACATATAGATATGAAAAAGTTAATGACAGCAAAACGTAAATATACAGACGAGCCGGGCTCCGATAAGGGAGCCATACACTTGATGATTAACAGATGGTGTGGTAACTCTTGTCCGTTTTGCCGCAACAAGCAGTACGACCTCGACACAATACCAGTGGCTACCGTAGAGGAGCTGAAGGCTGCACATACCGTTATGCTTACCGGTGGAGACCCATTCTATGTGACAGGTATCATAGATATATGCTCACACCTGCGCCATGATTATCCTAACATTAAGCAGCTCTATATCTACACTTCTGGTAGATGGATGTTTCTCAACGAGGAAGTAATGGTCCACTACGATCAACTCTTTACCTATGTGGATGGCATAAACTTTTCGCCTAAAAACAAGTGCGACTATGCGGCGATTAAAAAGATGCTGACGAATCGAGATTTTGCGTTAGAGTTCTTCATCCATGCCCGTAGCAACCGCATCATCCTCATGCCTAATGACTTTATGACTCGTGAGGAGCAGGAGAAATTCATCGAGAGCCTTCATCTCAAAGGTTTGGCTTTTTATGGTGCAAAGTTTGAAGTGGAATATCGGGAATGGCAGGAGAAGTTTCAGCCGAATGGTGGCGTGTGGCGCAGACTGCCGGTGTTCTTGTAATGATAACATCCCAATCCACAAAGTAATTTGTAATGCTGAAGGAAGAAAAAGAGAAAATTTTAAAACATAAAAAGATATGTGTAAACAATTAAAAGAAAAACTATTGCAGGCATTGATGGACAATATGGGGTCTGTGATAGACACGCTCGACGAGCACGCTAAGAGCATTAAAGAGCTGGAACAGCGCATAAGCCAGTTGTCCGCAAATGGCAGTGGTGCTGAGAGGAACAAGAATATAGAGTTTAGTATGGGGAGTGCTGCCCCTGGAGACCGCGACCGTTATGATGCTGCTAACGGCATATATTACAAGTTTTTAGATTCCGAACATCCTGGGACGTATATTATTGCCATTTTGAAAAGTCCCTGTGAGAAAGGAAAGATGGTCATGTGTTATGCTTTTTTGATACACGAGTCGAACAACGTTGAGACCCTCTATGTGGCAGACGATACTTTGCCGATGCCATATAGCGACTATTCGATGGGTTTCTTTAATCTTATCGGCAGGTATGCGCTTTTTTGTCTACGGGAGACATACAAAATGGCGACCCTCATGATGGAGGATGTGAAGCACATCAACGGCTATATAAAGAAGGTGGGCTATACGGTAAGATTTAAAGCAGAGGTATTCAATACTCCGTCTTTTTACTCAGTCTCCGCAAGACTTACTCGTCCTCTTTTTAAGACGCACAAATATCGTCTTGGTAAACAAAGAAATAAGTAATCTTTAATCATATTACATCAAAATATCCTTATTTGTTTATTCAAAAAGAAGGGCAGCCGTTGTGATAACGTCTGCCCTTCGCCTTTCTTATGCAAAGCTCAAAACTCAACCCCTATCTTCCACTCGGCAATACGAACCAACCGCCACCGACTCGGAAGAACTTGCAACCTAAGTACAGCGTATCGAAGGCATCCGTGAAGTCGGTACGTTGCTGTAGGGGCAGCGTGTCCTCGCTCTCAGGCTTCTTCTCCTGACTCTTGTCTTTATGGAAACCCTTGTATGAAATCTGCACCTCGCAGAGCTGCATGGCAATGATAAGGTCGGGGTTGTTCGGCTGGTTGATACGGATGGCTGGGTAGGAGAGGTGAGCCAAGCCGTCGTTGATGATCTTATGCTTCACCTCGTGCTTCTCGGGAGCACCCATATCTATGGCTGTCACGTTCCACCCGTGCTTCTCCAACTCTTCTATCACGGTCATATAGAATCGCTCGTCCGACGAAGCATACGACGCTCCCTGCTTTGCCGTGGCATCATAGAAATACGTCACGTCACGGTTGATGGCTCGCTTCGGTGCGTAATAGTCGGAGAAATCGGCTATCACATCACGCAGCTTGCGTTCGTTCTTCACATAGAAGCTCTTGATGACGTTCAGACATTCCATGCCGTCACGCTCATACATCTGGCCCACCACCAACGTATTGATGTTGGCATTGTAATCCAAGGCTATATATAAAGGTAGGGAGTTGATGCAGTCGGAGTCCTGGCGGCAGTCGTTGCGCTCGCTCAACTCCTTAAAGTCGGGTTGATAACTCTCGCTCGTGACTTTCTTTCCACCGATGATGCCCGATACCTTTTGCGTAGTGAATTTGGCAGACGATAAAGGGTCTATCTCATCTGGGATATAACCGTGAACATGATCGATGTCGAGATTGGAGTAAAAGCCATCGTTACTCTTCTGTATCTTTACATTCAGAATTGAGACGGCGAAAGTGTAGGGTGGAAGGTCTCGCTTCATCTGACGGATATAGTCTTCACCCAGAATGTCCACATTGTCGAGCGATGACGCACGGCGCACACAGAAAGCCACACGGCGCAGTTCACGCAGATAGTTTTCGGAGAATTTCTTCGAGCGCAGGAACATCTGCATCTCGAAATCCTCTTCCGGCGTGATGAGGTATTCGTAATCGTAAATCAGTTCGGCATCGTCCTGCGAAATGAGTTTATAGTTGACAGCCATCTCCACCATACCCTTTGTGACGTGTTGGCCATGGTTAGGCATAATGCGGAACTGCCCTTCATGCTTCATCATCTTCAGAGCCACGGCACGGATCATCGTGCGCAACTCCTTCGGTACCACACGCACCGAGTGACTGGTCTTCTTGGCGTTATACAGCAGGTCGTTGTAGCGTATCACCTTGTTGGCGTAATCCTCCAACTGCTCCTGCACCCATCGGTAGGTATGGCCCTTGTATGGACCCGTCTCCACCGTCAAGTCCAGTTTCTCCTCCTCTTTCTCCAACCACGACCCTTTGGCAGTGAGCGAGGCATCCGATAGGAAGCGTGTACTTTTATACATCGGGTTGTGGTCGGAGAAGTTGATGTCGCCCAAGGGATGCGTCTGTCCTGAAAGAGCCGGCATCAACTCGTCGGTCACTTTCTTAGGTTTATGGGGAAAGAACCTCGCCTCGTCGCCTACCATGGCCGAGAACGTGTAAGAGTTGGCAGAGGCGGTCTGCGAGAGCGAGATAAGCACCCAACCGGAACCATTGGCAAACCAGATGTAGTTGTCGTAGTTCTTAGGTTTGAAGATACTCTCGCGAGCATGTTTCGGTGGGCGACCCCAACCGAAGTGTATGCCCTGCGTAAAGCCGAACATACGCTCCATGGCCGCCATCGTACTTGGTATGGTCTTGCCGAAGCCCTGCTGACGCGACACAGCCACCCATGCGCCGAGCATACCAGGCATGGAGTTTGATGCCGTCCAGACATAGGGAGCCACCAGTCCGTCGGTCTTACCCACACGGCGGGCAGCAATCACTCGCTCGTCCTTGGCTCCCATGTATAGCGACTGCTGCTGGAATTTGGTTAAGTAAATGTTATGTGCTTGCTGCATTGTTGTTATCCTGATTTTGTGTTGTGTTTCTTATTCGCTGCGCGTCTTATGCCCCACATGCCATTTGCTGCACGTCCTGCACCGGTACACCGTCATACCCTGCGCCAGTAGCTTCGGGTTCTGATTGAGATATTCCCAAGCATCATCCTCGGTCTCGTAGGCTTCCTTCGCCTTCCATGAGTGCTGCTTGCGAGTGTAATGTTCAGGGTCCGGCTTGAACGGCGGAACCTTGTTGAAGTATTTGTGTCGGTTGTTACTCATGTCTTGTTTTTGTGTTGTTGTTAGTTGTTCTATTTTCCGTCAGTTAAACCATTTCACAGTTGTCTCGCCTTTATATCCTTTCTCCCACACGAACCAGGCGTAAGCCGCAGCGCTGCTGCCGTATTTGTCGAAGTCGCCATTCATAGCGCATTTCAGTCTTGACGAGCTTACCCAAACACGAATGGGTGGGGTAGAACGGAAGAGAGCGCGTCGACCCTTGCCTTCGAGGAAAGTCAGCTTCAGGAACATCGCCACCTTCTTTCCTTCGGGGATGATGCTCAGAGCCTTTTCCACAAACTGCTGCGCATACTTGTAGGGAGGATTGGTAACGATGTTGCCGTCCCATTCCATATTGTCAATAGAGAGAAAGTCAGCCACCTCGCCGTAACCTCTATCCACAAGGTCGCGGCTCACCACCTCATATCCTGCTGCCTGCAACACCCTACTCATGTGACCCTCGCCACACGACGGCTCAAGAATCCGTCCCTCAAACCGCTCCAGTTTGCACAGCCATTCCGTCGCCTTAGGCTCAGTGGCATAGTAATCCTCCCGCTGTCTATCCGCGTCCGTATGGTTGCTTGCGCCCAACGTCTTGAATACAGCAGCCGAGCCGCCTACCCAGTCCTTTCTTTTTATGTTGTTATTCATGTTGTGTAGAGTTTTTGTTGCTTATAATGAAAGTTCCAGTCTTAGAAGAATTTTGCGGGCTGACATTCATCGATTAACTTGCGTGTTTCTTCAGCACAAGCAGCCACGCATTTTTCTACTGCTTCTGTGATGTCTTTGATTTGATCCTCACGCATATTGTTGTATTTATCACAAGTGTCCTCTATTATTTGGTAGAGAGTCTGTTTTTGTAAATTCTCCATATAGTCCACATACTCCTTGCACGTCTTGCGCCCTGGCTCCTTTACCCAATCGATGAAGTCCTTCTTCCAGTCCTTCCATGTCTTGATTTTTATTGTTATCATTGTCGCTTACATTTTGAATTGTTTTTTCAAGAAAGTGTTGCTTTTAATAAGCTCTATCATTTCCTCCTCGGAGTGTATTCCTTCCCAAAATACTTCAGTATGCGACATACCCCTTTCATCATCTACGGAGAACGGCACGGCATAGTTGGTATATACAACACCGTGATGTTTTATCAAGTGACGACCGGGATTCTTGTAGATGTTATTGATCCACGTCTCGTTGTCACATTCAGTCCATATTTTGCATTCTTCGAGGGTAAGGTATTTGTCGATACCCATAGGGTAGTGTCCTGCCTGCCCGTTGCCTTCTGTCCCGAAATAAATAATCTTTGCCATATCGTTATTGTTTTGTGTTGTTTATAATGTCAAGTCAATACCGAACTTGTCTTCCAAGAACTTCTTGAAGTCCGGCTTATCGAACAGCCCTGTGCTTACCTTGTTCCAATCTGCATTGGAGCTGTAAAATACGTCGCGAGTGAACCATTCGTAAACGTTGTCGTACCTCTGGCATGCCTATTCTTCATCATCCGTAGTTTCGGAATCCGTCAATTCGCTTTCTTTCATGTACCCGTGTCTAATCACATCCTCCTCGTCCTTCTGCTCCATGTACTCGAAGTAGTCTGGCTCATTCTCCTTGCCTACAGCCTGCAGGGATTCCTCTTCTGCTATATCTCGCATATCCTTTGCCGTAAGACCATACTTGCGGGCCAGGCGCAGCTTCTCCTCCTCAGTGTAGTTGATGCGGTCGCGTTTCACGATGCTCACGTCCTGCGTGATGGCAATGCGGCTCATGTCCGGCATCTCGTCCGTAGCATCCTTCTCCTCGATGAAGTTGCCGTATATGTTGGCCAAGGCCTGCATACCCTTATCCACGGCACGGTCGTTGTTCTGCTGTTTGCCCGTGCGTATCAACCATTCTGCCGAATTGAGGTACATGGCCTTGTGGCGCGGACTCTCGTCGGTGGTGAAGAAGCGGATGATATGATTGCACACCGCCACGTCGTTGTTGAGCTCCGTGATGGTGCGATTTTTCACATTACCCTCGTCGTCCACCGTGATGCCAAGAGCCTGGATCATCGCCACAGCCTCCTTGTTGCCCTGTGCGGCTTGGTTGATAAACAACTCGTAGTCACGCCGGGCAATGTTGCGACAGGTGGTACGAGGGTCGATGTCCTTGTTCTGCACCCACCTCTTGTAATATTCCGCACATATCTGCATACGATAGCGCTGCTCCAGGTTCGGGAACATCGTCTCGATGCTGATGCCTTGCGCCAACCATTTGTCGATGCGTGCCAATGTGCCTTGTGTTATCTGACTCATCTTGTTTATGTTGTTTGTTATGTCGGCAAAGTTACGAAATCATCCAAAAACGATTGGGACATACCTCTCTGCCTGTCCGCATGGCGAAAAAAGTATGTCCCACCCGTTTTTTCTCTTTTCATTACCTTTGCATCGTATCTTAATCAAAACAGGATAACACTTCACATTTACTTCACACATTAAAAATCAAACACAACAATGCAAACGATCTTACCCAACATTCCCCGATTCATAGCAGCCGCAATAGGTCTGCTGTGGTGCTACATCGAACCCTCACTCAACTACATCGGTGTATGCTTCTTCGCCCTTCTACTGGATTGCTACACGGCATGGCGGCTCAACCGCCGTATCTACAGCCGGTATCGTGAGGCTATCAAGAAGAATCCTAAATGCCAGATGGACGGCAAGCTGAAATCCAAGAAGATGACCAAGATGGTGCAGGACTTCTCCGTCCTCATTCTCGCCATCTTCCTCGCCACCGCCATCGACACCATCGTACTCGACTACATGAATCCGCTTCATCTCGCCAATTATCTCGCCGCCCTTTACTGCGGAGTCCAGTTTGTCAGCATTCTTGAGAACGAAAGCACCTGCAACGGAGCAGGGTGGGCGCGAGTGATGCAGAAGATAGTAGCCGACAAGACCGAGCGCCACTTCAATATCAAGTTGAAGGAACTTATGCGGGATGAGGAAGATATGAATAAAGAAAAATCCCCCGACCCCGAATAGTAGCATGGGCATCGCCGCCCATAAACCCTAATAAAGTGAAAAGAGAATGGCAACAATAAGCAATATCCTTGAGCATTGGGCTTCCATCTACAAGCCTTTTTCTCACAACCCCGAGAGCAAGCGCCTCGAAGACCAGAGTTTCTTCCGCATCCGCTACATCGACCTTGAGAACATCTTTTCCCGAAACGCCAACGTAGTTCACTCGCCGTGTATGCTATACAGCGTACTGACCACCGGCGAACTCGTTGACGCAAAGAAGGCATCTGTCTCTCACCAGGTGTGGTTTCTCGCCAAAGTGAAGGACACACCGCAGACTCTTGGCCGTTACGACGGCAACAAGATAGAGCGCACGGCCAACGACCTTACCGACTATTGCAAGGACCTCATAGCCTGGCTCGTTGAGGTGAAGCGCACAGGCCGCTGTCCCGTCACAAAGCGCAGTTTTGCCGACGATGCCATGGTGATGGCAGAACTGCAAAGCATCGACACCAGCAGCATCTCCTTCGGCATGGTGGGTGACATCTACGCCGGACAATGGCTCGTCGTGGGCATGGACTGGAAGAGCCTGCAACCGCTCTACAACTTCGCGTGTGGCAGCAACGGCAAGTATATCGTGTCGGAAGAGAAAAACTCGGCTAATAATAAAAAGTAAAACATCATGCCAAAACCAATACAAGCCCCAACCTTTGATTTCAAGGACACCGCGCAATGGTATCTTGGCGACGTATTGCGTCAGCTCAAGATTAACACCGAAACGCAATGTATCTATCCGAAGGAAATCTATAGCGGATTCAGGGCTGTCAATGCGGCTCGTGCGGCACGCGGTCAATGGCACGCCGAAGGAGTGGGCGTAAATTCCTTCCAAGGCAGGATTGTGAACGATACTCCCGAAGGCTGGACCTACGAGTTTACCTACAACGACTATATGCGCTTCGTTGATATGGGTGTAGGTCTTGGCACTAAGTACGACGATGTGGATAGTGCACGAAAGGCCAACTACTCTCGCCGCTATGTCCGTTCATGGAAACGCTATGGAGCGGGTCGCTCTCAGCGTCCTGCCATTATGATGGAGCTTCGACACCTGCAAACGCGTATGCAAAACTATCTCGTAGATTTCTACGGATTTCAGGGCGAAGCACAGATAATTAAGGCTTTCGAGGATTCTGACATCCATATCACTCTCTAACAACACAAAAACAATAACAATGGCAACACAAAAATTAGCAAAAGTAGTAATCACGGCCAATGCCTCTACAGCCAAGAAGGTATTGGAAGAGATTGACAATCTTGTGCAGAAATATACTGCCGACATTCAGAAGATGACTGCCGCAGGTCAGGCTAACACTGCTGAGTGTAAGAGGGCAGAGAGCACATTGAAGGCGTTGTCGCAAGTGCAGCGTGACAATATCGAGGACACGAAGCGATTGGGTGAGGTGGTGCAAGACCTCACCAACACTAAGCTTCGTGACCTTCGCCGTGCTATGGGTTCGGGCAAGTCGGCTCTCGCTAAGCTCACTGGCTCGGATGCCGACCTGAAGAGGGCAGAGCAGATACGAAGCGAGATGAAGCAGGTGGGCGATCAAATGCGTCTTATCGAAGGTCAGTACGTCAAGATAGCCGACGGACTGAAGAATGTTTCCAATCAGTCAGACCAGTGGCTCGACAAGGCTATCAAGCAACAGCGCGACCTCGTTGGCTCGCTGCAGAAGTCGGATGCGTCGTATCAGCAGAATCTCGCCACATTGAAGCAGCTTGAAGCTGAGGAAGATAGACGCAAGGGCAAGATGGGCATCGTGGAAGCTCGCCAGATCGTAACCAGTCAAAACGCTTCGGCATCCGATTTGCGTCGAGCCAAGTCTACGCTTACCGAGGCTCGCGACAATACTCCTACAGGAAATACTGGCGACATTGCGCAATACAACAAAGAGCTTCAGGAGATAGAGAAGCGACTGGAGGCTGTGTCGGGTAAGGCTCAGAAAGCATCAATGAGCTGGAAGCAGATGAAGCAGGTGTTGGCTGAACCCAACAGGGCTTCTGGCGAAGACATCAAGCACACGATGGAAGTGATTCAGCAGAAGATACAGCAACTCCCTGCCGGCAGCAAGTATGTAGCTGACCTCCGTCGCCAATACTCCATGCTCGAACAGACTCTCAAAGGCACCCGTATGTCGCAGAGTGCCCTTAACGATATTCTCACTCGTAGCAAGCAGGGCAAGGCTTCCCTCGACGAACTGCGCCGTGCTTACAAGCAGCTTGAAGAGGAACTGAACCAAATCAACACCAAGAGCAAGGAGTTTGCCGACAAGCAGAAGTCGATGAAGGAGCTGAAGAAGAACATCGACGAGGCGACGGGTGCAGCCAACAAGCATGGCAGCGCATGGCAGACGGCACTAAAGAATCTCACGGCTTATGTCGGATTGTTTGCGATGTTCAATCAGCTTAAAACGTACTTTATAGATTTGTTTCGTCTTAATATGAAGTATAGCGAACAGCTTACTAATATTCGTAAGGTCGCTTTATCTACAACTGACGAAGTAGCAAATTTATCAAAGGAACTTGCTAAAATCGATACCCGTACAAGCATAGAAGAACTGAACAACTTGGCCTATGCGGGAGCTAAACTTGGTATTACAACTCAAAATTTAGCTGGCTTCGTCCGTGCCGCAGACCAGGTGAACGTCGCATTGAAAGAGGATTTGGGCGATGAAGCGTTGACGGCTCTTGCTAAGATTACTGAGGTGATGGGTCTTGCGGATAAATATGGAGTGGAGCAGGCTATGCTGAAAACAGGCTCTGCGATTTTCCGACTGGCATCTACATCTACAGCGACAAGCGGAAAGATTGTGGATTTCTCTAATCGTATGCTTGCATTGGGCGAACAGGCAGCTTTAACAACCCCAGATATTTTGGCTCTTGGTGCGGCTGTTGACTCAATGGCCCTTGAGCCAGAAGTTGCAGCAACAGCTTTTGGAAAGTTGGTTGTAGAGCTTCGTAAAGGTACAAGCCCTATTGAAAAATCACTCGGTATAGCTTCTGGTTCTTTGAAGAAGATGATCGAGAGTGGAAGAGGTATGGATGCAATCTTAACCATTTTCCGCAGAATGGGCGAAACTAAAAACCTTTTTGCTCTTGATGGCTTATTTAAGGACTTAGGCTCAGATGGCGCTCGTTTGGTAAAAACTATGGTAACAATGGCTGCCAAGAATGGTATGCTTACTAAAGCGGTAAAGGAGTCTAATAAAGCTTTTAATGAAGGTTCTGCTGTTACGGTTGAGTATAATATGCAGCAGGAAACTGCAGCCGCGTATATGGAGAGGGCTAACAACCTTCTTGAAAAACAGTTTGTTTCTTCAAGTGCGGCTTCGGGACCTATTCGTGATATAGCAAAAGCTTGGTTTGAAGTTGTAAAGGAACTTACAACCAGTATGAGTTTTATGACAGAGGTTCGTGTAGCGTTAGCGCTGCTCTTTGCCTCTATAAAGATGCTATTGAGCATACTTCCTACGTTGATCACCATGATTAGTATGGCAGGATTAGCGGGTGGCTTTGCAAAACTGCTTACTTATGTTCAGGGATTAGAAGGAGGTATGTTGTCTCTGGGTGCTGTCGTTGCCAAAACTAAAGCTGCATTTAATGGCTTGTCGTTTGCCAAGCAGGCGGGTATTATGGGAGGATTAATTGGATTATTGGGTATATTGGTCGTAAAACTTGCCGAATATTCTTCCTCTTTGAACGGTTTATCCGCAGGACAGCGCGTGCTTAACGAAGTACAAGAAGAAGGTAAGCGCAAGGCTATGGAGGAACAAGAATCGTTGAAGCGTCTGCATAATGTTATGCACGATACTTCAGCGTCAATGAATCTTCGCCTCGAAGCTATGAATAAATTGAATGGCGCTATTCCTAACCTCAACGCTAAAATTAACACAGAGACGGGTGTTGTTAAGGAAAACACTAAGGCATGGGAGGATAACTTTCAACGTCTACAAGATTACTACAAACTTGAGGGCGCTCGTTCTAAGTTGGCAGAATTGGGTCGTGAGAAAGTGGATGCTATTCTTGATTTGCAGAAAAAGGAAGATGCGTATGCAAATACACACGTAAACGCTCCTAATGGAAGATATATTCAGACCTCTGGTGGTGCTATGATGCCAGGGCAGGCACAGGGTGCAATCGGACAGGCAGGACAGCGTGCGGCTGCGAAACGCGAGCGAGATAAGGCTCAGTCAAGACTGGATGAAATAAACGCACAAGAAGAAGCCTTACGGAAAAAGTTTGGGGCTAAACTTTATGTAGGAGATGGAAAGGTTGTAGGTCAAAAAGTTTATGGCGGCAACGGTGGTGGTGGAGGTAACACAACTACTCCTGAAGATGATGCTCGCAACAACATATCTGAGTTTATTACAAAGATAAAGAATTTCTATAAGCGCCAAATGACAGCCACTGTTGAGGATCTTTCAAAGAAGGGCGTAGAGAAAGAATTACAGAAACAGGCAGTTAATGACATTCAAATACAAATGGATGCTGCCCTTGCAGCTGCGCAGCAGTCTATTGTCCTTGGAAATAAAACTTGGGATAAATTTAAAAAATCAATAGACAAATATCGCAAGGAAAAAGACGATGAGTTTGGACAATCTCAGTCTCGTATGCTTGAGGCTGCCATATTGAATACTAATGTAGCACAACTTCGTTCTGATTTATTAAAGCAAATGCCTAAAATTAAGAAAGGGCAAGTTGTCGGATATAAGTCAGATGAACGCGACCGTGCTTATCTTGACAGAATGTGGCTGAATGCTTCATCAAAAGAAAACGATTCAAGCAATGTAATCCAAGAACGCATAGAACAACGTCGAAAGGAGTTACTTGAACATGATTACACAGGTGTAGTTCAACAAAATTCTTTCTTGGGATTAATAAGTTCTCGTTTTGCAGACGTTTCGCTTGAAACACTAAATAAAGATAGGGCTGATGTTATAAAAGTTTTGGAAAAAGCTCGTACACAAATGGCGGCACTTTTTGAGACTAACGGGGAGAAGCAGAAGTTACTTCAGTTCTTATTTGGAAAAGACTACATGCAGATGCCTTCTGTCTTTCTTGCGTTGATGGGCGAGACTGAGCAGAATGTAAAGCTATTCTATCACAAGCTTATACAATATGTTGATGAATATACAGCTGCACAGAAAAAAGAATACGACGAATCCAAGAAGATTTCTGATTTTCTTTGGAAAAACAACAAACGCAATCTCGATCAGCAGGCAAAACTGCGCAAGATGCAGCAGGAAAGCTCTCTCTTCGGCAAGCGTACCAACTTTCTCTCCAACCTCGGTCTTGCCGACCTTACCGCCGACCCAGAGGTGGAGTTACTAAAGATGAAGATGCAGATGGCAGAAGATTATTATGCCTTCTGTCTGAAGAACTCTCGTAATAAGCAGCTCATCGATGAAGCTGATAAGGCTCGTCAGGAGGCAGAGCTTGCCTATGCCAATCAGATGGCAACGGCGATGAAGAACCGCCTTTCGCAGATGCAGCAACTCGTGCAGCCTATAGAAACCTTCGGTGCAGAGGTAGGTAAAGCTTTCGCCCTGATGGAGTCTGACGTGTCAAGCGCACAGGAAAGTATCAAGAATGCCCTGAAGTCTATGATTGAGTCGTGGGCTAATATGGCGCTTAATGACGTGAACACCCAAATGTGGAAGGCTATCAATGATGCAGGTGCCAAACAAGGTAAGGCTAACGCACAGCCTGGTATTGATGCGGCGAGAGCCAATGCTAACGCTAATGTCGCAAAAGAGGACTTATCTCATCTCGGCACAGCCGATAACCCTATGCACGTCATTGTGGAAAACGGCTTTGGCGGCGAGGGTACTGCCACAGGAACGTCTGGCACGACCATATCAGAAGGAACTTCCGGCACTGTTATGTCGAAAAATGGCGAGTCGTCCGTAGCCGGACAGAAACGACCCAAAGGATTGTCAGCTTCTCCGTATTCAGGCACCGCCTCTCAAGCAGGAACAGCCATTGCAGAAACTGCGACAGGCGGTACTACTTTGTCTGATGCCGTAGCCGGTATCGGAGGCAGCCTTGTGGGTGACTTGATGAATAGCAAATTCACTCTTGGCGGTTCTTCAAAGAAAACTGGAGACGACAAGGAAAAAGCCAAGCAGCTCAAGAAAGAAAAGAAGCATCAGAAAGAACTCAGTAAAGAGGTTAAAAAGGGAGCTAAGGATAGAGAGAAAGAAACCCATCAAGGTGTCAAGAATATAACTGACATCACCGATGCCGGCAATAAAGAGCAAAGTAAGAGTACGGAGATAGCGCAGAATGCCATTCTTGATATGACCCAGACGGCTATGACCACCAATCTTGCAGCTAAAAAACAGAACAATCAGGATGTGGCAAACTCGGACGCGGCCCGCACCAACCAAGAGGTGACATTCTCTATCGCGGGAGCAATGGCGAAGTGTTTTGAGTTCTTAGGTCCTATTGCTGGCCCTATTGCTGCAGCAGGAGTGATGGCTACTCTGATGGGCTTGCTTCAGTGGGCACTTAATTCGGCTTTCAGCAGCAGCAGTAAGAAATCTTCTTCTGTATCTAAAAACACGAAGCTCGTTTCAGGTATGCTTACGTATGACAGCGGTAACGTGCAAGACCTGAAGCCATTTGTAGCCGACAATGGTGATATTTATTGGGCAACAGAGGATGACGGCAGGCAAAAAACTGGCGTGCAAATGATTACTACTCCAAGGGCTACTACCATCAATGGCCAGCATTCTCTTGTAGCAGAGAATGGACCCGAGATAGTAATCGGTCGTGAGACGACACACGCCATGATGATGAACAATCCGGCACTCCTCAAGGCTCTCGTCAACTACGACAGCAACTATTCAGGCAGACGTGCAGCAAGACGCGCATTTGACAATGGTAATGTCGGCGAGCTTGCGAGCGCAATGGGGGACGCAGCAGCGGGCTTTACAGCAGAAAATGGTAATCTTCTGTTGGGCGCACCAGCGGCCAACAATGTTATCGCTAACAACACAGCCAGCCAAGCCGCTCTCATGCAAGCCGTCAAGACCCTCCTCGACCGACTGAATGAGCCTATCTACGCAAAGATAGACATGTATGGCCGTGGCAATCTTTACGACAGTATGACGAAGGCCGATCAGTTTATGAAAGGAAAGGGCTAAATTTACGAATTTTATTTTCTTTATCTTATTTATTAGTTAGTATTTTCTGATGAGACCGCTCCGTTGTGAAACGTGGCGGTCTTTTTCTTTCGTTGTGAGGTATGAACGACCATCAAAAGATACTCTGTACGAAATCCGAATAATCTGGTCGCATTTCGTAAAAATGAATGTGACAGGGTAGGGTAGTGTATAACTGTCTCATTTATTGGGACTTTATTCGCATTTTTGGTCGCATTTCGGGGTCTTGGTCGCATTTTTCTTGAATCCTGAGCATACTATATCAGAATTTTGGGTAATTTTTTTATTCTCCTAAAATCAAAAGCCCCTAACCTCAATTTAGAAGTTAGTAGCATTAACGGCTTTGCCGTAAACATCAGACAATAAGTTACTTACAAGATAGAGATGGGGCAAAGCATAAGATAGATTTGAGCCAATTTTGCTGTATTTTATATCTTTTAGATAAATATTTTATTTCTTATGCGCATATTAGTTTATAAAAAAATAATCATTTTGAGACCAAAATAATATAAAAAGCTAATTATTAAGCAAGTAACAGCAAGAAAAAAGTGGGCAACAGGGTGATAATCGTGGGACAATCATGGGACTAAAAAGAAGAAAAAAAGGATGAGTGGACTTTTGCTTTTTGGCTCATTTTTGAAAAATGGGACTTTTTGATACAGAAATGAGACCAGAGTCTTCATTTTGGTCTCATTTTATTTTATTCTCCTTCTCGTAACTCAAAAATACCTATCATTATGTGAAACAACTGAGATATTTCGATTAAATTTCTTTTAATATATCTTAAATATTCAGGAAAATATCCCAGGTATTTTGTTATCTTGATTTTATTTCTTAATTTTGCAACGAAAGTACTAAGTATAATAACTAAGATATGTTTGACGAAGTTTGCTCTATTTATGAGTCTGCCCAAGATGCTTATGGCCGTTTCGTAGACCGCGAGACGGGGGAGTGCATTCAGCAGATGACTATCCGCGAGTTCTGTCTTACGGACAGATGGAAGCCGTATGTGCAGCGCCTTCGTGCTATGCGTCAGGAATTTGGCAGCAAGGCAAAGAAGATGCCCGAGTACATCAAGACAAAGAAAAAGTTGCCAGGTGCTACACTTAGCGGACTGTTCGCTCTCTACGAGGATGACAGTCTGACGCATCCAGGGCAGCGTGTCATGGTTAGCCGACGAGAGAGCCACCTGAAGCAGCACACCGGCTGGCTCGCCATCGACATTGACCTGAAGGATAATCTTCAGATAACTGATTTTGGAAGTATATTAAAGCTGGCCCGTTTCCGCCCTGAGATAGGATTGTTGATGCGTTCTTGCTCTGGTACTGGTTATTTCGGTCTGGTTCGTCTGGCCTATCCCGAAAGACACAAAGACCAGTTCAAAGCTCTGCTCAAAGAATATGCCGCTCTCGGCATCATGCTCGACAAGGCTTGCAGCAACATCGGTCGTGTGCGCTTCGCCTCCTGGGACGATCCCGAACATATATATATCAATGAAAATGTGGTGCCGTATAAGGGACTGGAAGATATGGCTGTGTTGCCATCGCTAATTCCTGTAACTAAAGTTGCTACGCACTACGAAAATACGTCGTCAGGTCAGAGGTCGGGTTATACTGGTGATTGGGAGAATGATACACCCGACATCATCTTGCGCAAAGCTCGTGTCCTTGTACGCAAGGTAGAGCAGAACGCTGTTGACATTATGGAAAACTATGATGACTGGGTTAAATGCGGAATGTCTTTATACAGTATCGATCCGCATGAAGGCTATGATATGTGGAAGCGAGTTTCTCGTTTCCGTCCCTTTGATGCCAACCACGGACACCGTGAATCAGACTTTGTGGCTCCTTGGAAGTCATTCGGAAAATACGAAAGAGTAAGAGCAAATACTTTTTTCATGTTTTGCAAAAGAGCCAAGGTAACACTTTCGAGGGAGGATATGCAGGAAATCTATGGCTAAAGGGTCGTAATCATATAAAAACATTTTTTCACAAGTGTTAAATCGAAAACTCAAAAAATGGCAAAAAAGCCCTGATTTTCGCAAAAAGTGAAGCCTATGCGTATTTACTTCATGTCTACTGATTGTTTACTGATTGTTTACTGATTGCTCAAATGTTAAAATTCAAACAAAAAATATATGAAACTGATAACAATTACTGGTCCGAGTGGCGCAGGAAAGGACACTGTGGCTCAGATGCTGTCCGACATGGGCGGCTATAAAGTGTTGTGTTCTTATACCACCCGTCCGAAGCGCGAAGGCGAGATTGACGGTTGGCAGCATTATTTTGTAGAGAAGTGCGACGTACCGCACGATAAGATGTTGGCATACACCCAGTATGGCGGCTATGAGTATTGGACCACCATCGACCAGGTGACGGACAAGGCTATTTACGTGATTGACGAGGACGGACTGAAAGCCTTGTGCGAGAAATTCCCCGACATCGAGCTATTCAAAATTTGTGTGACGGCATGGGAAGCAACCCGACTGCGCCGAGGGGTGTCGCAGGAACGCTTAGACCGCGACCAACAGCGCAATCTTCTGTCCTTGTTCTTCTACGATGCAGTAATCTTCAATAACGGCTCGCTCGAAAGTCTGTGCGACAAGGTGAAACGACGAGTTTTGTGTAAACTTCGGAAAATATGAGAATGCACTATCTTTTAAATAACAAACTAAAATTCATCCATAATGAAATTCATCGAACCACAAGTAGAATGGTGGCAGCAGACTACTCTTGCGCAACACATAGCAAGAGTGGGCAGAATATGCTACAAGGCTAAGGGCAAGCAGCCCGGAGAAGGATTGACCGAAGAGGAAGTGAAAACTTTCATCCAGAAGCGTGACGAGGAGCGCTGCAAAGGCTTCTGGGAAAGCGGACATCGCTCGATGCTTCGCCACGGCACAGTTTATTTCTTTATGCCCAACGAAAGGGGTCTTCCTAACCACATCTGGGCATACCTGGCAGCATCGCCTTACATCAACTATGCCACCAAGAATCATAAGGTATGGTTCAGTACCAATACTCAGTTTGCGCTTGAGCACGAGGACGTGATGAATGTGCTTAGTCAGTATGGTGTCAGCGAAGACGAGTTTATCGAGAAGGCACTGAAGTACGAGTGTGAGGAGGCATTCTCCATTATCCGCATGACGATGGTAGTAACCACGCAGATAAGTACATCGCGTGAGCTCAACCGCACTTCTCCCAACAGCATCGCCGAGCAGAGCACACGCTATTGCAATTTAGAAAAAAAAGGAGGCGTACAGATAGCACGTCCGCATTGGCACGAAGAAGGCAGTCGATGGCAGCGCTTTGTGTATGGCCTTGTATGTCGAGTGTGTGAGTGGGGCTACAACCGACTTCTGAAGTCCGGCTTGAAGCCGCAGGACGCACGAGGTGTTCTGCCTCTCGACACCTATACCGTTGTGGCATATACATACACGCTTTCCGACTGGAGCCATATTCTTGACCTTCGCTTCCATGGCAAGACGGGCACGCCGCATCCCAATGCAAAGATGATTGGCGAGAAAATACGCAACATCATCATCGATCGTATGCGCCAGTATTGTGATGAGTTTGACATTTAATCATCAATATAAACATATATATATCATGGCTAAAGATGCGTCTTCGTTTGGGCGTTAATAGCCGTTATGATAAATAGTAGATTTTAATATGGGCAAAAGCAAAAAACAACAAGAGGCAAAGCGCATAGATGCCATCTATGCGCAGCCTACCATTTATTACATTAACTTCAAAGACGTACCTTTGGAGAAATACACTGAGTCACTTGACCTACTCTTTCGTGATCCTGACTTTAATGAGTTGATGACGAAACGCAATAACCTCGCGAAGGTGGCAAGTAGGTTGAAGCAAGGTTCTTCCGAAATCCAAAATTTGGTGAAGCAGATACAGAAGCGCGATTTAGAGCTGGCTTATACGATGTATTCCTCCGTTGTGTTGGCGAATGTTCGTTCCAACGTTACCTTTGACTTTTTCTCCTTTGGTACTCTACTGAGATATTTCGTGGATTATTCCCAGGATGGTATGCAAGAGAAAGTAGATACATTGTCACTCAACCTTGATAAGGTAGCGTTTCTTTCCGACATGCTGGAATGTGTCGTGAAGGATGTCAGGTCGAATATGTATGCAGTCTTCGGTAATACTACTGAGTTCCATCAGTTTGACGGTGTTCTTAAAATGATACGGCAACTTCGCGGCTTTTATAAGTCTGTTGTCGGTGAAAATGACAACACTCCCAAAGCGCAGCTTTATTTTGACTATTCTGACAGCATCGACGACTACCTCAGCAAACGTCTGACCACCTATAGTAAAAAGCTTCGTAAACTGACACCCCAGCTTCCAGTCTACTCTGCAGAGCAGATGGTAGAAGCCCTTAACCTGTTTTTTGACAATGAAACCCATTTTGATAAGGAATTTATCAAGCATACGGAAAGTGGAGGAACGTATATAGATGCTTTATCGCTCGTCAAAGTTTTATCGCCCAGTCAGACAGAAAGGCTCGACAAGGTAATGAAAGAGGCGGGATGTATGGTTACAGCGGATAAAGATCCTGCCAACTATTGTTTTAGCGTAACAGATGTTATCCTGTTGTACTATCATAGAAGTAAAGGTAAAAAAGTAAAAAGGTAAAAAAAGACTTTCTTGCTGATTTATAGGTAAAAGTAAACATAAAAAAACATGCCAAATATCTATCTTCGGCTTCCGTTGAGTCGGTGCCAGTTTATCAGGAATCGAGACCCTAACCACGTATTGTCAAAGTGTGATCCTCTGGTCTTTAACAGTTATATGCCGGAGCATTTCATTTTGCGCAATTCACTGACCCCGGCTGTGGCTAATTGTAAGCAAATCAACATGACCTGTTTTTCGCAACAGCAGTGGCGAAACATGATGCAGGGCAGGCATCCTTTAGGTGGTAGTATTGTCATCAAGAGAGATGTTCACCAATATCTTTCTTATGGCGAAGTTCAATACTTGAATGGTAAACTTGATTACGCTAAAACCATTAATGAAGATTATCTTTGCATTAAACTTCCGAATGAGGTGGAAATGGTAGACGTAGTAAAGTCGGTTACTCCTTCCTGGACGATTGATACCAATGGCGTGCGTCGCCTGCTTACATCCATCAACAATGACTTCAAGCGAAGCATTGTAGAGTGGTCGTTGTCTACTTTCGATTATTGCACGTCAAAAGGCCGGCTGATAGCCCGCTCCAGGGCTGCTGCGCTGGAGCGATACTTAATGAGATATGGCATAGAACCGACAACCGAAGAGAAGGATAATCTTCGCCGCATCGTCAACCGCTGGTTGAGTACTGAACACGCCAATTATAAGTCGTTTTCGTGTTTCGATATGCAGTATGGCGACGCTAAAGAAAGCAGTATGCACATTGACGAGATACAATGGCTGTAAAATACAACCTTTAAAAATGTGTTAATAAGAAAAGCAAAATAAGTTAAAAATTTAAATGTAATATTCGATATATATGTTTGTACCAGATAATTGTAGGGAAACGTTTCTCGATGGCGTAACCGACGTTTACTTTCATGATGTGGAACATTCCTCCATCCCTGTTCCGCCTTTTGTCGCTCAGATTATGCAGATAAACAACTGCAACTTTTCTGAGCCAGCGCTGCATATCGCCATGTCGGAAGGAGAACATACGGTATTGGCAAGCAGTATTACAGCTAAAGAAACTCCATCGCAAGGTGGAAACGGAACTGTTTATACCTTTGAGGTGAGTGTAAATGTTGTGACTGGTGGTAAAAATGTACGCGAAGCGTCTAAACAGATGAAGGGTAAGGACTATTATATAGTACTTCGTAGGCGAGACGAATCGTTTTGGCTCTGTTATACGCTTGCTCATACTTTTCGACTTGCCACATCGTCGACTGTTACAAACAGTTCGGAGTCGAGAACCGTAACAGCCACCTGTAAAGCAATGTCCGATTTTATTCCTATTCAGTTGGAATAAATTTTAAGATATATTCGTTAAATATCAGAAATAGTATTTAGTTGTCAACGTCGTTGTCCGTGAGGATAGCGGCGTTTTTTTGTCCTTTTTGTCTACCTTCAATCTATTACCTTTGCAAACAGAAATATTTGACATAGTACATTCTTTGGTAAAAAGAATTGTTTACAGGATAACATACATTTACAATCTTAATTTTTAAACCCGTATGAAAGGTCTTTTTGAAATTATGACCAACAAGGAGTGGATGATTAACCCCGAGTTCGTACACGGAATACGTAAGGCCTTAGAGCAGAACCTGAACACTCATGCTGCTTTCGAGAAGCCTCAGAAGACTTGCGGTTTTGTCACTGCTATAGACGAGAACGGATGCGTCTACTATCCCGAGGAATATCAGATTTCAGAGGATGGTAATCAGGTGAGAAGTCAGTGGGCTCTCAAAGATGATGATGCACAAAATTTTCCTTTTGTCTCTGTCCTTACAGTTGATGGTCCTATCACCCGCAATGGCGGCGGCTGCTCGTATGGTTCCGTCGATCATCGTAACATGATGATTAATGCTGCCAATCATCCTTTGTGTCGTGGTCATATCTTTATCGTTGACACACCTGGCGGTACTGCATGGGCGAAGAATGATTATGAACAGGCCATCAATTACGCACGTTCACTTGGTCAGCCAGTTCTGTGTTTTATCGATGGTGACTGCTATTCTGCCGGTATGTATCTCGCCTCTCTCTGCGATGAGCGATATTACATGCACCCCAAGGACGGTGTAGGCTGCATCGGTGTGATGGGTGCTTTTTATACTGAGGCCGACGGCAGTACCAACAAGTTTACTAACGAGACTTATCACGAGATTTACGACCCGGAGTCTTATGATAAGAATCGCGATTTCCGTGATATTGCCAACGACGGCAATACGGAGAAGTTCGTGGCAGAGTTGGCCGAACTGGGCGTAGAGTTCCGCAGAGATGTAAAGAAGGCTTGCCCGAAAGCTAAAAAGGAACATCTGCATGGAAAGATATTCACAGCAGAAGAGGCAAAGGGCATTTTGGTGGATGGTCAATCTACTTTCCTTGATTGCATCCACCGATGCTTCGATCTCTACAATGGTACAGCAAAGCCTATCAAGAGAGAAATCACCACTGATGACCAAGGTACTGATACCGAAGGCACAGAAAAAGAGCCTAAGAACGCCTCTACCCCAGCTACAGTAGCCAGTTCAGCACAAAAGCCAACAACCGCTCCATCTTCAGAAAAGGATAACAACAACAATTTTAACCAAACTCATATTGATATGAAAAATTACCCATTGATTAGCGCTGCTTGTGGTATCAAGGAAGGCGAGATTGAAGTCAATGCAGAAGGCACATTCATGAATGCTCCATTGCTCGACTCTCTCGAAACCAAGTTGAACACCAACGAGCAGGCTGTGGCCGATGCAAAGCAGAAAGCCACTATAGCAGAGCAAAAGCTCGCCGACCTTCAGGCTAAGTTTGATGCTCTTCAGAAAGAACACGCCGAAGCTAAGACTCGTTCTGATGAAACGGCTGCAACTCTCGCCAAGAAGAACGAGGAACTGACAACTCTTACTGCCAAAAAGGATGAGGAGATAGCTGCCCTGACAACCGACAAAGCCAAGGTCGAAGAGGAACTGAAAGGCGCAAAGGAATCGCTCGCTACAGCCGAGCAGACCATTGCCGACAAGGACGCCCAGATAGCCGCCCTTACCGAAGAGGCTGGCAAGGAGCCTGCGGCAGGCACTGCACCAGGCAACAACGGAGAAGGCGCACAGGTAACCGAACCTCATACAGCCTACCCAACTTGGAACCCTTCAGATCCTGTTGGCTCAAAGAAGGCTATCGAGAAGTATAAACGTGATAATGGTCTTCTCTAACATCATTTCTATTTTTTTCAAATTTTCATTCACATTTTTAAAAAGTAAAGTATTATGAATACACCTAAAAACTTTATTGGTATTGATGCCCTTCAGCAGGTAGCTAACCAAGTTTTTAAAAGCGTTGTAATGGGACCACAGTATGCAGCTCCTGAAGATATGCAGCGTCTTGGAGTAAAAGTTATCAGTGGCATCCAGTATCAGCGTACAACTAACATCTTCTTGCGTAAAGGTGGCACCACTCGCCGAAAGGATGTCAATCCTAAGATGAACAGCGAGGTGGGCTTCCTGAAAGAGCGTGTACTGACTGCCAAGCTCGCTTGGTTCCATGGTTATGATAATATCGACAGATATTGCGAGACAATCCATGGTACAGACGCGCAGGGTGCTTATCCTCTTTCTACTGTTGCTGTAGAGGCCGTAATCAAAACCCATGCAGATGACATCTACAACAACGCCTGGTGGGGTGACATCGACAACGATCACGAGGGCGCTACCGAAGAGGAGAAGGCTATGGGCTTGGCTGATGGCTGGATTACCTGTATCAACCATGACATCGAGGACGGCTTGATCAGTGAGGCTAACCATAACCTCATTCATTGTGAAGCCATCTCAGCTCCTACGTCTTCCACAGATAGTTCTGCTTACAAGAACTTCCGTGATGCTTACATGAAGCTTGATCCACGTCTTCGTCGTCAGCAGATTTTCGCTTATATGACTACAGAGACTGCTATCAATATCTCTGATGCTTATGCTCTCCAGTCATACGGTACTCACAAGCTCGACGTAGTAGCAGATGGTAACTACAAGATTCCTGAGTTGCCAAAGGTAACTATCGCTCCTGTAGACGGTATGGGTGAAGGCGACCGCATCATCTTCTCTGTTGCCGGCAACCTCGTGTTCGCTGTTGATTCAGAGGGTAATCAGACTTTCGTCGATGTACGCCTCGGCTCTGACAACGATACACGTGACCTGCAGTTCCAGTGTCAGAGTATTCAGGGCTACGGTATCGAAAATCCATTCTCATGGGCTTTGGCTGTTACGGATGGTGAGCTGCGCTGCACCGACTTCGTTTCTGGCGACTATACCAACTCTAACCTTGTAGTGACTATCGCAGAAACTGAAGGCAAGGAGATTACCGACGCTTCAGTAACCGTCAACGGTACTAAATACGACAAGGCCGTAGAAACCACTCCTAACCAGATCCTGACTCTTGAGGCGAAGGACGGTACAAAGGATAAGTTCTCTCACTGGAGCAACGGCAGCAAGGAGAAGTCCATCACCATCACCGCTACCGGTATGAGTATGGGTCTTACTGCCTTCTTCAAGGCAAGTGAGTAATCATCGGCACGACTGCTCATAATAATAAAATCACGGGCGTCGGTCGGCTGACCTGACGGGAAATGTCGGTCGTCGCCTTTTTTATTAAACCATTAAAACAAGATACGACTATGGTAGAAAAAGCAACATGTCCTGAGCTCTCGGATGTACTGAACGAAAACGAGTGCTTGGAGAATATCGCAGGTATGGGCAATAATGTGTATATCGGTCTGAAGAGTGATTTGGCTGCGCCACTGACTCTCACAGGCAGCACTTATTCTACTCCTACCTTCAAGAGCGGTAAGGGACTTTACAAGGTTGAAGCCAGCGATGACACACAGCAGATCCAGGGTTCTTCGGCTGGTTACAGAGGTGGCTTCGATCTTACAACTAACTTTGCTCTCGACTCTGTGAGTGAGACAGGCGGCAAGTTGGCCCGCGCTATCAACAACCAGGATGTTTTCATCATCGTAACAGGTAAGGGTGGCGACAGAACGCAGATCATGTACGATCCTAACATCAAGGTGAAGTTCGACAATGGCGGCATCAAAACCGACACTGGTGCCAAGAGTGGCGACGAGCGTAAAACCACCTTTGAGGCAAAACTGAACGGTGTACTTTATCCTAACCTCTACGTGACCGATCCTACTACGGATGGCTGGGATTCACTCCTTGCTTCCAAGGCAGTGGGGGGATAACGGGCGGAACTGATAAGAGCGAGACTGATTCCGCCGATCAAGGAACATCAGCAGCAAAGAAAGCGGCTGCGAGAACGACTGCAGCAAGGACGAGCACTGCAAGTGTGAAGCCGACAGACGCAAGTACAACTCCGACAAGCGCCGCCAGTACATTGATTGATGATGATTGATCGCTCTAAATTGTAAGACAAAACATTTACAATTTAAAATCTATAAATTCAAAGACTCGGTATCTTGACTAATAAGTCTATGATACCGAGTTTTTTGTTATTATAATATTAGCATTTTTAATGCGAGGTTTCTGTTATCTTTAAATATTTTGTGTAAATTTGCGGCATGAATTTATTATTGGTCTATTAACATTTAACTATTATGGAACTTCGTCATTTGCGCTCATTTGTATATGTAGCCGAAACTTTATCGTTCAGTATTGCAGCCACGCGCTGTTGTGTCACTCAGTCCGCCATCAGTCAACACATCAAGGCTCTTGAGGATGAACTGAGGTGCAAGTTGCTTATCCGCACCTCGCACAGCATTATGCTCACTGAGAGTGGCGAGGCGCTTTTGCCTCGCGCCAAGGAGATACTGAAGCAGACGGATGACTGCAAGGAACAAATCAACGCGCTCAACAACTGCCTTGTGGGCGAGCTGAGGATAGGTGTAGGCTCTTTTATCGCACCTTATATTCGGATGGCGGCACTTATCTTCATGGAACGATACCCGAATGTAAGAATCAACGCCGAGTTTACCAAGGCGACGAGTCTGAACCACCTGTTGAGAAGCCACTCCCTCGACCTCGCCTTTACTCTGAACACTGCCTACAAGAATGAGGGCATCGAGTCTGAGCCCTGTATTCCTTTCCGTATCTATGCGATGATGCGGGACACCCATCCTTTGTCCCGACTGGAAAAGGTGTCATACGAGGATTTGTTAAGGCACAACGTGATTATGCCCGATGTAGGCGAAAGGGTGTTCAATACCTTTCAGAAATATCTGAAATACGATTTTATGAAACTGAATGTAAAATGTATTGTGAGCGACCCCAACGAGGACCTTGCCATCGTGGAAGAATCCCATTGTGTCACTTTCATGCCTAAATTGTACCTAAAGAACCACCCTACCCTTACCGTCCGTCCCATCGTGGGGCTTGAGCACGACCTGATGAGCAATGTCCACTGGATGAAGGACGTGCCGATGAAGCGGTCGGCACAACTTTTTCTTGATATTGTGCGCAACGAGTCCATACCTTATATTAGAACTCTTGAGGAAGCCATGCGATAAAAAGATATTGTTATTATACCTTTATATATTGTGCCTGTTTATGTTTTCATAAGCATTTCTGTTTCCTGGTTTTTCTGTAAGAACACTTCATAGACTTCCCTTTTCTTTTTGTCTGTTTCCCTTTACTTTTGCAGATGATTCCGATATTGGAAGAATTTTATTAATATCAATCATTATGCAAGTAAAAACTAATGACGGCAACTATGATGTTGCCAGCAAAGGCTTAGGCAACACAGCCCTTGGCCTTGGTATTGCGGGATTGGCTACCAGCCTTTTGGGCGGTGGTGCTTCGCTGTTGGGCATGACGAGAAACGGCGGTCCGGCTACTGCCCACCCTTCCGACCCCGACGCACGTTTTGTCACCAAGAGTGAGACCAACCTCATTCAGGAGAACAGCACTCTGAAGACCGAACTCGCCATCCAGAAGAGCGAGAACTACACCGACAAGAAGTTGATAGAGGTAACCCAGTATCTCGACACGAAGTTGCGCCGTGTAGAAGACAAGGTGGATGCCAACAAGGACGCACAGCAGGCGATCAATTCAGAGCAGATGGCATACAATGCTGCTGCCAATGCCACCATCGACGTGCTGAAGTCACAGGTGGCATCTCTTGCGAGTGTCACCAAGGTGTTTATTCCTTCCACCAACGTATGCCAGACCGGCTGCGGTTGTGGCTGCAACCAGTAATCGGCGTGAGATATGGATTACACCAATTCTCAGATTTTGGCGGCGGTCGTGTCCGAGTGGGCACGGCCAGCCATTTCGCAGATTGCTGCCAGTAACCTGATGCGTCTACCCATGCTCCAGTCGTTGCAAGCCACCATCGGCAGTATGGGATTGGTGAGTGGCAACTACTCGCTGCAGGCCGACATGGAGCCGATGATACAGCCCATAGTGAATGCGCTCGTCACGCCGATGCTATGCAAGTACTTCGGCAACATTCCAGACGAGAGCATTCCGCAGATGGCTCACGACGTGGTGGACCAGTTGCGCTTCAAGGGGTCGCTCTCTATCCTTGAGGGCATGATCACCTTCGACGAGGATGACCTCGACGAGCTGGCAGACCTTCTGCAGAAGAACCTACCTGTGGAGTCTTCGACAGGCTATCAGGTGAAACATTAACGTAAGAAAAAATGCGGCTGCCAAGATGCGTCGCTTTATTAAAAAAGAAAAAGACTATGAACAAAAGAACCATTCCAGCCGTCATTACGGCTACTCTGGCAGTAGGTGCGACAGCCACTGCCCCTTATTACGATGTGAACATCACGCAGCAGCTCTGCACACCTGCCTGCGTGGACGAGACACCCGTTTTCGTGCCCCAGTTTTCGGTGAAGAATATTGTCAAGGTAGGTACTTCGCAGTATCTCGTGGTAATGCACGTCGAGGGTGTCATCAACTACGTGCCATGCAACTGCGGCACGTGCTGTACCCGTTCCCAGGTGGTGAGCCAGGACTTCACCATTCCCGTGTTCAGTGCCACAGCCATTGCGTCCGTGTCTGCTTCGGTAGGTGCGATTCAGAACGGCATAGCCCGTGTGGCTTGTTGCAGTTGCAGTAAGACCTTTGTGTGCGATGCGCCTCTCACCCTCACCATCACCGCGACCGCTTAAACTCTGACGATGATGACGGAGTATCTGTTAGTAACCCTCGCAGTCCTGACGGCCGCGACGCTCATTCAGCATCTTGGATTGGCTGAAGCCGTAGCCCAGGTGTTGAGCAAGGTGGCATCATGCCCTCAGTGCCTTACGTTCTGGAGTGTGCTTGCCGTACTTGTGTGTATGCGTTGTCCTCCCGTCGGGGCTGCGCTGTTGTCCATTCTTGCAGCTTATTGTTCCAACTGGCTTTTGCTCTTGCTACTTGTGCTGCAAAGATTATTCACAAGACTATACGATTATGAAAGAAAAGAAAGTGAAGGTCATGCCCGAGGCTCTGAAAGAACCATCGAGTGACGACCTAAAAGAAAATAAGAAAGAAAGAAAGCCAGAGCAAGTTTCTTTCTTTCTTCCCGATTCGGGACAGGCGAAAGCGCTTCCCGTCATTCCACATTTCCGTGGTGCTTGCCCAAATTGTTAGACCATTAGTTATTTAAAAAGTAAATGAAAATCATGAAGTACAATCAATTAATCAACCAGGCCCGTGTTGACGGACAGATGACAGACAAAAAACTCAATGCTGCCTTGGAGCAGTTGTCGTGCGACCTGATGAAGGTGGAGAATGAGAATCCTGAACTTTACTGGAAGATAATCCGTCACCAACATGCCGTGCTCTACGACCGCCACTACAGCGAGATGTTTGCCCATCATGATGTCGACCGACTTCTCTACAGCAAGTTGGACGATGAGGGTGTGCCTATGGGCAGGGGCGCTCACTGGACTAAATCGGAGATTGAGCAAGCCACCAAGGACTTCGACTTCCCAAGCAAGGTGAATTGTTGGGACAAGTATGTAGCCTTCAATGCCATGTATGCTGACCTCTGCGCCGAGATGAGCGAAGAGGAGATTATCAAGGCCGCATACTTGTTCTACTTCTGTGATGCCGACTGGAAGGACACAGATGTACTCGACTGTACGAAAGTATGGGAATACATGAGCCATGTTTGAAAAGTAAAAAGGTAAAAAGAGTTTTCTTGCTGATTTCTAAGACAAAAAAGTAAAAAGAGCCGAATATCATTTTGCTGGCGTCAGCAAAATGGTAGTCTTGCCTTTTCGGGATAACATTTCGTTTCAGAAGCCGCTTTGCTCCACGAAGAGTGCAGCATTGCGGCTTCCATTGTTTCCGGCTGCGTCAACCCGGTGCGCAGTCTGTCATACAAAGTAGCTGGGATATTTTTGTCCCGCACGACGGATGGCGTTTTTGTATCTTTGCCCTACATTTATTAACAACAGAACAAGAAAAAGATAAACTATGGTAAAGATTGAACCTTTAGCTAAATTCATTCTCTCGTTTGAGGGCGGTTTCGTGAACGACCCGAAAGACCGTGGCGGTGCCACCAACAAGGGTGTGACCATCGGCACATGGCGACAGCAGGGGTACGACAAGAACGGCGACGGACGGATAGACGTGCGCGACCTCCGACTTATCTCAGATGCTGATGCTACGGAAATCCTGCGCCGATGCTACTGGCGTCGCTGCCGTGCCGACGAGATCAATGACCAGAGCATCGCCAACCTCCTTGTGGACTGGCTGTGGATCAGCGGTACGCCTGCCGTCACCCTCACACAAGCCATACTGGGTGTGAAAGCCGACGGCATCATGGGAAAGAACACCCTCGCCGCCCTGAACCGACAGAACCCCGAAGCTTTCTTCTCTCGCCTCAAGGCTCGCCGCAAGTTGTACTACGAGCGGTTGGCGAAGAACAAACCGTCACAGAAGCGGTTCCTCGCCGGATGGCTTCGTCGGCTCGACGGCATCCGATACGGCTCGCTCGTCGATAACCGGGGGAGAGAAATCACCTGGTAGTTTTTGATAACTTTCCCATCCATTTTTGGATTTTTCTGGATAAATCTGGTCCAGCTTTTGGATTTTTCTGGATTAAAAATAGTCCAATTTTGGCGTTTTTGGGATAAAATAGTCCATTTTTGGATTTTTTTCTGTACGAAAATAGTCTAATTTTGTCGTTTTTTGGATAAAATCGTACAATTTTAGATTTTTTCTGTACAAAAATAGTCCAATTTTGGCATTTTTGGGATAAAAACTTAGGATTCTATAAAAATGAACAATCCAAAAAAAATAGACTTACATCTTCCCCGACACTGGAACCTCTGCACTACGGAACAGTTGGAGCTGATAGCCGATGTGATACGCGAGCAGGTGGAGCGGCAGGACAGATACCACCCCTTCGACATGCGCAACGTGAAGGTGGCGATCTTCTTCGCCCTGTCGGGATTGGAGATAGTGGCGCTGCCCGACACTCGCCTCGACATCAGCGAGCAGTATTACCTCTGCCGTATGCAGGACGACGAGGACTGCGGCACCTTTCCGCTGTATCTGTGGCAAATCAACTACTGGCTGTCGCCCAAGGCAAAGACCGACGCCCGAAAGTCGGCAGAGTACATCGCTCAGGGAGCAGGCTTGCTCGACTGGCTTGATAACGAGAACGGTGTCTTCCTCACCCGCTTCTCCTACCCTGTCATCCGGCGACGCCGCGCGTGGTGGCGACGCAAGAAGGTGTTCAGTGGTCCTGCCAACGACCTCGACGGATTTTCGTGGGCGCAGTATCGCTTCGCCTCCGACATGATGCAGACCTACACCCGACTGAGCAACAGCCTCGTGAAGATGCAGCAGCGCGGCACTTTCACCGACGAGCAGATGCAGCGGCAGATGAAGAACGTGAGCGCTGCCCGGACGATGTTTCTCGCCACCATCTTCAACGGCACGACCGACTATGTGGACAGCAACACGGGCATGGTGAAGCACGACTTCCATTACGAGTTGAACCAGTGGGAGACGAACCAGCCCTATTTCCGCGACTTCCCAGAAACGGCATGGCAGGTGATACTCTTCTGGTGGACGGGCGTGATGCACACCCTCGCTCATCGTTACCGCCATGTGTTCAAGGTGCAGCCCATCAAGTCGCAGAAGCCCTCCACGCCCTTGGAGATATACACTGCCACCACTGCCACCATGCAGAAGTATGCCGGACTGACGGAGGACCAGGTGAACAACCAAAGTTATTCCCTCGTGCTGGAGCACCTGGAACGCCTGACGGTGGAGAATGAGGAAATGGAAAAGATAAGAAAAAGGTAAAAAAGTAAAAAAGAAAAAAGGTAAAAAGAGCCTTCTTGCTGATTTCTAAGACGAAAAAAAATAATAATCAAACCAAACATAGGATGATATGAAATACGGACTACCTTATAAAGGAAGTAAAAACAAGCTGGCAGAGCGCATTGTGCGCCTCCTGCCCAAGCGCACCCACCTCGTAGATTTATTCTGCGGTGGATGCGCCGTGAGCCATGCTGCCCTGCTTATGGGCAAGTATGAGCACATACATATCAACGACATCAACTGGATGTGTCCTACGCTCTTCATTGATGCCCTTAACGGAAAGTACAACGATGAAACCCGATGGATAAGCCGTGAGGATTTCTTCCGACTGAAGGACACCGACCCTTATGTGGCTGTGGTGTGGTCGTTTGGCAACAATCTGCGCGACTATCTTTATTCCAAGGAGATTGAGCCACTGAAGAAGGCTATCCATTACGCCATGTTCTTTAGCGACTATTCGCTTGGCAAGGAGTTGGGTCACGACCTTTCGTTCATCGACCCTATTCAAGACCTTCAGAAGCGATATTTGGCAGTGAAGCGTTATTTCAATAAGCTGGATCACTTCCAGCAGCAATCGTTTGAGGGGGGCAGAATCAACGGATGCAGTCAATGGAAGCAATGGAACGACTCAATACCAATCTCCAGAATTGGGGGGGCAGAAAAGACTTGTGCAGATTGGAGACGATGGAAAGACTTACAAACGTCCGTCAGAATTGCAACACCTGGAATGTATCAACCGAGTGTCGCAATTCAAAAAAAAAAATCGCAGCGGCGAACTATGCAACTGCGAAAGACACAACACAGTTGCATCGCTTGCAATACCGAGAGCGGCAGCACAGTTTGCCCCGACTTTCGGGGGGGGCAGTTTCTACCTATCACGTCCTCTGTGCTTGACTACGAAAGCGTCACGATACCCGAAGACAGCGTAATCTATTGCGATATTCCATACGAAGATACCAACGTATATAACAAGGCGGAAGGTTTTGACTATGAACGATTCTATCAGTGGTGCGAGCGGCAAACGCAACCCGTATTCATATCATCCTATCAAATGCCCACCGACCGCTTCGATTGCATCGAAGAGTTCGCCCATCGTGCCACACTTTGCGCCACGGCAAACAATCTCGTAACCGAGCGCATCTACGTTCCCAAGCATCAAACCGAAAGAGGCAACCGCACCGTGCAGCTCACGCTGTTCTGACAAGTGTGTCCCACTCAGGAAAAAGCAAAGCAGTAACTTTGCCATAAGCATACGAAGAAACAAACGATGCCCATTGTTATATGCAAACAATGCCCATTGTTGCATATAAACGATGCCCATTGTTTTGTTCGGGTAGATGCACAACGTATAATAACTAAATTTTAAGAAAATGGCATTTTTATTAAAATTGAGCAAGTCGAAAGCCTACAACCCCTCCACCAAGGAGCAGGGCTTTCGCACCACCGTTAAGTCCAACGGCAAAGCAGACATGGACTCTTTGGTAGCGTCTGCAAGTAAGAACACCACCATGCACAAGGCCGAGCTCCGCATGGCGTTTGAGTTGATGCTTGACGCTATCGCCGAAGCGCTCACATCGGGCAAGAACGTCGAGCTGCAGGGTATCGGCAACATCGGTTTCTCATGCTCCGGCGCTTGGACCAAGACCGCCGAGGAGCAGACCAAGGTGGAGCACAAGATCGGTGTAGCCTTCTATCCAAGCAATGAGGTACACGCTGCCGTAGCCACAGCCAAGACATCGTGGACCAAGGATGGCGAGGGCGACGAGCCTACCACTCCCGGCACAGGTGACTCCGGCACCACGGGTGGCGGCGACCAGAAACCTGGCGGCAACCCTCCCGAGATTGAGTCGTAAAGGCAGCGGGTGTATTACCATTTCAGTTCTTTCCAATTTTGCAAGATTTGGAAAGAACTGGAATACCTACAGACACTCTATTGACAATGTACGATTGTCATATATAAGGATTTTAATGAATCAATATAAACAAAAAAAACAATTATGAAAAAATTATTTTCAATTTTTTTTGCGCTTGTCGCAGTAGTGATGTTATCCTCGTGCCGTTTTGTGTCGCCCGATGCCGACGAGGAAACCGTGTTGGTGAAGAAACCATGGTTCTTCGGACACGGAGGTGTTGACAACGACCCAGTACAGAGTGGTCTGACATGGTGTGCCCTGAGTACTCATGCAGAAACATTCAAGATTGTTCCGGTACGCCACGAGGTTGTTCTCGACGACATCTTCTCCGACGACAACACGCCGCTCGACTTCCATTCTGTCATAGTCACTCAGGTGGAGCAGGGCAAGTCGCCCGTGCTGTTGCAGAACTATGGACGCGACTGGTTTAACACCAACCTCTACAACTATTTCTGTAATCTTGTCAGAGACCATATCTCACAGTATAGTCCGTTCGACTTGATGTCCAACCGTCAGGTATTGAGCACCATCGACAAGAAGATTCTGAAGCAGATGCAGGATTACGTGGCTACCCTCTCCAAGCACAAGCCGATGCCAGTCATCATCAAGGACGTTATCATCGGCAAGGCAACACCCAACAAGGAGCAGCTTGCCGAAATGAACCGCACGGCAAAGATGGTACAGGCCAAGCAGACGCAGGAACGTGAGTATGAGGTTCAGGTGGCTCGCGAGAAGGCTGAGCGCCAAAAGGCTGTGGCAGATAAGGCGTATATGAGCGAGATGAATCTTAGCCCGCAGCAGTTTATTCAGCTTAAATGGGTAGAAACGGTGGCTCTGAAGCAGGGCGCAAACATAGACGTGCTCGTTGGTCCGGCAGAGCACATGTGGAATATCAAACGATAGTACGACTACGATATGTAGGCGGACGCAACAAGACACCCCGAATACATCTGATATAGGCCATAATGCAAAAACGTGAAACATATTGTTAGATTAACTGCGGCTCGCACGGCTCCATTCCCTAAGACTACCAACACTCTCGAACTTTCCAATTCTATGAAGTGGGCGGAAAAGGGAAGGGAGAACCGACGGGACCGCAGTTTTTTCGCTCAGACGCGGTACGCCGAAAGAGGCAACCGAGCCGTGCAACTCTCGCTGTTCTGACTCATGTCCGTACCACTAAAATAATTCTCCCTACTTTTGTAGTCGAAAAAAGCAACAACAACATATATTAACCCCTCTAAAAAAGGATAACAGAATATGTCACGCAACAAGAACAGAGTTACCAACTTACAGCAGTTCCAAGATCGTAGTGAGGAGCTGAAGCGCGATGGATATGTGGCCGTGTCGCCCTCTGCTTTCATCAATCCCAACAGCGGCGCTCAAGTATTCTCATGGAACGATTACGTCCGCTCCATGCTCTTCGAGACAGCCGGCATGACAGCGCAGGGCAGCTCGACCACCTCATCGGGAGCACGACGACAGATTTCCACCATCTTCGCCTCCAGCGGCGGCGAGAACAAGGCCAAGCCCAACGGCGTGGGAACACCCGGACTGGGCTACATGGAATGGGGCGTGGGCAACCGACTGCCCAACCTCGTCTGGATTCTCTCACGAATGTCCCCCTTCACCGCAGCCGGTGTCGACTTCATCAAGAAGATACTCGTAGGCCACGGACCCTCGCCCAAGTACCACTACACCCAGTACGTAGGCGGCAACATTACCGAGAAATACATCTCCTACGCATCGGCTGGCACACTGCTCCGCGGACAGATAGCCGACCTCAAGGCACAGGAGGCAGCAGAACGTCAGGCACAACAACAGAACGGAACAGTCGACGACCCACTGCATTCCGTCAGTCAGCAGATCGAAGGCCAGCCCAAGGACAGCGACGAGATGAAAGCCCTGAAGGACGCCCTCGCCAAGTGGGAACAGACCAACCGCGAGGTGCAGAAATTCATGAAGGACAACGACCTGATGCAGACCTTCCTCAACATGGCGGGCGACATGGCGCTCATGTCGCAGTGCTTCGTCGAGTTGCAACTCAACCAGCGACAACTCTCCGACGATGGCAAGCCGGTACCCACAAGCCAGTGGACACCCAAGGTAGTGGGACTGAAACACCGCAGCATCTTCACCACCCGACTGGAGCGACAGGACACCAACTATCGCATCAACTATGCCTACTTGTCAAACCAGTGGCTCGACCCCACGCAAGACCGCACCGCTCAGTTCGCCGACCTCGACAAGAGCATCGCCGCCGTGCCCTATCTTCCCGCCGTGTCGGCAGTGAAAGACCTCCAGGCCGCCGTGCGCCGTGCCCGTCAGCAGCGGGTAAGCCGCAAGGACCGCCCCACCCGCTTCATCATGTCGCCACGCGACTACGGCGGCCCCTACTATGCCGATGCCCTCTGGCACAGCATCTTTGCCGGAAGCATCTACGAGTATGCCTTCACCATCGTCGACGACCGACTCACCCGTAAGCGCAACTCCAACATCATCGGTCGCGTCATCTATATTCACCAGGAATATCTCAAGAGTCTCTACACCCAGCAGGGCGACAAGAAGACCAAGACCATGGCGCAGCTTCAGCAGGAGGTGTTCAACGACATCAACACGTGGCTGTCCAATCCCGACAATGCGGGTCAGGCGCTCATCTCTGCCGTATTCAACGGCAGCGACGGCAAGGAGCACAAGGCATGGGAAATTGTAGAGATAGAGAGCAAGGCCAACTCGCAAGCTCAAGCCGAGAAGACCGAGCTGCAGGAAATCACAAGCATCATCTTCTTCGCCATGGGTCTCGACTCCAAGCTCATCGGCAACACCCCAGGCGACGCAACCTCATCGGGCGGCACTGACCTCCGCGAGCGTTTCCTCGTCAAGCAGATACAGTTTGCCCCATTGCAGCAGCTCATGCTCCGCGCCTTGGAGGTAACCGACGAAATCAATGAATGGGACCCACACCTCGAATGGCAGATAGACCGTGAGGTGCTTACCACCCTCGACAACTCGAAGACAGGCGTCACGAAGCAGGGACAGGAGTAGCCCTCCCCTGACTTTCGCCTGGCAACAACATCTTTTTTCACCCAGCACATAACAGCACAACACATCATGATACTTTCCACCAATCAAGAACTCCGGCTCATCCTGCCCAGCAATGCCGTGGACGAGATAGCCAACCTGCAGGGCGTGCTCGACAACAGCGAGAAGGACTTCCTGCAGGACAAGTTGGGCAAGCCGCTCTATACACGGCTCTGCGAATACTACACCACCCTGGGCGGCGACGGCTTCTATCAGCAGATGACCGACGGCACCTATGTCATGAAGCCATGGAGCGTCCTCCTCGTCCTCGCACAGCGTATGGTGGTCAACGATGCTATGGCACGATACGCCTACCAGCAAATCCTTTCGGTCAACGGCGCAGGCGTCAACATCGCCTCCTCTACCGACTATGACCCAGCCACAGAGAAACTTCTCGACAAGGGAGTGGCGGGATATAAAAAAGAGGCCATGGTGTCGCTCAACAATCTCCTCATACTTCTCGAAAACTGGGCCGTCAGCATCAACACGCCAGCCGAAACAGCCGCCCCGAAAGACGGCAGCGCAAGTACCGAAGTACCAAAGGGCGAAAGTACAGAAGTACCTGACGACGGAAAATCCGACATACCACAGGACGAAAGTACCGAGCGCCTCGCAGCTATCGAGGAGATCGTGCTGTTGTGGCAGGAGAGCAAGTACTACTATCTGCACCACGACCTCCTCATCCCCACGTGCAGCATCCTGCAGCAGTACCTCGACGTTTACGACAACCGCGATAAGTTCATCCGTCTGTTGCCCGACCTCCGCTACATACAGGACGAATACATAGCCGACGTGTTCGGCGACGAGCTCATCACCCGTCTGCAGCACGCCGATGACCGCGACAAGCTCCTCCGCAAGGTGCGCCGACTGATGACTGCCTACCTCGTGGAGCGAACCACCGTCATCTCCTTCGACAAGGCTACCCGTCTGTTGGCGCACAACGAGTCCATCTCTCTCCGCGATTCCGTCTATCGCCTCCTCAAGGCCGAGAAGCAGGCTCAGGAAGCCGCCGACACCACCGCGTCCTCCTCCACTTCCACCACCGCTCCCTCATCATCCGCTGCAGACAAATCCGGCGGCTACGAGAACAACCAGGAGGGCGGCAAGATATTCGTCACACCACTCATGTTCTAAAACCCCGACAACAATAAAAGACACAACAATATGAACAAAGAGCAAATCATCCAGATACTCACGCCGGCACTCAACACCCGAATGCTGACAGCCGAACAGAAAGAAGCCTTCGAGCAGGGACTGACACTGCTCGAAAGCGTGCCCAGCGCACAGGCTTTTGTGCGCGACTCACATCGTTTTCGTGACTACCACCGCCGTGTGCGCCAGTTGATCACCAGCCTGCAGATTATCCCCATCCCCGCCGCCACCGAAGCCAAGCGCCACGTGGGCCGACCCACCAAGGAGGAGCAGGAACGATACAACGAACAGCAGAAGCAGAAAGCCCTCGACGAAGCCCGCCAGTCGCTCTTTCCCGAGATAAAGCCCAACGTGGCCGTACAGCCACTCACCTACGGCGGCATTGTGGCCAACCCCAACGGCGAGAGCATCGCCGCCACCATGCCCAACCTCGCACAGATACGTCCCTTCCTCAGTTCTGCCCTTCAACAGCGCGTCAATACCGTGCGTGACCTCCGCAACGAGATGGCAAGCAAGGCCGAACAAGCCAAGACGATGGCAGAAGCCAACGAGAAGTCGAAACAGCAGAACAAGGGCATCCTCTACACTGAAGCCGAGATAGCGCTGCTCGCCACCCGCGCCACAGAGATAGAGAGCAAAATCCTGCCCGATATTTACATGGCAGTGGACCGTGAAATGGGCGAAGTGTATCTCCGATTGAATCAGCGCAATGGCGACCCTGAATACATCGCTTACGTTGAAAAGACTTTCAGTTTGTCGCCACAGGAGCTGCGTACTCAGCTCAAGCCCTTCTATGAGAAAGCGCAAGGGCGTGATCCTCGCTTTGCCGTCAGCATAGCAGAGAAAATCGCTGCCGACCGCCCCGAGGTGAAAGCCGCACGCGACAAGGCAGCCAAGCACAAGGCCGAAGCTGATGCCATCATCAAGTATATTATCCGCAAGGACAAGCCAAGTACCAAGGCAAGGGTTAAGGGACTGAAGGAGCGTATCGACCGTTTGCGCCAGGAGTATGCCGACATCGTAACCGAAGACGAACTCACTGGCTACGAGGCCATCCTTACCAAGACCATCGCCGAAGCGGGAGTCTAAGATGTCGTTTTGTTTTTAGTGCTTATTTTTGTCTGAAATGACTGGAAATTCGATAATAGAGAAGAGACAGGATATAGAGAAGTCCGAAAAGTTTAAGGCATTGTGTATCGCCATCCTTGCCCAGAGCGGCAACTGCCAGGAGTCGCAACTTGCCTTCCGTGGCACGGAGACCATACAGCAGATGTGCGCTGCGTGGCACAAGTATTGGCACGGCATGATAACCGAAGTGCCACAGCAGGTCATGGCAGCTTTTCGGGATTTCTATCCTGACTATAAGAGTGAGATCAATGCTGCCGGCATCTTCTACAACGAGGACTCGCCTACGGGCAATGTGCTCATCGGCGACAGCACAGAGACCATCCACCTCTATCATGCCCACACGGCCTATATCCTGGGCAACGCCCGTGTCGTGCTGCACAACATCGCCTCTGCCCTGGTTATGAATCCCGACTGCCATGTAGAGTTGCGCGACTTCTCACGTGCCACCGTCAAGGAAGGTCACGCCGTGGCACGCAACCAGTCCCGACTGACCACCAATGCCTCTGCCGAGTGTTATGACATGTCGGTGGTCAACATCACGGCAGGCACACTCACCGACCATGGCCACAGAGCTGTCTACGCTTTCGGTAATGCCGTCGTCAACTCCTTCACCCGTCAGTTTATTTCTATATACGACAACGCTCAAGTAAATATCAAGAAACAATGAACTCACATCTCACCATACTTATCAACGACCGTCCTGTGTCGCTGCCCGATGATTTCTCTATCGACATAGAGGACCAGAACCCCGTGTTCAATGACAACGAGATGTTCGCCTATCCGTTTTCCATTCCTCTTGACGGCAACCGATGGCTGGTAAAGAACATCGATGACGTGCGGGCATCGTTTCGTGCTGTCAACATGGAGCATTTGCCTACGCGCATTCATGCCGACGGACTGCCCTTCCGCAACGGTACACTCGTCATGCAGGATGCTGAAGAGATAAAAGACTCGCTCTCTATGAGCATTAATGCAGGCAGACAGAGTTTCAGCGACCTCATCGGATCGCTCAACTGTCGTGACATCCCCATCAAGGATGAATTGATCATCGGCGAGAAGATAGGCAATGTAAGGGTAGACATCGAGAGCGACCCTGTTGTAAATGTCAGTGTATTCGTGGAGGGAGGTAAGCATAAGGATGATGAGACTGTCATCCGAACCATTCATGCCGAGCACGTAAGTGTAAGTAAAGTGCTCGAACCGCAGGCTCTTGGCTTCTCCTATCCTGCATCGTGCCAGGAGTACACCACCAATATCCTTTATCCTTTACACATGAAGGCCGACGCTAAGAGAAAGTCGTCACGAGCCTACCCCAACGGAAATACAGTCAACGAGCCCGCCATCGCCAAGAATGGCGACTATATCAACACGTCTGCAGCCTATGGCGAGACAGATGGCGCAGGCCGTCCGGCAGCTTATTGCAACGCCCGTATCTGCTACAAGCACCACGGACTTGCTGACGATGGCACCACATCGAGCGACGTTATCAGCACGAAGGACTGCAAGTGGACCAACGAGGATCTTTATCCCTATTGGGTGTTGGACGCACGCCGTCCGCAGTCGGGCATCTGTTTCTATGTACTCTATTTTCTCGACTGCCTGTTTGCTCACCTGGGTGTCACCTTCGACAAGTCGGCACTGATGCAGATAGAGGATATGAAGCACCTCTGTTTCTTCACCACCGTTTGCGCCTACGACACCAAAGAGCATCCACATCACGGAACATACTATGAGGATAAAGACCCCGAAGTCATCGCCAAGAAAAAGAAGGCAGGCGAGATTAAGGAAGGATATTTCAAGAAGCAAGATCATATCAACTCCTGGTTGGAGTCGCGCGGTTGTGGTGGAAAAATCAACATCGTAAAGGCAGAGGACAAGACGGTCAACGAGCTCACCCTTACCACTAACGAAGGAACTTCCGAACACATACAGGTGGGAGAGACGACAAAAGAGGGCGGAAAGGTGACAGGTATCAGCATCGAGGCGCAAATCTCTAAGTTCAACGTGCAGGCCAACGTGCTCTATATGGTGGCCAACAGCGACAACTTCCCCGATGAGAGTGTCAGCACGATTATCTCATCCTTGGAGAGCGCCTTCGGCATCAAGTTTTCCTACGACTATGAGCAAAAGAAAGTCACGGCCTACCTCATCCGTGACGTGCTTCGCGAGAGTGGACAGCCAGCACGCACGTTTCGCGCAGACGTTCATTCTATCATTCCCGTCAGCGAGAAGATAACGGGTGTACGTATGCGATACTCCGAAGAGAGCGATGCCAAGGATCAGCAGCAGAACGTCAAGGACAGCCGCAAGAATAAAAATATGGGCTATGCTACCGATTACGACTATATCGACTATCCCGAACCGGGAAGTGGAGACAACGAAACGGTTTACGATCGAGATTACGTTGACTTCTTTCATAATTTAAGTTCTGGCGATAAAAGATGCTACATCGACCCGAAGACGGGCAATGCCTATCGCGTGAAGGTGAATGGCGACGCCACTACTACAGCCGACCTCAAGCCTGTGCTTTTCGAGGTAGGCCAGTACAAGGGTGTGGAGTATGGCGATTGCAGCGAGGAGAATGAAGACTTCATACACGATATCACCATCGACTTCACTCCCGTGCCGTTCAACGATGTCAACTATTTCAAGGAGATAGAGGCTGCTTACGGCTCTCATAAGGCAATGTACTACGATGAAGATTCAAAGACAATAATCTATGGCGTCGTTATCAAGGAAGGACAGCCCATCCTCTGCGCCTATGTCGATGAGGACATGGAGCATGAGTTTGTCGAGCAAATCATCAACCAGACCATCTCCTCGCCTTTCTGCGACTTCTATATGCAGCAGTCACTGAAACTCGTCGAGAGCTATGACCCGTCAAACACCGAAGACGGCAACTCGCCTCTTCAAGACGATTCACGATGGGGCTTTGCCTTGGCCATGATGCGAGGCGGCGGTACGAATGCAACCACAGAGCCCTATGACTACAACTATGACCACTTCGGTACTTCCAAGTGGCGCACGGCAGCAGGCGAATATGCTCTTGCTTGCGACTCTATTGACATGATGGGCAATGTCTTCGACTATAATGGTATTCAGGAAGGCAAAGGCAAAGGTGAACGCTTCTCGCTCAAGATACGCGCTTTCAAAGAGCCTTCATGGCTCAGTAAGCCAAAATATAAGGATGTTTCACTATGCGCCCCCGACGAGGTGGACACTAACGGCAATGTGATAACCAAGATACGCTCACGCGGTCTTTTCGATACCTTCATTCTGCCCTACGCCTATTTCCTGCTTAACCGCAAGAAGTACATCATCCGCTGTTCGGCTTCTGTCGCACAGATAGCCGACATACCTAACCACTGGAAGACGTGGTGGAACATCGGAGGTGTGAAATGTCTTATCGACAAGGTGAATACAACTATCACGGCCAAGGAAGGCATTGGAGAGGTAGAACTGACCGTCTATGCCTTGTAAGAGTATTCTTTAATCAAACAAACATAATCATGGATAGAAAAATATTAATCACAGGCACAGGTATTGTTTCCAGTCTTGGCAACGATACCTTTTCCGTCGCACAGAAGCTGGCGTATGGAGAGTGCGGTCTGCACCACGACCCCGCGCGCAGCGAGAAAGGTTATCAGTCCGACCTGTGCGGAAAGATAAATGATCCGAACCCTTGGAAGCTATCCAAACTCACCAGGGCTCAACGGCAATGTCTTTCCGAACCGACCCTATATTCCTTATCTGCCGTCAACGAGGCTCTGATGGAAGCCAATATTCTTCCCGAGTTCTTGCAGTCTCACAATGTATCGGTCATCGTCAGCAACGACTCTACGGCGGGAGACAACTATCAGGCAATGACCACTGCCATTACACAGCGCGACACCCGACGTTTAGGGGCAGGTGCAGTGTTCCGCACACTCAATTCCACCGTCAGCATGAGCCTCGCCTCTATCTACGGACTGAAAGGACTCTCGCTTACCGTCAGCGGGGCTTGTGCCGGAGGAGGTCATGCCATCGGTCTTGCCAAGATGCTTCTTGATGCGCGCCAAACCGACATGGTGATTGTCGTTGGAGCACAGGAGACTGGTCCCTTCTCCATGCTGTCGTTTGATGCCATGGGCGTTTTCTCGCCCGACAAGGTGCAGCCTTTCGGCAAAGCCCGCAATGGTCTTGCTCCTTCGGGTGGTGCAGCCTGTGTCATTCTTGAGCCTTCCGACAGCTTGCGTTTCGAGGATTATGAAGTCTCGCCCGTGGCAGAACTTTCAGGCTACGGCTTTTCCACTAACGGCACCAGCATCTGTACCCCGGATGCTTATCAGGAAGAGGTGGCAATGATTAAGGCCATAGAGTCGGCTGGACTCGATGCCGGAATGATAGATGTACTCCTCGCCCATGCCACAGGTACGGAGCAGGGCGATGCTGCAGAGGCAGAAGCCATCGGAAAGGTGTTCCCCGAGAGCCCTTATATCGTAGCCACCAAGGGTATGACGGGTCACGAGTGCTGGATGGCTGGTGTATCGCAGGCCGTTCAAGCCGCCATGATGCTCAACACAGACACTATCTTCGGTGCGGCTACCACAGCCGAGAATGCTTTTCCTAAGCTCAATCTCGTCATGCAGTCACGCGAGTACTTATCACACCATATTCTTTGTAATGCCTTTGGCTTCGGAGGCACCAACTCGTCATTCATCATTTCTAAATTCCAATCATTATGAACAAAGAAGATATTCGCCAGCGGGTGTTCAATATAGTTGAAGGCCTGCGCACACCTTGGGCATCGACAGCAGAAGTGACCGACAGCTCTAACCTGCGTGATGATCTCGCTCTTGAGTCTATCGACTTTCTCGATCTCGTTCTTCAGACCGAAACCATGTTCCATATCAAGATTTCGCCCGAAGAGGCAAAAGACTTACAACTTGTGTCTGATGTGACAGCTATCGTAGAGAAAAAAATGTCTTAGCGACTTTCGTAGCCCCAAGAAAAATCTCAGCACATACATTCATCTCCTGTTTTATCTATAGATATGGCACAGAAAATTTTACTTACATCTGGTTCAATCCTTGCTGGCAACCCGATTACTTTTACCATCTCTCCGTCAGCTTTTGAGAATACGCCTTCTTTTCATCGTGTCGTCGTAGAGGTCGTGTTCGACAATGACGGCAGCTATGATGTCATAAAACTCAATGAACCCGTCACCAAAGAGGGCACTGATGTATCGCTTGATGTATCGTCAGCTTTGCGTGCGGCACTCGACTCCTATAAATATACTCCCGAGCCGACAACCTATCCTTTCGTGAGCTGGTACGTCCATGCCTACGATGAATATATGGATAACAATGGTGAGATATTTACCAATGTAGGCGAGGTGTTTTATCCTCAAAAGCCCGACGAAACCGGCAACACGAACCTTCGCTGCATTGCGGGTGCTTTCTCTGATATGGTGCGCCTTCAGTCTGGACCCAGTAAGGGAGTCATTTCTTTCACCCGAAAGCCGAACACTTTGCCGCAACCCGTCGTTGTGGGTGACACCTTTATTTATACTACACCCTACGAGACGGAACAACTGCTCAGTAACAGTCCGACCCTGGTTCCTCCAACGTCTGTCTCTAAGGAGATTACGCAGGAAGGACTGCAGACCGTCGGTACTCACCAACTCTATGCGCTTCCTGCTACAGAGGCGAGCAACCGTTACACCATACGCTTCATCAATCTGTTTGGTGTACTTGAGAGTGTCAGTCTGCCGAAAGCCTACAGCCGTAAGATGGCGCTTACAACAGAATCGTATATTGTGGCAAAGCAGGAGACTTTTAACTCCTTCTCTCGTGCGTCGGTCAAGAAACAGAATGATCAAGAAACTTGGAATCTCACTACTGACCCGCTCGACGAGAATTGGCTCGACTGGTATCTGCACGAGTTTGCCATGAGCAAACACGCATGGATTCTATTGCACGGCATTTGGATTCCATGCACCATTCTTTTGGAAGACGAGACCACTATCCAGGATGACACTAACACCAACATGTACGCTTTGTCGTTTAAAGTAGTGATCGACATTAATGGTTCGCTTCTACTCTGATAGAATACTTTTTTTCTTAGTTTGTTTGGCGAAGGACATCGGCTTTTTAGGGCTGTGTCCTTCGTCTTTTTATCTATGTGTCACCCTCCCGCGCCATGCTTTGTCCCTATCAAGAAACGTGTTTTCTGTAACTTTGCTACATCTAAAAATAAATAATCAAAAATCATCATGGCAACAGAAGTAAAAATTACGAATTATTGGATTTCGAGCAGTGCGCTCTATATCCAACTCAACGCAATGGGTGAGCCTAACTACATCCAGTGTAGTGTGGCGAGTGGTGCTTCTATCCTATGCTATATGCAGGACATTGAGGGTCTGGGCTACGATGCCGGTCACAACTATCAGCGTTGGCCGTTAGTGGCTTATCCCTCCCTCTTCCCTGATGCTAAGGCCAAGTATGTTTACATAGCCATTCCGCGCGTCAGCAATGGCGTCAACAGTACGGCAATGGTGGTATTCCCCAGCGAGCGCATTGACATCTACGGTAAGTCTATTGCATCCCCGGACAAGCAGGTGGGCAACGAGAATTTTTACTATGTGTATCTGCAAGGAGAAATTTCTGAGGTCTTGACCAAAAATGTAGGTAAGGACGAGAACGATCAGGACATCATAGAAGTGTATCGTGAGTGGACTCACAATGTGGAATATGGCTCTCTTGCCACTGACGAAGCGATAGCCTCCGGCGGCGAGGGTCAGTGGTGGAGATATGAGTCCGTACACGACACCATTAAGTTTCTGAAGACCATCTCTGAGGCAGCCTTCACCCAGCTCACTGCAGCGACAGCCAAGATCGCCACCCTTATCTTGAACGGACATACCCTCTCCGGCGTAGCGGCAGAAAATACCGATGATACGTCAGCCGAAAAAGTGGTTACTCCTGAGTTCCTGGGGCAGTTTGGTGTACGTCATTTCTTATCCAAAGAGAATGATGATACGGCTAACGGCATTATCACCTTTCTCAAGGGCATCGTCTTCGGAGCAAAAGAGCTGTGGCGCATCACAGAGGATGGCATCGCTACCCTGTTCTCTCTCTCTGTAAAGGGCAACACTCAGTTGGGCGACAATGGCACCTCTACTACCTTTGGTGACTATAAGACCGACACATCGGGCGCTGTCGTCAGAGTGGATGACAAGGGCGTGTCGTACATGGAAGCCGACTATATCACCATCCGTCGTGCAGCCGACTTTCGTGAGATCACTATCCGTGAGTTGCGCTATATCGGTGGCGAGTTGGCCATCACGCCTGCAGCCATGCAGGTAAGCAAGGTGGAAAGACTCGACGCAAGCGGAAGTGTCATTCCTCAAGACGATACCAGCACCGAGGTGGCAGCTTATAAGTGCTACTTTGAGACCGAAGGCACCGACGGGCAGAAGAAACTCTATCAGGAGTTTATGCCCTACGACCAAGCCCGCTGTCAGCAATGGGGCATCGATGCAGGAACGTCCGAACACGTCAGGACCAAGTACTACTGGCGATTGGTCACAGCGGTTGGCACAGACTATATCATCCTCTCTAATAAGACCTACGACACCTCAACAGAGAACAGCGAGCCTGCCGTAGGCGATAATATCGTGCAGTTGGGTTATCAGGGAGAGAGCCGCCCTAATCGCCAGTCTGCTATCATCCTCTCTGCCACATCAACAGACGCGCCAAGCCAGAAATACTACCAGGGCATTCATGACTTCACCCTCACGGATTGTGTGGTAAAGGATGAGGGATATGATGCTGCCAAGGGAACCTTCCACACCAACACCTACGGCGACAGCTATGTGGGCGACAAGGAAGGCAATGGCTATATGAAGTACGACAGCAACACCAAGACGATGACCATTAAAGGTACGGTACATTTCGATTCTGACTCTACCAAGGATGGCGAGGAGATAGCGAGCAAGGCCGACCTGCGTGACTTGAACATCAAGAGTGGCAACCTGTTGCGGAATACCGCCTTCTGTGGTGACTACGAGGACATCGAGGTGTCTGACGACTTGGAGATGACCGACGACAGCGAGGTGTATTCTGATAAGTTGAAGTATTGGACGCTCTCTAAGGCCAAGGTGGTGGATGATGCTGATACCACCAGCGGCAAGGCCGTATTGCTTTCCGATGGCAGCATCACCCAGCAGTTGACAGCACCGCTCTTAGCCAATAGCGAATATACCCTTTCTTTCCGTGGAAAGGGTACGACAGCCTATATCGAGGTGTGTGGCGTAGTACTCACACAGACGATGGACACCGAGAGTCGACGCTACGAGTTGCATTTCTCTACTCCTACAGAAGTAGCCTCTTCCCTCTTCAAGATAAAAGGCACCAGTTGCACCATCAGCGAAATCATGCTCTCTTACGGCACATTGGCTCCCGCATGGTCGCCGGCTTATTCTGACAACGACAAGTCCTTGGCAGAGTTCAAGAACCTCAAGTTCCTCACCGATGCCATCAACGAGGGTTCCACCACCATTGATGGCGGTTTGGTTATGTCGCAGCAGTTCCGTGTAGGTAACTACCGTAACAAGAAGATGATAAAAGAGACGGGTGGTATGAGCGGCTATTACAACGATGACAATTCGCCCTTCCTCTGGGGAGGCGGCAGTCTTGTGCAAGCCATCTATACCATACAGAAGTACAAGAACGACCCCACTTACCAGCCTACCGATGAGGAAATCTCCAATATGGCTAAATTTGTCGTCACTCACGGAGGTCGTGCCATTCTTAACGACATCATCCTTCGTGGTATCATCTATGCCGAAGGCGGTGTTATGAAGTCTGTCAAGTCGCCCAACGGCAATTTCGAGATTGACGAGCAGGGAAACCTGAAAGCCAATGAAGCTGTCGTGGAAAATGTGAAATCCACAGGAGGTTATTTCCAAAATGTTTCCGTCAGCGGAAATATCTATACACCGTACACTGTCATTAACGACTCTAATAAGATGAAGTATGGCGAGTATGGATTGGATTGGATTGCATTGTACTTCAGGTTAAACTTGGAAGCAAGTGGTTTTAATGTTCAAGTCGGATTAAAAGAGGAGAAAAGAGATGTTTTGATTGAGCTTCCCGAAGATGAAAAATATCTTGGAGCCGAGGTAAATATATTGTGTACTTATGGTTACTTAGGTGTAAAAAACGCGAGTTATCTTAGCAGTTACAACATTAATTCTGATATACAATTCGAGATTAAATATCCTATATTGTTTCAAGGTCAGACCATGAATTTAAAGTGTATCAAGGTAGCAGATCAAATTAGATGGATAGTCTTGCAGAATACCGACCTGATGTATAGCCGGTCTGTTCAGCCGAAATTGATAGCTTTAGTTCAAACTAAGTACGACGCGTCTAAAAACGTCTATGAGTTCTTTAATTATTCAAGAGGATATGGTTTTTGGTATTCAGATTCTTTTGCCCGAATACTTTATGTAAGTACTGGTGTTCACGTTGTCAAATATGATAATATCCAACCTCCCGATATGGTAATCGAGCCTAATGTCGTAAATGGATTTATAAACTACACGGTTGATTCAGACAAAAAAGAAATTAAGTTTACCGTTTACGATTATAACCACAAACTCAGCGATAACGTAAAATTTGGCTTTAAAATTTACAACATTTCAAGGATTGGCAACTATATCCCTTCTGCTGATGGGCAAAGCATTAACAATTAATAATAATTCAATATGGAACAATTAAACAAAACCCCAACTACGGGTAAATTTGGCGACGTAGCAAAAGTGCTCGATACCAACTTTGGCTTGATTGTCACGAAGCTCATGGAACTGAGTGAGGCGAGCAAGGAGATGAACTGCGGTTTTTATTCATCAGTAACTGAGTTGAAAACGGCTTATCCTAACCCAGATAAGGGTATGATGGCTTATGTAGGCAGCGGTACTGACTATACCGTCTATCGTTGCAAGACTGATGGCACGTGGACTGCTACCAGCGAGACCTTCAAAGTGAACATCTCGGTAGATTTATCCACCTATGCTACCAAGGATGCACTGGCACAAGTCAAGGGTTCGGTAGATAGTCTGCTGCTGGGTGCAGTGTATGGCGGTATCGCTGCAAGAACCACCAATCCTGGCACTCCAAAAACCAAGGTGTTCTATCTGCCTACCGAGGTAGGTGAATATCCTAATTTTGGCAATCTCTCTGTAGCAGAGAATGAAATCGCCTTCCTCTATTACGATGGCACGAACTGGTCAAAGCAATCCGTCGATTTCTCATCCACTATCACTGAAATCAAGAATAAAGCCAACGATGCCGCTACTGATGCAAGCAATGCGTTAAGCAAGGCAGAGGCAGCAAACAGAATGGCAGAGGCAAACAAAAAGGATTTGACTACCGCTACGTCTGATATTTCTACGTTGAAGAAAAAAGTAGATGGCATCCCTGCAACTATCACGAAGTTCGTGAGCATGTCGGAAGCAGCTTACGAAGCTTTGGAAGTAAAGGAAGCCGATACTTACTATATGCTTACGGAGGAATAGCCTATGATCAAGTTAGGAAATAAAGAAATCTCTGCTATCAGGTTAGGAAGTAATGTGATTTCGGCAGTGTATAAGGGAAGTGTTCTTATTTGGCAAGCTATCAGAAGCTGCTTTGGCAGTGGATGGTGGGTAAATGAGAAACCTTGGATTAATGATGAAACTTGGAAAAATTAATTAAGATATGGCTACAGAAAAAATAGATAAGGAAATAACTGACCTCAAGACCGATTGGGGAGGTTACTTGGGTAAATGGGTACAGAAGCTCATCAAGGACAACTTGATTTCCTTAAAAGATGGGAAGTTCGGTTACATTGACCAAGAGGTAGTACCAGAGGGAAATGACTCTCACATCTATTGGAGGTTCTTCTCAGATGAGGATAGTTATCGCCAGTGGTATAATGACAAGGAGACCTATGCTGATAACGTAAAACAGTCGTATGACTTTGTTACGGCAAAGGCTGAACTCCAGTATATTCTTAGAACTTCTATCACAAAGAGACCTAATGATGTTATCGTAAAGGGAACAGAGTGTATTGTGACCATCAATTACAATAGCTACTACGGAGAACCAAGCGAAAAGGATGATACAAGTGGAACTCTTGTGGTATCAGTAAATGGTGTTGATATTCCGGAATTGAAACAGACACTTGAAGCTTCTGGCACGGCAACTGGTAACAATTATGATGTTGACCTGACTAACTATCTTGTGTCAGAAACGAATACTGTAAAGATTACTGTGTCTAATACACATGGTCAAAGCAGAACTTTCTCTTTCAGTATCAGAACGGTATCTATCAACCTCTCTTTTGATGCCAGTTATGTAGAGACTTCTGTAAGGGATGGAAAGTGGGCTTTGCGTGTGAATTGTCAAGGTGCGAATGCCACTGTCTATTGTAAGGTAAGCAATGGTGATGGTAGTGAAACCATGACAAAGACCATCAACAACTCATCAGGCGAGTTTATCATCGACTCAAAAGGCACCTATACCGCTGGTAAGCATGAAATTGAAGTATGGGCTGTCAATTCAGAGTATGGTATTACAACAGAAAAGATAAGAACTTCCTATATCAAGAAGGGTAATATCTCTGCTATTGCCATAGGAAAAGATGCTCCTGTATCTGCTACTCAGTATTCAACAATCCAAGTACCTTATTATTTCTACCTTCCTGACAAGGAGATTGGTTCACAGGTTGCAATAGAAATTAAGGTATTGTATAATAACAATACGGAAGAGCTTGTTCTGACGGACCAGTTATGCACCATAGATGATAATCATACATCAGGAGAGACACCTTTAAAAGCTACTGTGCCATTGGATCTGAATGACTATGCTCCAAAGATTAGCGTAGTCATATCTATTGGTGAGGTGAGTGCAACCCACGATGTAATAATCAAGGGTGCAGGAGTTACCTTGCAACCAGTAAGCGAATGCAAGGTATATTACTCTATGAAGGGTAAGACAAACTCTGATAAGGGTATTGAGAACTTGGAGAGCTATTACGAAGGAGTAAGAACTTCCTATTTGGAGCGTTCTGCCAACTTTAAGCTGAATGCCTATAATGGCTTCCTGGATGGAAAGGGTATGACCATCGGAGCCGGAAAGTCTGTTACACTGAAAGACTGGCAACCTTTCGCAGAGAACTTCGGTGTGAGTGGAAGCAAGAAGGGAAGAACCATTGAGATTGAGTTTGAGACAGGTATCTGTTCTGATGAGAATGCAGTTATCGTAGATTGCATGGATGATACAACTGGTTTCCGCATATACGCCAACAGAATCGAGGTAAAATGTTCTACTGATAGTGTAATGACTTACTATCCTGAGACCAAGAGAATAAAATTCTCTTTATCTATTGATGGAACTACTACTCATACGTTCAACAATCTTGGTGGTGGTGATGCAACAGAAAAGGACGTAAACTTGGCTTATCTGTGTATCAATGGTGTATGTGTAAGAATGTTCGATTATTCTAACGCAAACTGGAAGCAGGGCACACCAAAGGATATAGTCATAGGTTCTGCTATGGCACAGGTCATCCTCTATTCTATAAGAGGATATGAGAAATCCATCAACCCTTATCAAGCCTTGGATAATTTTGCTTACGACACACCAGATGTTAATGATGTGTATGATAGCAACGGAATCTTTGACCACTATGGAAAGATTAACCTCGCCAAGCGCAACGATATTCTCAACAGTAGTGGTAATATCCATAACCCTGATGAGATTATATCCTATGAGAAGGTGAAAAAGGCGTTACCTCAATCTCCTATCATTGTATGGAATATCGATAACTTGCCTTACAACAAGAACAATGATGATGTTCCTATCAATGGTACGACCTTTGAAAATCCACTTTGGAATAAGGCTACTGACGGATGGGCACAAGCTCCTTTCACCGTAGGTGCACACATGTTTAATGCCGATGGTACCTCATCAAATGGCTACCCTCTGCCATACAAGAACTTTGCTGAGATATTTGAAACGGGCAATGGCGAGTCTGTAAATATTACCGTAGGATTGGTTGGTGAGACAGAGAACCATACACTTTACTCCATTACTATTGGTGTAGAGACTGGTGAGAAGGAAATGGTTCACAAGGTAAACTTTGCTTCATCCGAAGGTATCTTCAATATTCATGCCATGAATATGTATCAGCAGATACTTCTTGCTTGTGCTAAAGGTAATGATTCTCTCTATACTGCTTATCAGAAAGAACAGGCAGATTTAGGTAAGGATGTAACATACAGAAAGTCACTTAGTGGATTCCCTGAGATAGGATTCCGAAGAACCTCAACAAGTGGAAGTGCTGCGCCTACCTTCCTCAGCATATACAATTTCATCAACAACAAATATTCTGCGTCCTTCCTTGGCTTCCCTGCAAAGGACTATATGAAGGCTCAGATATGGGAGATAGATGAGAATGTCAACATGTTCAATCAGGAGGCTGGAGACTATAGCATTGTTGGTGATTCATTACAAAAAAGTGTGCTGACTGGTATTCCACTTTACTATGCGAGAGTACCAAAGAAGTCACCTGTCAATAAATCAAATAAACTGGGTGTAGCAAAGAAAACTACGGATAACATCGATGCTGCCAATCAGGAGCTTGCGGTAATCAAGCGTTTTCATAACTGGGTGGTTTCCACTAATGTACTCCTTGCTGAGAGATACAAGCGCGAGCATGGCGATTATGCAACACTTGAAACTCCAGTAGTCTATAATGGAACTACCTATAAGAAGGATAATCCTGCATACAGACGTGCGAAGTTTACGGCGGAAGCAAGTACATACCTGAAACGTGATAGTGCAATATTCTATTTCAACTTCTGCCAGTGGATTATCGGTATGGATTCCATGGATAAAAACATGAGTTTAGCATTTGATTCAATAACTTGGAATGAGGAATAATTATGGTAAAGACAGTAAAAGAAGCTAAGGCTGATATATTTCTGAGGGACACGGACAGCCAGTCTCTTTTTAATAACTCTGGTGTGTTATCATTCAAATACTACCATGAGTGGAATGACTGTTACAATCAGGTAACAGGTGAGACAGCACAGATTGCTGGCGAGGTCTATGATGAAACAACGAACTCATACAAACCTAATTGCCCAGAAGGTTTCAATCCGGTATTCAATGGCAGGCTGTCTGCCTTGTGGGATAACATTGTAAATTGTTTCCCTAACGAGGTAGAAGCGATGTATGCCAAGATGAGAGGAAACGGTCTTACATATCAAGACATGCTCACAAAGTATAAGGACTTTTGGAAGTATTGGTGTGAGAATCTGTATAATGCAGATGCCTTCGGCTATGCCAACACCAACAACTTTACAAAGGCTTATGGTGACAAGGTGCAAGTGATGGACTACTTCTACGGCAAGCGTCAGAGATACCTTGACAGTAAGTATCATTGTGGCTCGTCTGTTGGCAATAACCTTCGCTTGCGTTTATATGAAGTTGGTAGGGGCTTTGCCATTAAGCACTACCAAGCCATCTATTGTACCTTACAGTGGGGTGTAGGTAACTTTGATGATAATCGTAATATCAAACCAGGCACTTATTCATATATGCCATTCAAGTTCTCCAACCCACAGGATGCAACCTTTGATCTTGATGATGCAGACCTTATCACAGAGCTATCAACCTATGCCCAAGGTAGCAATGGAAATTACACCATCTATGGCTTGGAGGGTCTTGGTGACTTTAAGTTCGACCTCAATATGGGCTTGTTGAAAAGGCTCACAAAGTTCGTTATGAACTATACCGCATCCAAGCCAAACACAAGGGAGACAGGAACGAGTTTTGACCTCAGTAACATGGGTATGCTGAGACAGGTGATTGTCAGGAACGTGAAGAACCTAAAAAAGAGTATTATCTTATCCTCTGACCTCTTGGAGGAGATTGACTTTACCAATACTCCTATTACAGGTGTAACGACACCTCCTACTGATATGCTCACCAAGCTGGTATTGCCTGACACTATTACTGAGTTGCGTCTCAAGGGCTACTCCAATTTGTCGGCTAACGGAATGACGATAGGTTCTTATGCTAATATTAAGTATTTGGACTTTGAAGATTGCCCTAATTTGGATAGCTATGCAATTTGCAAGGCTTGTTTTGATGCTAATAGTCCTTTAGTAGAAGCAATCGTTAAGGGTGTAAACTGGTCAGTAGATAACATGAAGTTCCTGATGTGGCTTGCTGACAAGGGTGTAAAATTACAAGGAAAGATTACATGCACAACCAGCGTTACAATGGATCAAAAACGAAAGATGCTGAATGCTTGGGGAAAAATTGATAACGAGGGTAACAGTCTGTATATCTCTTATGAGAAGGTCGCTATTAAGAGTGTATCAATCATCGGAAAGAAAAATTTCGGTACAAAAGGAGATTACTCTTTAAAGCTAAGAACTTTACCGCTGACAGGTAATGACCTCACATCTGCAAAATGGAGTATAAGTGAGAATAGCTTCGCTACAATAGAGAAAGATACTGGTGTTATACATGTTAGCAAAGTCGGGTCTAAGGAGAATGATGATAAGGCTACGGTATATCTGGAAGTTGAGTTATCAGATGGAAGTACAGTTAGTGCAGAGAGTGATATATATTTTTACCCTTATCAAGCGCAGCTTGGAGATTACGTATTCTCTGACGGAACTTACGGTAGTGACCTGAGTTTTTCTGACGCTACCCCTATCGCTGTCATCTTCTATATCGAGCCAAAGCAACGCAAATGGGCGATTGCGGTAGCCTTAGAGGACTATGGTAGTAGAGTATGGGGACTCTATAACTCGACAAATGCTGATTATGGTATGAATGGTATTAAATTAGGCAGTAATTCTAACTATAACGTTTATAATCTGCTATTGCTGCAGGAGTACACAACACAGTTGCATGTGACCGATGTCAATATGCGTGACGAGAGTAACACACCCAATGACGGGTTCAAGGAATATAGTGCCCTTAATACGATAAGTGACATCGGATTTGAAGAAATCACGCAGAGTATGTATAATATCAATGTGGGTCATACTATCCTTGGTGAATATTTTGATCGTGTTGGATTGAAAGTGGGCGATATGGTTGCACGTGGTCAGCTCAACACCCTCAAGATTATTGCTCACAGAGACTACATCTTGCAGGATACTAACGTAAATCTGCCTGTTCCGAAGGCGACATCAGATAAGACTTTGGCACAAAGTCTTTCGGAATGTATCAAGAGCGTGCAAGACGAACATGGCAATGCGAAGAAGTATCAGCAGTATTACTACCCTGCTGCAAGTTATTGTAATGCCTATGTTCCTACGCTTGATAATGATACTGAAACGTTAGCAGAGCCGTTTACTGAGGGTCATTGGTTCCTGATGTCTTCCGGCGAGATGGCACGCTGCTCTTGGTATGCGATGAAGGGATACAATGTCGGTGTTGCGAATAATATCTTTGCGCAGGCGAAGGCAGATTTTCGCTTTTCTGAATTCTTGAGCACCTTGTACTGGCTGTCTTCAGAGTATTCTGAGGACAGATCTATTAATATGAAACCTGTTAGTGGGATATTCAACGGCTTCTACGGCCAAAAGTCCGGCTCTTATCTGTTGAGGGCGGCGGTCGCATTCAAGCTGTAGGCAGAATCCTTCCTGATTTGAATCAATAATATTAAAAAAGTTTTTGTATTAAATATCAATTAATCAAAATAGAAATTTATGGATAACGAGTTTATGCATGAGTCGCAGGACATCACCATAGGCTATGACTGCGGACGATTTGTAGTGAGTGTGAAGGTGGAAGCAGGAAGCAATGATATTGTGACTTTACCAATAGCTGTGTGGAACTATGGTGCCATTGTATCAGCCCTTATCAGACATAAGTACTCAGAGAATGAGGTTGAGGCAATAGTAAGTAACTGTATGATGCTTATGCAGAATCCTTCATGGGTAAGTGAAAAGGAATCCAATGAGAAGATGAATGAGTTCAATGAGTTTCAAGAGTATAGAGAGAAGTGCAAGGCAAGAGCCAAAGAACTTCTTTCCATTGGTGAGGAAATGGGGATAAAGGAAATATAGCCCTGTGTATAACAAATAATAATGTATGATGAGAAATATATTAAAAGTAAACAAGCGAGACTGGATTGGTCTTGCTTGTTGGTTGCTTATCAGTATATTGATAGGTCTTCTTGCTTTGCCAGTAATGGTAGGTAGAGAGATTTATCAGTACAAACACTATCATTTGGCAAAGTTCGAGTGGGAGGACATTGTGCGATACACCCTCGTCATCATCCTGGGAAGCATCATCAACTATTTCATCTTTGCTTATATCTTGAAGATGAATCATATTGTCGTGCTCTGTTGATTGCGGCAGAACTCGTTTCCATTTATTTCCTTTTATTTCTTAGGAAATAATTGGAAACGAAAAAATTTGGTCGTTTCAAGAAAAAACATATAAAACAATCCCTGCTATTCTCACGAATGGCAGGGATCCATACTTTTAATTTTAGATTATGACTCTCTATTTGAAACTTCGAGTCACATTATAGCACTGCAAAGGTAAGCAAAGTTTGCGAAATGTGCAAACTTTCTACCATATATCTTTAATATTCTATCATGCCGCCGCTAATCGAACCCGTGTATGTGATGTTGATGTCGCGTGCGTAGTCTCCGTTTTTCTCCTTCATTTCGTCGATATGCAACTCTATGGTGTATATTTTATTGCCGTATTTGTCGTTTTTGTGCAAGTAGGTGAATTTTATCCATGCTCCTTTCACTGGGAGAGTATCTGCTGTACCTAAATATGCTTTTGTCACCTCGTACCCATTTTCAAAGCCGTAGAGCGTACCCCAAAGTTGGTCTAACTGGTATGTGCCGTCCCACTTATCCAAACCTGGGTCGTTTGCTATATACATTCCAATCTCCCATCTGTCGGTGGCATCTCTTCCACTGCGAGCCTCGCTATGCAGCGAGAATTTACTGACATATTGGTATTGATAGTAGTCAAACCCTGATACCTTGAATTTTCTCAAGGCATCGCAAAACTTGCTTTCTTTTGCGACATACTCTTCTTTTGGAGTATTATTCTCCCCACCTTCATCGTCGCTGCTGCTACAACTCGCTACACTCGCGCCCATGGCAAGCATCATGGCTAACATGAGCAAAAAACTGAAAATTTTCTTCATAATAAATCTGTTATTTTAGTTAGTAATTATTTTTTATGTCCGATGTTTCACGCACGTTTTTGTACCTTTACACTATGAGCAACGTCAGTGAACTTTCAGTAGACTTTCAGTAGACTTTCAGTAGACTTGCTCTGAGTGTATTAACGCCCCTTTTTAGGGACAATGTTTCACGGAAAAATTCATTGCGTATGGCAAAGATTGTTCCAAGCCACTTGGTTAGTTCCATTAGTGGCAAACTGTGCAAGAAGGACACCACTTACATTGGTGTCAACAAGCGCACGGGTAAGATGTATTCGGCTGGCTATCACGGATGCGTGCAGCCGAACAGTGAGAAACAGCAGACGGTGAAATCTTCGTTTACGAAGAAATCGCAGTTTGCCTCCTCTTGGTGGAAGCAGAACCGCCCGTCGGCAACGTCGGCGAAGGGCACGGAGGCTTACCTCGCCGTGATGAAGGCCTACAAGGCGCAGCACAAAATCGGCAACCCCTACAGCTTCATGCGCTCCCTCGTCACCGATGACCTCAAGGTCATCCTTGCCGGCAACGACCTCACGGGCGGTGTGAAGCCTGGTGGCTCCACCACTGAGGGCGGCGGTCAGAAGCCTGGCGGCGAGCTGGAGTCGTAAAGGTCGCTAAGCGTAAAACCTTAACATTTTCCACGGTAGGCACACGGCTTGCCGTGGGATTTTTTATTCTTCGGGCAGGAGCATCACACCGACACGAACCTTTGCACCACAATGAGGACAGAAGGCGGTGGTGTTGATAGTAGGCTGTGCATCGCTCGAATCGCCTATTGGATAGAACAAATCAGTGATGTCGCAATCCAGTTTCTCGCAAAGGTCCTCCAAACGTTTTATTGTAGGGTTGCCTTTGATGTAATTCTGAATGATGTTCTGCGTCTTTAGGTCGAACTTCTGACAGAAAGACGTAATGGTGTAACCGCGCTTTTTTATGGCGCGACGAATGTCAATTTTCGTTCTCATGTTTATATTTGTATTGTTTTGGCTGCAAAGTTAATACATATATTTGTATTTTGCAAGTTTTTCTGAAAAATAATTATTATATACGTTTATTTCTGTTCAAAAGAGTATAGTTTTATCTGTTTGCAGCGTTTTCTTTTGTATTTTTTTTTGTAAAAAAAGAGAGGTATATAATCTATTCTGTTGTATCTGAATTATTCTTTCGCCCCTATAAATAGTTAATAATCAAAGGCTTAACTGAAAAGCCAACCTGTAAAAGCCATCCCGAAAGGAACACCTAAATAATTGATAATTAGAGCAATCGCATCCAGCAAACTTTCCTTGCAACTTCGATTCACAAGCGAGAGCGCCGCCGCACTGAGGAGCCTTGCGTGCCCCCGCCCGCGTGTCCGGCTGTGAATATGCGGGCGGACACCAGGGAGGACACCCCCAGCCACCGAGGACCACTCCACCGATGGCAGCCACCACGAGAACCACCAGGGAGGACACCACCAGCCACCGAGGACCACTCCACCGATGGCAGCCACCACGAGGACCAACAGGGAGGACACCACCAGCCACCGAGGACCACTCCA